TCACTTGTAATCATCTGTTTTCTCCTCTTTTTCAACAATATCCTCAATACATTTGTATAAATATGGTGGTAAATATGTTTTGAGGATTTTCTTATTATCTAATCCTGTTGTTTTATAATAGGCTTCTGCAATACCTCCCGATATGCAACACATAGTATCCATATCGCAATGTAAACTTAGACAATTTCTCATACAGCTCTCATAATCATGACTTTCAATAAAACATTGGATTGCTACTGGTACAGTTAATTCACATCTGTCACTCCAAACATATGATTTTTGAAGTTCCTCCATTGTTTGTGTACCATCATATAATTTACCTTTGTAGGTCAGTTGACAAATATTTAGAATATCATTTTTACTATATCCTGAATTTGCCATTGCAATAGCAGATGCAGTCATACAAGCCCCCGTAATACCACCTTCTGTATTATGTGTGCATATTGCAGAACTTTTGGACAATGCTATAACAGAATTAATGTCGTGTACTATATCCCCTATATATGCAACTCTCATAGCTGAACCATTTCCAGTTGATTTATAATCAGTGATTTTATTGTTCAACCATTTAAAGAACATATCACCATATCCCACATCAGGAAATTTTCTACCAAATTCTTTATAAGCTTTTCCAAAATTACCTTTATAATGGTCAATTGCATATTTAGTCGCAATAGCCAATACAGTATCATCGGTAAATTCATTCAAGTAACCATTGAAAAGTGGACAATGTTCCCAATCTAATGTTTCTGGTCTTTGGTCTGGAAATTCAAATCGACTTCCAATAATATCTCCAATAATTGCTCCTATTAGTGCCATTAAATTTCACCTCTTACTACTCTTTCATTTACACTTGCCATAAATTCATTGATATGTTTATAATCAGGATTGTCTGGTAAATCCGTATTTTGTTTTGCATATTCGAATCGTTTCTGAAGATTTTCTACAATGGAAAAGAACTCTTCGGTAGGCTGACGGTTGACATCAAGATATTTACCATTTCTGATTTCCATTAAAAAGTCATGGTCGTTTTCTCTATAAGTAATAATTTCTTTCTTCTCAAGAATATCTATCACCATAAGATAAAGCCTGATTAAATGCATCATGTGTTTTGCCAATTTACCATGCTCAATAGCATTTTTATTTCGTTTTCCTATTTTGGCATAGTCTTTTACAATGTTATTCATTTCGCTCCACATTGATTTATAATCTCTAAGTGGATAATTAGAAAGTGTTACATCCATATAAATCTCAGTATCCATTTCTTCTTGATGAGATTTATCAATATAAAGCTTTATTGAATCTTCATCAAATGGAAAATACTTATTTTTAAAGTCATATGAAGCATTTCGAATACTGTTAAGGATATGCTTCTCTCTCTCTCAGACTGTCCTACAAGTCTTGCTGCTTTGTTGTCTAATCTTCGTAACTGACTATATGCATAACCACCAAATGATTGAATTGCTCTTTTGGACAGGAACAAATCTTTATTATCCAAAAGTTCCTGACCAATTGGAGAAACATATAAATAATGTTCGGGTTTAAGTCCAAGTAATTCAATTGTATTTGGGTTGCAATTACTCAATAAATGAATGAGTTTATTGAGTGAATAAATAGTTGTATCTGTAGCTTCGTTGCAACACTGTTCAAAATTCACATTTGTTAAAATTTCAATTTTGCTATTTATTGCACAACCACGAACATCTAAGTCGGATGTTTCAATATTTGTACCATAGGCATGAGAACCGCCTAATCCTAACAGAATAATATTATTTCCTAAATGTGGGTCTGTTCTAAGAAAATCATATTCTTCTGATTTCAATTTTTCTTTAATCTGTTCAATATTCATATTTAACCCTCTCTAGTATATAACCTTAATAGTTTGCTGTTTTACTCTAACATAGCTGCCAGACTATCAATCTGAAGTTCTGTCTGCTTATCGTCAGATAATAAAGCTGTAAGCTGCTTTTCTAACATATCCAATTTTTTCTTTTCAGATTTATAGCTTTTAACTTCAAGATAAGCTTTTACGTCTGCAATCCAATCATCTAAAGAGCTTCCAGAAATCTCTAATGTAGCAGTAGAAATTCCTAAATCCTTTGCGGATAACGCAATACTATTCAGTTTAATCAATAACATTTCATCGGAATCTACGTGCAAATTATAAGTAACTTTATCCAATACCAATAAACAGTTAGTTATTGGATTGAATCTTGTTGGTTTAGATGCAAGCTCTTTTCTTTTGTTCTCGATAGTTTTCTTCAGTTCCATAATTCTTTCATCATTTTTCTGTGCCATAATAATACCTCTTTTCTAAATATCCATTTTTTAAATAATGCTCTCCATATACAGGATGCACATATTTATAACACTCTTCGATAGTATCAAAATATTTTTTAACTGTTTTTTCTCTTGTCTTTGTTACTGTTTCATTTGAACACCATTTTTTCTCCTCATAAGATTCATAAGCGGTTTCACGAATGTACCATTTCTTATTTTCTCTTGAATATAAGATTTCTTTACTATTAAGTAATCCATCTTTTTCTATTCCTACTTTAAAAGAATAGTTATAATTTCTTTCAAAAGATTTAACTATTGTCGCATCTGCCATAGCAATAAATTTGTCATATGGTAAATCAATAAGCTTATCTGCTTCAAAATCTTCTTGACAATATTCAGCATTGCTATATAACAGATTAACCATATCTGGATAATCTGGTCTTTTTTCAAGAACCATATGGGTGAACTTTCTTGTGATTGCTTTCATATGTGTTACTCTATTTTCTCTATACCAACTATATTCAGCATTAGGATTTCCAAGAAGAATAAAGAAAAATTCATTCTTTTCTTCTTGAATACTTCTATAGTAAGTAAGGTTTTTATTATAATAACTACTTCGACATTTACTAATTAACCATGTATCATCAAGTGGATATTCATATCCTTCTTTTCTGTTGTTACTATAATAGTAACTATGACTTTCATGATAATAATAATTTGACTGATTTTTCCAAGGTTTTGATTTCCCCATATATACATATTGATTACCATTCAAATCTTCATATGTAGCACCAATTATCAAATCCCTTGCTTTAATAAATGTATTGTTATGAATGACTTTGTTCTTTTCCTGAATTTCTTTATAGTCCGAAGATTCTACAGGTACAAGAACTAATTCTTTGCCATCCCAACCATAAACAAATTCACCTTCAAGTCCTTTACCTTTTATACAGTTGCAATTTTCTAAAATCCACAACAAATTTGGAATTGTAATTTCAAACTCAAATCCTCTAGGGTCATATACTCTGGTGTATGTCTGTCTAGGATTCCAACCATATCTATCTCCACCAACCTTCTTATTTAATACAAATCCTTCCATTGGCTCATTATCATAGATTTCATTTGGAATATTTTCATCTCTCCAGCCTTGCCATGAGGTTTCTTTTCGTAATTTACCTTTTTCATCAAAGTAAATTACATATGCCAACTTTCCTGTATAGGTATCTTTGCGTTCCTGAAATCCTACATTAATTTTAGTTGGTATAAAAATATTTGTGTTCATTACTTCTCACTTCCTTTCGGAGTATTTTTAATCAAAATTGCTTTCCATGTTTTACAATTACAAGAAGATGATTCAATAGAATATTCATGTTTCAAATAATCATTTAATGTATCTTCAAACGTAAGTCTGTTCTCTTCTTCAATTGTTACAACTGGTTTTGTGTATTTCATTATTTATCCTTTCTTTTGCTATATTGAAATAGTTTTCATCTAATTCCATACCTATAAAATTTCTATTAAGATGTTTACAGGCAATACCTGTAGTTCCGCTTCCCATGAATGGGTCTAAAATTAGGTGTTGTTCTTGCGAACTATTTCTTATTATTTTTTCAGTAATATCCAACGGTTTTATTGTTGGATGTCCATAAAGTTTTTTATCTTTGTGGTTTATTGGAGCAATATAATATGTTTTTGCATCTTCATAAGATTGAGGAAAACATTTTCCTTTACCTTTTCTGAAGTATAATAGATATTCTGTATCACTCAAATATTTATTGGAATATGTTGGTAATGCATTTGTTTTATGCCAACATATAATATCAAATTTACATTTATGCTTTCCTACATAAAATTTCAGATAGTCGTAAATTTGCATTTTATTACACCAAAAATATATATTAATTTCTTTCATCACTCTAATAAATTCCTGACCAAATAGTTCAATATCATATCCTTGAGTAATATCTACAGTCTTTAAATCTTGGAGTGATTTATTGAGCTTCTTAATAGTATTAACAGTTCCACCACCATTGGTTGTTGATATTAAATAAGGTGGGTCAGTAGCAATCATATCAATGCTTGAATCAGGTATTTTCTTTAATAATTCTAAGCAATTACCATTAAGCAGCTTGCAAAATGTCCTCTCTCTCTCTCTCTCTCTCTCTCTCTCTGATGTTGTACTATATTGTTGTTTGACATATCATATTCTCCTTTCGGTGTATAACCTTAATTACTATAATATTTTTTAATTTCTTTCTCAAAATAAGAAAGAAATTCATCCCAGAATCCTTTTGTCCAGATATATTCTTTTATCTGTCTACTCATCAGGCACTTTTTCATATCTGATTTAACATCAAACGATTTGTCTTTTTTCTTACACTTCTTTTCAAGCACAGCAGTTAAAAAGGAAGTTGTAATCTTATGGATAATAAGTAAATCAGATTTATCAACCTGAGTTGAAATAGCTCTGTATCGTTCAATTTCTTCTGAAGGTATTTCTACATTTTTTGCCTTTGGAAGATTTTTGACACTAAATGGACTTATGTTCGCTCCACTGGTTTTTGCCTTTAAAAGAATAGCAATTGTATCAATATCCTTTGCTTTAAATCTAAATTCGACTTCTACATCAGATTCTCTATATTCGATATATTCAATCTGCTGCTCATCTAACACTTTCTTGATGTTTCTACCTCTACCAATAGAAGGAATATAAGCTGTCAACCAGACTACTTTGGAATTGCCATTCATATGACCGTATGTATAAATCTTATTTTCATTCTGGCAAGCAATGTAAATATCATCATATCCCTCCATGATTTCTCCCCTTTTATTTCTAGGAATATCATGTGTGTTTTGGTCTAATTCAGGAAGGATTCTGTATGTACCTTTATATTTCATTAAATAATGATTTGCCATTATACTCTCCTTCTAATACTGTCCATTTCCTTTATTTTATCTGATAAAGTAACTGCTACTACATGAGTACCCATATAAGCATCAAGAGCTTCACCGATTAAATCATAACCTTCGTCAATAAGAATATGGTTTTCACGGATTCTTCCTTTGGCTTTATAATCATCTACTGTCATAGGTGTAGGAATAACTACTCCAAGCTCATTTGCCAAATCCATCAAATACATAATTGAGGTTCTGTGTTGTGTAATAATCGGATACTGTGTTACTGCACTGGTATAGACCAACTGTGTGCTTTTCCCTGTTCCTCTGTCTTTAATGACAAGAACAGATGATTTGTTCTCTGTGTTCATAAAATGATACCTCCTTATTCTTCAAACTTTATTGTTATAGGTTTATTTTTTGGTTCTGGCATAATATATAACATATCTACATCTGGTAAAGGTTCTGATATTTCTTTTGTTTTAGGGTTATATCTTATATTATGTATTTTATTGTCGTAAAAACATATAATAAGCAGTTCGCTATTTTGATATTCTAATGGAAATTCTTTGAAGCAATTACTTATTAAATTTATTGATTCTTCTTTGGATTTCACAAATATACCTCCTATCCAAAAATCATTTCGGGAGGGTAAAATATTGGATAATGATTCAATAAATCCATATAATATCCTTCTAATCCAGTTTCTTCCTCGTCAGGATAAAAACAATATAATCCCAAACGTATTCCGTTTATATGAAAATGAAAATCTTTTTCAGAAAATTCATTAAGAAAAATTCTTCTTTTCAATTCTTTTCTTATTTCAGGAAGTTTGTTTATAATCAATCCTTTATTTTTACTACATTCACATTGTTTGGCTACAAAACATAAGTGCATTGTGTCCATTTCTCTGATTTTTCGAACAGTTCCATTTATATCTTTCCAAACACTATTATCATATTGAGCCATTCCTTTTCCTTCCTTCATAAAAATAACCATCCAACATATGTCTAAATCCTAATGGACTATCAACAATACGTTTTGAATATTGAAAATGCTTTAAGAAATCAATAACTGTTCTAGCATCTGCACCGCTTAAAGGAATGAATTTTACATATTCAGGTCTACCAGCGATACACACAACCGCCCACGAATGTTCTTTATTTGTAAAACCAACATCTACTGCCACATCGGTAATCTCATTGAACATTTTTTGCATCTCTCTATTGTTTTCAAGAGACTCCTCACATAAGCAGCTTGCTCTGTTGTAACAAACCTGTGCCTGATTTAATTTCTGAATCTCTTCCTTTAATACTTCTTTTCTTAACCACTGTTTAATCTTTTCTTTTAACCACCTCATTTGTGTTCACCTCTTTTCTTTTTAAGGGTTAATTCTTATAATCCCTTTACCTGTTTTTTCAGCATATTTCACACAATTAGCAGTTCCGCTTTTAGAACCATCCCATACAACAATAACTTTGTCAGCTAAATCAACCATATATTCATTTCTTTTTTGCATTAACCAAGGTTTGTACTCTTCATCGGAAACCAACTTCACAATATCTGCCTTTTCAAGAATGTTATTATATTGGTCAACACTTTCTTTTATCCATTTACAAGAATGATTTTTGCATGGAATTGCACAATGCAACTTAATATCATATCCGTCAGATTTCAGTTCTAACACAGCTAATGCAAATACTGTATCAACTCCAAGTGCCATACCTGTGATTGCTTCTGTACAATCATTCTCCACAAGAATAGTCTTAAATTGTTCTTTAAGCTTCTGCCATCGTATATCTGACAGATTATATCCATATAGTTTATTTGGTCTATGACCAGTTACACATATCTTCATTTATTTCACCTCACTCATCATATTTGTATTTGAACTCGTTTTTATCTTTAGAAGTTTTAAATTCCTTACATAGAGCCAATGTCATAATATTTTGACAACTAGAGTTTGGACATCTAACTGTGCATTGACTAGGGCTTGGATTAGGACATCTTGGAATACAAGCTTCAGACTTTTTAAAAATAAATACTGTACCACATTTATTACAAACACAGCCATATTCTTTTTCTGGTTTTGATTTCTTGATATGGTCATTATGTATTGCTAATATTTTCATATGTTTACCCTCACATCTTCTGGAACATTTTCATATACTCTATCAATAATTTCATATACCTCATCCACATCGAAAGTTTCTATATTGGGATATTCTCTTCCATTACAAATTCCACCATGATACCGATTGGCATTTTGATTCAATCGTTTTATTAATTCATTCCTAAATTCTAATGCTGTCATTTTTATTTTATCCTTTACAAGTTATTTCTGGATAATAGTCAATACATGTATCTGGATGAAGATATAAAGATGTATCGTGATTAATAATTTTATATCCTTCATCATTACCGAAACAATGATATAAGTATTCACAAGTTTCACAACAACTATAATAAATATCCATGTTTTCACCTCATAAAATCTGGATTTTATGTGCAAATAGGCACAACATATAGAATATATTGTTTGATGTAATACTATATATTGTGCCTAAATTATCAGTAACTTTTTGTTTTACTTATTTGTACTTCCAAATCCACCATTTCGAACTGCTGTAGCTTCATCATCTACTGTAATTCCATATTCTGAGAAGATTCCCTGACAAAAAGCTGTTCCTTCTTTTAATTCAATTGGTTTAGATAATACAGGGTCACTATTGACAAGTTTCATAAACATATGTCCTTCATTATCTGAATAATAATAATCAGAATCAATAATGCCGACTGTATTAGCCAGACGAACTCCAAACTTAAATCCATGACCGCTGCGAGGATAAGCCTTTAATACCCATCCATCATCCATTTTGCAACGAATACCTGTAGGAACTTTGATAGTATCATTTGGAAATAATGTTACACTATAAGGCATAAAGAAATCATATCCAGCACTACCACTTGTAGCTCTCTTAGGAAGAGCAATATCGTCATATACTCTTCTGATATAATTTTCATCCCAATCAGGATAAATGTCCTCAATGGCTTTCATAAATTCCTCAAAAGATACCTTTTCAAATTTCGCAATTTTCTTCATTCTTATTTTTCCTTTCCATATATTCACAAGGAATACATTGACCATAATAATATTTTTTGTTTTTGATTTTGCATATTACCATGACTCTTGCTTTGTTAGAATCATCTATAGTTCCATGCTTACATTTCTCACATTCATCTGTGTTAATCATCTTTCCCATATTGTTTCACCCATATATTATTTTCTTTCTTCCAAACATTTTGATTACTACTTCCTCTGAAATTTAGCGTTATATCTCTTTTGTCAATTTCAAATTGACCATCTACTAAATGTGTACACAGATTAAGTAATGCAGACATCTCAGGATTAGATTGAATTTCTTTGAGCGTGAACCCTGAATAACACCAAATATTATTGTTTGGTATATGGATTTTTGAAAGGATGGGTATTAATTCTTTTGCAGAATACATTGGGTCACCACCAGATAACACCAATGCACTCAGGAAAGGTCTTTTATCAATTTCGGAATTTATATGTTCAATTACTTTATCAGTAATTTCTATTCCATATTTGAAATCATGCGTTTGAGGTGAGTGGCAACCTTCACAATTATGAAGGCAACCACTGATAAACAATACACATGAAACCCCTTCTGCATCTGCAAAAGATTCCCAGTCAAAACCAGCAAGTCTTACCATTCAACAATATCCTTTGAATCCTGATAAGCACTATGTTTCACACGCTCTTGAACTTCTGCCTGTTTTCCATCATTGAAATTGTGCCAATCTGTTGTTAAATATCCTGTAACTCTTCTAAGTTGTTGAATATGTCTACTATGACACATCGGGCAGCAGTCATTGAACTCACCCTGATAACCACAATCAAGACAACTATCAATCGGGAAATTAAATGCTAAGTACGGAATATCCAACACCTTGAAAGCATAATCAATAATATCTTCAACCGCTTTAAGATTCTTTACGAATGTACTGTCAAGCTCAATATAAGTAATACACCCTCCTGTTGGATATTTACAAAATGGAGCTTCAACACGTAACTTATCGTAAATAGAAATCTTCTGATATACTGGAACATGATGTGAATTTGTAATGAAGTCATGAGAAGTTACATTTTCAATCACACCATACTGTTCTCTCAGTGCTTTCAATGCAGTTCTGCACAAGCCTTCTGCTGGAGTGGCATAACAGGAAAAATTCAAATCATTTCTTTCTGAAGCTTCTGCTGCGAACTCATTAATACGTTTGACAACAGACAATGCAAATTCATGTACTTTTTTATCCTCTGCATGATTCTTACCAAACAATGCAACACACATTTCAGCTACACCAATATATCCAATGGCAAGTGTATTATGCTTCAAAGCGTTGTAAACACTTTCTTTACATTCATGTGCGTCTTGAATAGTATTATTCTGATACATAAATGGTGCTGCTTTTGGTGATTGCTCAATCATAATTTCAAATCTTTCAAGCAATCCTTTTTCAGTAAGTTTTAATGTTTCTTCAAATGCATCCCAAAATCCTTCAAGGTCTGGTTCTGTACGTTTGCCAAGGCAAATTCCAAATTCAATTCCAAGCTTCGGAAGAATAATAGTATTCGGTACATTATTACCTCTTCCCTGTCGAATATAACCAAGTCCATGCCTGTCATATCCTACGAGTGTCCTACAACCCATTGTACTAAAATATGTATCTGGATTTTCTACATCTTCATGAGCTTGTGACCAATCACAATTACACCAATTTGGATAAATCCTTTTACTCATAGACTTTAAAGCAAGCTGTTTTAAATCATAATTTGTGTCATTCTTATCCGCATTGCATCCAACTTTATACTGAAAAATAGAAATCGGGAAAATACTTGTTAAATGAAACTTCCCAATACCATCAATACTTGCTTCTAATAAAAATTTGGTAACTAATCTTCCTTCGGTAGAAGTATCTCTACCAAGATTAATACTTGTAAAAGGAACTTGCGAACCTTGTCTGGATTCCAATGTGTTTAAATTGTGATATAATGCCTGACAAGACTGTTTCATTTCAAGAACCAAATCAAAATACGATGCATTGTAAAGTTTTTTATCAAGATTGTCTTTGTTATCAAGGTAAATATCTTTTTCTTTAATACCAACCATTTCAAAATATTTATCTTTATTTTCTTCAACCCAATTTTCAATTTCTTCTGTTTCCATTGCACTAAAATCAATTGCTGCAATATCATCAGATTGTTTTGCAATATTAATTACAAAAGCTTTTACAAAGCTCATTGCTACAAAAGGAGCTAAGTCAATATCTGTATGAATACTACCCACTCCTCCAAACTGGACTTGACTTTGACATTGAAATGCAACTGCATATAATTGACAAGCTGTACTAAAGGATTTTGGTGGTCTTACATCGCCATTTCTTGTTTTAAATCCATGCTTAAAAATATATTGGAAATACAAATTCAAGCAATTATGCACTCCATAAATAGCTTTCTCAAGGTCGTGCTGATATATCAACATAATCTTATGAGCTTTTGCTACTTCTTCAGAAAGTCCTTCATATTCAAGTGCAATAGTTTTTCCAATATCAGCAGATGCTTCTTTCTCTCTTCCAGAAAAACTCTCTTCGTCAACATTTGCATTTGAATGTTCATTGATTTGAGATTTAGCTCTTATCATTACCTTTTGAACTAATTTGTTTTTTCTGTCACGAACCACTGTTCGCTTATCCCTATAGAGAATATAATCTTTTGCAACTTCTGGTCTGGAACTTTTCATTAATTTGGTTTCTACAATGTCTTGAATCTCTTCGACAGTCATTTTATCTTTTGATGATTCAGAAATTTCTTTTGCAATTTGTTTTGCAATATCTTCTTTTTCAGGAATTGCATTGCCATCTTTTTTCTCTCTTTCATTAAAAGCCTTCATAACTGCTACATAGATTTTTTCGGAATTGAAAGGATTTTCTCTTCCGTCACGTTTGATTACTGCTCTAACCATACATTTGTTATCCTCACTTTCTGGCTTTTCATTTTGTGTATAACCTTAATAGTTATATATAAAAAATAATTTCGCCCACTATTATTATACGAGAATTACCTTGATTTTAGGAACTATTCACCCAACATTTCTTTTAAATTTTTTTCAGTAATAATAGGTATATTTAATTCTTTTGCCTTTTTGTTCTTACTAGATGTTGAGTTAATATCATTATTGACAAGATAATTTGTTTTCTTTGATACCGACCCAGCTACCTTTCCACCAAGAGCTTCTATCTTTTCTTTTGCTTCATCTCTGTTTGCAAAATATTCTAAGCTACCAGTTATTACAAACGTCTTTCCTGATAAATCAATATCGGTATTTTGTTTGATTACTGGCTTTTCAAATGTAAACTCAGATGCTAATGCTTTAATCATGGCTTCATTATTTACATAAAAACTTGACATAGAAATATGTGATGATAGACCAAAATCATCTAATTCTGTCCATGCAAAAGTTCTATCAAACCATGCTGCCATAAATGCTTCATAATCATAATTAAAATATTTGGCGATTGCTTTACTTGCAGATTTGCCAATTAACGGAATACATAAGGCATAAATAAATCTTTCAAGAGATGTATTTCGACTTGCTTCTATTGCCGATAACATTTTTTCAATAGATTTTTTGCCGAAACCATCTAAGGATTCCATTTCTGTTTTATGGTCAATCAAATGATAAATGTCTTTAATGCTAGTCAACCATCCAAGGTCAATAAATTTTTGAATTGTAGCTTCTGACATACCATCAATATTTAAAGCATTTCTACTAACTGCATGAGATAATTTACCAAGCAGTTTTCCTCTACAATCTGCATTTTCACACATTAAAACTTCTGAATCATTTTCTTTCATAAGAATAGTGCCACCACCACAAATAGGGCATTTCTTAGGAATAACAACCTTTGCTTTTCCATGTTTTGTCAGATTTTCTTTTACTTGTGGAATTATCTGATTGGCTTTATATACAGTAATTGTATCTCCAATGTTTAATTGCAATTCTTTCATAATAGATACATTATGAAGAGAAGCACGTTCTACTGTAGTTCCTTCAAGTTCTACAGGCTCAAATACCGCTGTAGGGGTAAGTACACCAGTCTTTCCCATTGTCCAATCAATAGCTTTTAATTTAGTTTCTACTTCTTCATCATAAAACTTAAAAGCCATTTGGCTACGCAAATGATGTCCTGTTGCTCCCAATGAATCACCATACGCAATATCTTTATATCCTAATACCATTCCATCAATCGGATAGCCCAATTCTTCTGCTGATTGTTTTAATAATTCAATGTCATTTTCAATACCAAATATAGGGTCTGAATATACTGGAACAAATGTTTTTAAAACAACCTCAAATCCAAGTTTCTGCATTTCCATAAGACGATTGTAGAAATCATTTTCGGTTGAACCTTTTACAAATTTCCATGCAATGAATTTTAAATTTCTCTGAGCTGCAATTGAACTGTCAAGCTGTCTAACAGAACCAGCAGCTAAATTTCTTGGATTTTTATATTTTTCTCCTTCAGGAAGTGATTCATTAATTTCATTGAAATCTTTATATGTAATAATAGCTTCTCCATCAATAATTACTTCCTGTTTGGTGCTAATTTTCAAAGGAACATTTTTAAATGTCTTAACATTATGTAAAACATCTTCTCCAATTTCACCATTTCCCCTAGTTTCTGCTGATACCAATTCGCCATTCAAATATCTAAGAGAAATAGTAAGTCCATCCATTTTACACATTAAAACCATATCTTTACCATTTTGGAACTTGACTAAATCACTCACAGCCTTCGTCTTATCTAATGATAACATTGGATGGTTATGTTCTACTTTTCTTAATTCGCTCTTTACTTCGTATCCTACAGTTTGAGTAGGTGAATTAGAAAGTATAGTTCCTGTTTCTTCTTCTAGTCTTTGTAATTCATCAAACAAACAATCATATTCGTAGTCTGACACAAGTGATTCTGACTGATTATAATAAGCATCTCTATACTTATTAAGCATTTCAATCAACACTTTAATTCTTTCATTTTTTTCAATCAAATTCATACTTAATCCTCCTGATAGCAGAAATATGTATTTTCAAAATAATCATACACACCATTTCCCTGTTTAAATTCAGCCTGAAAGATAACGTAGGAAGGCATTTGACTTCCATTGGTTAAAAGATATTTAGCTGCTTCTACAGATTCTTCGCATGGTTCTTTATCATAATTACCATCCCAAGTGCAAGCATATTGACCACTTTGAAATACTACATCTGCAATTGTGTTAGGGAATCTGTTATCTGCTACTCTATTAAGAACAACAGAACCTACTCCTATTTTAAGTTCCCATGAATTACCACCAGCTTTTCCTTCAATTAAATGTGACAAAATATATAATTCTTCTTCATCATAAGATGGAGCTGGTGTTTCACAAATCGGTTCAGATTCAATTACTTCAGTTTCTTCTGAAGTAGTTTCTACAGGCGATTTCACTATTTTTTCACTATTTTGTAAAGACAATTGTGCATTAACTGTTGTTTTAACAGTTTCAATAACAATTGGTTCAACCGCTGTTTCAACCACTTTTGATTTATTCATTTCAGAAGTCTGCATTGCCGAAACAGATAGATAACAACCACAACCAATTCCAATACCCATAAGAGCAAAAATAAAATACTTTTTCATACATACCTCGCTTTCTTTATAAAATTATTTTTCTTATAATAAAAGGCATACTGTTGAAGGATTCCAGCTTTATCACTAATCATCCATTCAGGCATAATCCCTTTATATACATTGTCAATTATTTGTTGCATATGTGTGTCAATAGGACAAGCTTCTAATTGATGCAAAGCAAATAAGCATACACAGTTCACAATCTTGTTTCCAACACCTGTAATCTGTGTAAAAATGGTTTTTGCATAAGGATATACAAACAAATATGTAATATCGTTTTTATATGCATATTTCTTATCATTTGTAAGACTCATATTTTTTACAAACCATTTAGCAGCTTCAGACACATAAACATCTCTATATCCCAATCCACAATCTCTCAGCTCCTCTATTGATACGGTGCTAAGTCTTTCTGCTGTAGGAAAAGCATATTCATTTATAGGTTTATCAGTAAAACCTTCGCCAGAAATCGGATTCCCATATCTATAACATAAAGTTTCAACACATTTTTTAATGTTAGGAATACTTTTTCTTTGTGAGATAATAAAGGTTATAAGCATTTCCCATAAATCCTGTTTCAAAATTCGGATACCACTACCATATTGAATTGCAGCAGACAAAAATTCATCTGATTTTGCATCCTCTTTTATTTTTGAATAATCAGTATCTATATCAAAATACTCTTTCCAAATCTCCTCATACTCTTCTTTATCACACGAAAAAATGACAGTGCTTAGATGTTGTGATACTTCAACATATCGCCCAAAAGCTACTATTGAGTATGCTCCTTGACCAATATAATTCATTCTAAAACACTGTCCTGATTCTGCGATTTGACCTAAATCCATATCTTTTACTTCGATAGAATACATAATAATCACCTCCTTATTTTAATGTATAACCTTAATAGTATGGTAAGAAAACAAACACTTTTCGTGTTTTGCCTATATCTTACCATACTATTATATAGATGTCAAGTAGTTTTATGTAGTTTTAAATCCAAGGTAATTCTTCTGTATCTTCCTCTGTACCGTCTATCTCTGGTTTTTTCTTTTCACTTTTTTCTAATGCCATATATTCTTCTTCTGGCATTGTAAGCAACAACTCTTGCATATGAGTATGTCTCGTTAAATTTGCTTTCTTTTTGACCGCCTGATTGATGCTGTTTAAAGCTCCTAAATGATAACAACCTTCTTTCATTCGTGTTAATCCCACATAGAGCAAATTACTATTTAGCATATAAATATGGCTCTGAGGTGTACATAAAATCACGATTTTAATGGACGAACCCTGACTCTTATGGATTGTAATTGAGTATCCCAGACTTATCATCTGCATATCTGCACGATAATATTTTACGAATACACCATCAAATTCAATGATACAGTAGGATTTATAAATTTCTCTTACAATACCAGTTTCGCCATTGGCAATAAAAGCAGTTGGTACATCTTCTGAAGCAGAATACATATCCTTTTCCCATTCGCTAAGATGTTGTAAATCAAGTTCTGCTTTATAGTTGTTGACTTTCTGAATTACCAAATCGCCTTCAAAGTAAGTAGTGTCACCAACTTTCATAAACACTTCGCTTCCATAATTCGGATTTGCTACTTTCTGAATCATATTATTAAGAACTATAGTACCGCAATCACCTACATTTTTTGCAGTCAACACCTGTATATCATCAATACTATATCCTTTTTCTAAAAGCTTTTTATACAACCCTACAACATTTTGGGGAATAACTTCAGATGGAAGGTCAACAAATGTATAATCTTTGTTATCTCCAAAAGTAGTCATTTTAGACTTCATAGAACTTGTTAAATATGGCTCACAAAATCTAACATCTGTAGCCACTTTCATTAAGCCCCCTTCACCATATCTAAATACCTTTGTTAATGTGGTTGTTGGAATTAATTTAGTTTCCATAAAGTCATGCAGTAAGTTACCACATGATACTGAAGGCAACTGAGCATTATCGCCAATAAGCAATAATTTGGTAGTGTTAAAATCAACCGCATCAATTACTCTTTTAAATAACTGAATGTCTACCATTGAAAACTCATCAATAATTACAATATCGCACATAATCTTATGTTCCTGATTATATCCCCATCCCATTGGAGTATAACCTAAACCTCTATGAATTGTAGTGGCATTTTCTTTTGTATAATCCGCAAGTACCTTTGCAGCCTTTCCTGTTGGGGAAAAGAGTCTAAATGTCTTATGATGGTCTTTAAGCATATTTATTACTGCCTGTGTACTAAAACTCTTACCAGTACCACCAGCACCATTTAAAATGCTGATTGGGTATTTACATACATTTGCGACAGCTCCCATCTGCTCATCAGAAAGTGTTGAACCATTAACTGTTCTATATTTTTCAATATCACAATCCCACTCATCTTTCTTTGTATGCAACACATATAATATTGTCTGAGCAATCTTATGTTCAAGATTATATGTTCTACTTAAAGCCACATCCATTGTATCTTTGTTATAATGAATTTCATCTGCTTTTACCGCAGTTACAAAATGATTGGCACAAGCTGGTACTAATTTCATCATTTCAGCCCTTAAATCTGCCAGATTCATTTTTGTATGACCATTATTCTCATTCTCTTCCAACATATAAAGTAAGCATGACAAGCATCGTTCTGGACTGGTTCTAAGGTCACTCTTAAACTCTATAATAGGTTTTTTGCCTTTTTCAATATTGGCTTTTGATGCCTTTTCCATATCCAATAAAATACCATCTGCTGTTTTAAATCCGACACCAGCTAACCCACACAAACATTTGTATGGGTCTTGTGCCAATTTTTCTTTCAACTTTTCGATAGAAGTATATTTTGCATAAATCTTTTTAATCATTGAAAGGTTGAGAAATCCCTGAAATTCAACAACCAAATCTGCCAAGCAAAAGTTCTCTATGATTTTTCTTTTAATTACTCCAAATGTATATTCTTTAATACCTTTAAGTTTATTAAAATCAATATCGTCTAAACGATTTTCTTTTACTCTCTGAACAATATCAGGATAATTCTCATAAAGAACTTTTGCCTGATTTGGTGTTAAAATCTCACTAAGAAAAAGGTACATATCCTCTTCAGTAGTTGGAACATCTCTTTTAATATTCAACACTTTGTAACTCATTCCATATTTGCCTAGCTGCTCAACAGCACTAATTTCATAGGTAACTCCTACAGTTAATTCATGCAGTTCTCCAAGTATCGTCACATTATTGTACTTATTCTTCTTTATGTCTGGATACTTTTTACTATCCACATCTAACGCAAAAATACGAAAATCAGGGGTATCATAAGTACATCTAACTACTTTTCCAGAGAACTTATATTCTTTTTCTTCTTTACTCATTTACATATTTCCCTTCTTGGTGTATAACCTTAATTATTATTGTTTTTTAATTACTTCGTACTCTTCAAGAATTGGCTCTTGTTCATCTGTACTTGTCCACTGTCCGTTAATCAATTTCTTTTTAAAATCCATTGTGAATCCTTCTATTTTCAAAATTGAAAACTCTCCAAATGGTTGTTGTTTGTATATTTTACTTTGTTTGATTCTGGTTTTTGTTTCTTCACCTGTTTTTATATTACGCAAAGTCATATATGGTTTGGTTTCATCTTTGTATGTCTTGTAATCCACTACAATATAGTAATAATCTGCCATTTTAGGATTTACATATGTAACATACTCCAAATATTCTTTTTCAAATCGCACCTGTTCCATAATTGACATTGATTCATCAGCAATTCTATTTGCCATTTCATTCAATAGACCCACATTATCAATCTGACTATACTGTTTTGCAGTTTCTTTTCCAGCATATTTTTTCACAAGATATTCTGTTAAACCATATTCAGCATAGCTTTCCAACTTATCTTTTTTGATTTGACTGCACGTTCTTAATGATGGTAAAATAGTTTTAGGACTCTTTGCTCCTTCTGGTTTCATTTTAATACCATTATAGAGTTTGATAATCTGTAACAGTTTTTTATTCTTACCAAATTCAGAAAAGAAATCTAAGCCTGTCAGAATATTTAACTGTCTATTATTGACAGAAGTTTTCGCAATATCATCTAACAAATCAATAAATGACGTATATTTTTTTTGTTTAGAAACTTCTAACAATTCCTTTGCAATAATGGAATTACAATATTTTATAGATGCAATACCTTTATAAATAGAGTTTGTTTCTCTCTCAATAGCATATTCATCCATAGATTTACCAAACTGAATAGGCTTAATTTTGATGTCATTCATTCTTGCCAATTCAACACCATAATTGGTATCATCTTTATTTTCAGCTCTGTTGAGATATGCAGCAACAAATTCTATTGTATAATAGGTTCTCAACCACACACACTCATAACCATTCATAGAATAAGCGGTAGAATGATTATATCCAAATTGATACTCAGATGAATCCTGTACAATTTGTACAAATTGTTTTGCTTCTTCTTCTGCTTTAACTCTTGGTTGTGATGAATGACTACAATATCCTTCCAGAATTTTAGGAAGCTGTTGCTTTAACAACTCTTTGTCCTTTTTACCAATAGCTCTTCGTGTAGTATCTGCTGCCGAACCAGTAAAACCACAAATATCTGTCAAGAATTTAATAGTATCTTCCTGAAAAATAAGATAACCATTGTTACTTGCAAGTAAATCATCAATTTCCTTGGAAGGGTTATCATTATGTTCTCCAGCAATCATTCTATCCCTATATGATTTTCCTGAAGGTCTAAGAGCTGCATTAACCATACTCATATGGTTGATAGTATTTGGTTTGAAATCTTTTAACAATGAGAAAGCATAATCACCTTCAAACTGGAATACTCCCTGTTGAGCTGTAATCATATTATGCCATACCTTTGGGTCATTCCAATTCAATTCGTATGACTTCGGATATGGAATACCAGCATATTTACAAGCATCTTTGATAATACCTACTGTTTTTAATCCAAGAATATCAAACTTAACATAGTTCAATGAATCTACTGCCTTCATTGCACAAATGGAAACAGGCATTTCTGAATCTCCATCCTTATAGAAAAGTCCAATATTATCTGCCAAAGTAATCGGAGAACCGATAATACCACTTGGATGAGTACCCTTTGCAACGATAGTATCTTTCAGACCATTCAAGTAATAGAATAAATCCTGATTCTCTGCAATCAATTTATCATATGATTTTTTGATGGCATCAAGTTGTTTTCTTTGTTTTTCTTGTGCAATATGAAGCATATACACTTTATGATTATCAAATGAAATAGAACCTGTTTCTGTTTCTCCATTTTCTACAAGTTCTTCAGTGTTTACCTCTTCCTGTACGATTTTGGAATATCTTGAAAAATATTCATCAAATTTATTTTTGATTTCCATTACTTTGTCAAGGTCTTTATATCCCAAACCACCAGCAAGCACATCAATACATCCTCTATCCTGTAAAGTTGAAAATGCAGCAATATAAGCTGTTTTTTCAGGAGTAAATCGTTTGATAATATATGCATAAACTTTTTCTCTGTCCTCACCAGCAAAGTCTACATCAATATCGCCAAGAGAAATTCTATCTTCATTACAGAATCGTGAAAATACAGTATTCCATACCATAGGGTCTACATCGGTAATATTTGTAATAAAAGCAATCATACTACCACATACAGAACCCCTTCCTGTACCACAAGGAATATCATTATCTTTAGCCCATGAAATCAACTCTGACATAAACATCATAAATGATTCCATACCAAGCTTACACATAACCTTAAATTCCTCAATAATCTTTTTCTTATACTGTTCAATTATTTCTGCATCAGTATGTGTATTCGCCCACTCAAGATTTTCTTTATAGTTCTCATAAATTTCTCTTTCGGATTCATCTATAGGTGTAATTGGATGTTCTGAAAAATATTCATTACACTCTTTTAATATTTTGGAAGGTAATTTCAACTTTCCATTTCTACACTTTTCATCAAAGTTAGTGTAAATCAACTGTTTCCACTGTTCTCTTACATTGTCACCATATAATGTAGGATACTTAAATGCTTTATCTAAAGTAAATTCTTCTACCATATTTGCAAGCACATTAGTATTTCTAATAGCTTCCATATACACTTCTTCTGGTAAACAATTCTGGGCTTTAAATGCAGCAATCAACTCTTCATATGTTTTCCAAGTTAAATCAAATTCGTCCTCTTCACCATAAAAGCTATCTTTGTATTTCTGTAAAATCTTTCTGCACTCTGCTTTATATGGACTGGATGAATGTGTATCTGTACCAGCAATAAGCGGAATACCTGTTTTCTTGCTATAGAAATACATTTTCTTATTGTAAATTTTCTGATTTTCACAATTATGATATTGTATCTCTAAGAAACATCTATGCTTATTTTTCACCATCCATTTAACTAACGTCTGAAAAGCTTCTCTTCTTTCAGCGGTATCCCATTTATTTAATGGTGATGCTAAACAGGCAGAGGTAATAATAACATTATCACTTGTACCCATAAGCTCTTCCAGAGAAATTCTTGGATTGTGATACATATGTCTATCGCTCTTATCTTCAAGCTTGCCTTTTAAAGTAGATACTGAAAGTAATTTATTGATTTCAAGAACTCCATCCCAGTTTCTTGCATACAATCCAATATGACCACCTCTATCATCGTCCTGTAACTCAGTACACAAATACATTTCAACACCATGAATATATTTAATGCCAGCTTTATCACATTCCTGTTTCTTCTTTATCCAGTCATAACAATTTCCATGTTCTGAGAAAGCTAATGCTTTCATATTCTGTTTCTTTGCAAGCTTAATATACTCTTTAAACTTAGAACAAGAATCTGCATATCCATTTGCATTAGAATAATCACTGTGTAGATGATAAACTGTGTAATTGTCATAGTTGAGAACATTGTATGGAATTGTTTTTTGTGTTACATTGTCCATTATGTTTCCTCCACTCAAAATGCACATAAAATTTGGTTTTTATGGGGAAATGAGAGCCTTAATTTAAAGCTTTTTACATCTCCCCATTTTGCATCAAATATTATCAAGCCATGATAAATCCACGTTTTCAGTGTCTTTATGATGTATAACCTTATTAGTTTGTGCTACTGGACTACTTTCTACGGTAGAACTACCGACACCAGAAAATACATCTCCGTCTTTAGCTTTTTCTGTTCTTTCAAGATATGCTTTATATGGTAAATGTAAATTTGGAGAATAGCCACAAAGCGTAGAAAAATAATAACTCTGAGCTTCAACAGATTCATCTGTATCCCAAAATGCTTTATCGCTATGAGTCTCTTCATAATCCTTTTCTCTTAATTCAATATCATTAATAGTGGAAATAATAGTTTCTTTCCATCTATTGATAAGTTCGTCTGTCAGTGGTACATATACATAACAATCAGAAATAATATATTTCTCCTGTACTTCTTTCGGCAAACATTCAATATCATTTGTATCTAAAAGCTGTTTAAGATAATCGTCTACTTGGTCAGTATATCCTAATTTCTTTAACCACATCTTTGCATTTGTCTGAAGGCTTTCACCAATTTTACATCTCTCAACCTCTCTGGTTTTTACTGCACCATTCGCCTGTTCATATTGAATAGAAACATATTTAAGGAAATTCCAGCAAATATGAATCTTATCCATTGGAACTCCCTGTTGATTTAAACCAATTGCATATACAACTAACTGACCGCACTCATTCTCAGCCTTTTTGCCTTTATATATGCTGCTTGTTTTCCAATCCAAAATATTGAAATTTCCTTCATCATCCTTAAAGCAAACATCAATATATCCCTGAAATAAATTATCACCGATTTTGGCTTTCACAAATTGTTCAATAACAGGTTTATATTTTAATGGAGTATGATTCATAAAGAAATGTTTCAGATTTTCATAATACTTCTGAGAAATCTTATCATTTTTTTCAGGTGAATTTCTATCGAATTTCATTTCCGCAATATTAAATGCGGTAACCCAACCATCTTCAAAATCGTCTATCATTTGCTCATATGGTAATTTGCCAGTATATCTTCTTTCCATAATATCATGTGCAATACCACCTGTTGTTGTATAAATACAGTCAGTTCTATCTTCTTTTTTATGAAGAATATACTTCAAAAAATACTCATATGGACTTGTATGAAAGCAATTCCATTTTGACCAAGACCATATTCTACTGACTCCCTCATTTTTCATAAGAGTTTGCAGTTCTTCACTTGTTAATCTTGCCATATGTACCTCCTACTTTTGCAAACTTTTAAGGTATTTTCTATGATGCTCCGCATCATATTTAACCTTATATTTCATCAGAAAATCGTATATTTTATTCTTAGCATCTGCTGGACTATCTTTTTCTTTCAATAAATCCCATTTGTCTTGAATGTAATATACGTTTCTCTTGTTATAAAATTTCTCACATATATCCCAAACTTCTTCAATCGGCACATCTTTGTCTAATGCGATTACAATATCAACATTTAGACCAATTAAAATAGCTGCCTGTTCCTCTGACATTGTATGTCCACTTAAAGCAACCAATGTCGAATCATTTAAGCTATCTCTTTTCAATACAGATTTCTCAGCTTCAACAACTGTAACCTGTTTTGCTTTTTGAATTGAATCATAATTTTCATATAATCCAAACAGATTTAAGCTTTTTTGATATGATGGAGTAATGAAGAATTTTTTTATTCCCAACTCTTCATAATTTTCTACAGTTGTTCTACTGTTGATACCAAGTAGTTCCCCTGTAATCCAATATCTCATTGGAATAATTACCCTTTTTCGTTTATATGAATATGCCAATCCAAACTTTTTCGCTGTCCAAGGCATTACACCCTCTCTTAGCCATCCTATATATAAAAGTGGAATATAATCATTTAACAAATCTTCGTCTATTGTCTGAATATTTGATACGTCTACTCGCTTTCTACTTCTGTGTTTTGCTAAAAAACTTAATGCAACATTTTGTTCGGAAACTTTTTGAGTTTTTATAGGTTTAGAATATTTGAAATCCAAACCAAGTATCTTATGCAAATATTTAACAGCTTCCAAAAAAGAAATGTTTTTATTATATTCCACTAATGTAATAATATCGGAGTTATCATCAAACTCTTTTTGTCTTGTCCAGTTGACAACATTTAGATATTGATTATTTTTTACATTTACAGCACCTACATTATCTCCATTATAGTTTGAACACGAATAAAACTCTTTATTATCATGATATTTGATGTTTTTACATCCAATCTCATCTAATACAAATTCAATTTTCTGATTATCATAGATATATTTTTTCAATGAAATAGTATCCATTACACACCTCCGTATTAGAATCCATCGGGTGAAATATTCGTAATACCAACCTCATTGATAATATTCCTTGATTTATCATGTTCTGCAACTATCTGAAATTGGTTTGCTGCTCCTTCCTGATTCTTCACAATAAAAAATACTTGGTATCGTTTATTTTTATCCAGTTTGACAGGTATTTTAGATTTCCCATTTTTACCTTCCAATCTGTAAACTTTTAACGCTCTCTTTTCATCTGTATATTCATCTTCAAAAACATCTCGAATCATAATACAGGTAGATGCTACATCGACAATATTCTTTGCAAGTCCAATATTATTTTGTGTATAATATCTCATTACTGAACTTCCCTTTTCCAACTGGAAGGTAATTAAGATATGTACATTTAGAGCTTCCTGTTTTACAGTATCTTTAATGTCTACCATAGCCTGTTGCATTTCCAACCATGAATTTCCGCTTACTTTTCCAGCATCCATTTTGAAAGTATCAAGAACAAAATATTTGACACCCATTGCCACATATTTTCTGATTTCTTTAATTGCTTTTGCTGTTTGATATTGAACAAACGGAATAACAGTAATCATATGATTCTGAGTTTTTTCTTCAAGCCAATCTGCTGCCTTATGAAGCATTGCTTTAACATCAGGTGCATACTTACCATCTCTAACAACGTGCTTCTGAATGTCATATTTGAAAATATTATTACAAATCCAAACCAACATTTCTCTTTGCCATTTTGCAAGAGAATCCTCATTAACCATAATTACTATTTTTTCATTTAATTCAATGATACTTGGAATTGTAGTAGAACGTGCTACTGTTGATTTACCAGCGTTAGATACACCACCCAACAAAGTAATTGACCCCATATATTGACCGCCTGTTTCTTTACTCAAAATTGGCATATCGTAATATGGTAAACCAATAGCAATTCCAGCATCCAATTTTTCAATTAACTCATGAATCCCATAGCAAATATCATATGACTTTACATCACTATCAATATTTGCAAAAGTATGATTCAGATAAGCAGAATACTCATTATAAATATCTTCAGCAGTCATATCCGCATAATCAGAAAGTCTTTCTTTTACAGGAAATCCTTTTTTGCATAACTGTATAACTGCTTTCCATTTTCTAAGTTCTTGGACATATCCCTGTAGATTTTCTATCTTGATATATTCCATAGCAGACCTTATAGTGTCATACTCTCCATATTCAGTATATTTTGCCTTTAATTTGGGATGTTTCTCTAGGTAAACTCCAATAGTAATATCATCAAGAGCATTTTTCTTTTCTGTCAAAATAATCTCATGAGCTATTTCAAAGTAAACTCTCCAGACATTGTTCGAAAAATCATCAATAGTAAGATTTGTATTATAAATCTCATCAGGACTTTTATATAAAATACTCACGACATTTGCTTCTGAAGCAATCTTATATTCCAAAACCTTTTTGGCAGCATCAATTGTTTCCTGTTCAAATGCAGTAAGTTTTACTTGATTCTTCTCTGCCATAACTTACCTCCTACCATAACTCTTCTAAATTACTTGAAGTTTCTTTAGTTTTACGTTGGTAGGAAGCACCTGTATGTGTCGCAGTTTTAACATCCATTGTCTGAGTCTTTTCCTCTGCTTTAACTGCATTTTTCATTCGTGTATAAACTGTATTGAGATTAGACTCCACAATCTTTAGCACATAATTGAATCGGTGTCTTTCATCTCTAAATGAATTACTACGCAATCCCCTCTGAATATCTAATGAGCAATACTTAAATGTATTTAATACTGTTTTATAGGAGTAACTTGCAGTATCCTGAATGTGATTGTTCTCCATAAATTTATTACTCAGTAGCCCTTTTAATCTCAATACCATTTCTGACGAAAGAGATTGATTCTGGTCATATCCCATAACCTCTGTTCTGACATATTCATACAGTTCATCCCAGTCAGCCTTTTCTTGTTTTGACATATGTTTTCGTGTTGTTCTTGCCATAATTATTACTCCTATTTTTGAAATTTTCCCCACGTAAAACGTGAGGGATTTATATTAATTGCAAATCTTATTTAAGGGTAAAAGCAAGAATCTTCTTAGCATCTTCAACAGAAGTAATTTCTTTCGGATTTGCATATCCCATTGATTTAACCTCATCCATAATAGGTTTAATCACTGTAAGGTCAGATTTGTGAGCTGTAAAGAAATCAACAATCTGAGCAATAATTTCATCAAGCTCCTTTTCTGTTTTATGTTGTTCTTCCATAGCTGCAACCTTTTCCTTTTTTTTACTTTCAATGGCTGCCTGTTCAGCCTTTGTTTCCTCAAGAGACTTACCAGATTTAGACTGTTCAGCTAAAATAGCATCTGTAATTGCCTTGATAAACTCATCTGGGTCAAGATTAATCTCTGGTACAATATCAACAAAACGAGAACCAGAATCTACTGCATAGTTATCATCTCTGAATTTAATCTTTCTCTTTTCATCTTTGACAACATTCTTAACCTCTTCCTTATTGGTAACAATATTTTTCTTACCTGTTTTCTCTTTCGCAATTGTTCTATCAATATATGCAAGACCAAGGAAATGAAGGTTTTTCTTGAGGGCATTGAAATAATTCTGCTGCTGGTCAGATGTAAGTGTCTGATAAGTTTCTCCTGAAACAACATCTGTTACATCTTTTGTCTTTACGTGACCAATAACAAATGTCTCAACTCCTACTTTTTTTAATTCGGCTTTCATATTGAACATAAGCTCAATAGCCTTCTTTTCTCCTTTACCAAAGCCACCCCAAGCAGCATTGATACTCTTTGTACACTTTTCAGGATGCTGATTTTCTCTACATTCTTTATTCCAAAGACGAATAGCTTCCTGTTCTGCAATAGTGATAAGCTGGTCATATGTATCCCAAACAACTACTTTAAGAGCTGCATATTCTGTTGATTTGTTTTCAATAATATCTTCACATACATCTGCAAAACCAGCAGAGTTTGTAAGCTCATCAAATTCCATATTCCATTCAGGGCAGTTTACATGGTTAATACCTTCAATTGCATCTGCACCTCTCTCCTGTCCTAACTCTAAGAACATATATCCATCTTCGCCTACAAGCTTTTCACATACCTGTCTTACCAGAGTTGTTTTTCCGACTTTCGCTTCACCTAACAGGCAGCTAGAATATGATAAAGGGTCTAAGTTTACATGATTTTTTCTTCCGAATTTAGCCATTTCGAATCCTCCAATTTTATTTAATATAAGAGGAGAGAGCATATATCTCTCCTCTGTTAATGTATAACCTTAATAGTTATACTGTATTTTAAAGATTGTTAAGCCAATCCATATCTGCTGAAGAACCACCATCTGTTGTTGCAGATATATCTGCTTCAGGTGCGTTCATAGCATTTTCTACATTCTGCTCTACTGTTTCATTAAGATAATCAAGAATTAAATCATCTTCCTGATATTTCTCTTCAAATTTCTGTACAACTGGAATCTTATCATCACCAGTCAGTTTAACCATTGGTCTACGAAGAATCATTCTCTGTTCTCTACCGCCATTAGATGAACACTTTGCAAGAGCTTCCTCTTCAGTGAATACCCCACAAGCAATCAGGTCTTTAATATCTTCTGGAATATCGTCCAGAGTAGCCTTCACTGTAGCACCACCTTCAATAAATTCACCTTCAAATGTAACCTGATTAATTCCTTTCTTAACCTTAAACAGCTTTTCCATAATTGTTGTACACTGTTTCTGATTGGTAATATCAGGGAACTCATATTCAAACTGCTTATTATAAGGATACTGACCTTTAATTTCAACCCCATTAAGCTCTTTCAGATAATCAAGTACGATGCCATCTACATACATAACACCCTTATCCTTATCGTAATTATCTTTCAGATTTGCAGAATCCTTATTAAGCAATACAGACTGTGTAAATCTTGCTGCATACTTGGAAACATCATCAGCTTTGCTAAGTACAATACTTGTTACATTCTTTCTGACCTGAACCTTATCCTGATAGCTTGAATATTTAAGAGTACCCTTAACATTTACTACCATACCATCTTCCAGATGCTCTTTGATATATGCGATTGCATCATAAGGGGCAAGGAATTTCTTATAGAATGTACTTCCTTTATCAGTCTTTTCAAGTCCTACAGTTAAAAATGATAAATCACCAACTGTCTCAAGAATCTCGTCATTAAATCTATCTTCCCAAGCAACCTGAATCTGTGTCTCAAAATCATCAGAACCATCTTCTTTTTTGCCATGAGCATAAATTAATCCAGCCTGTTCCTCAGAATAACCGCCCATCATTTCACAAAATACTGTTCCAAACTTCTCACCACAATCAATACCAAGATTTAACAGATTGTAAATCCAAGAAGATTTCTCACTCTTCTCATCAATCTTGAAAGTATGCTCAGTAATTTTAGCAGCTCCAATCAGATTAAAACTTGATACCCAGTCACTTTTTTTGATAACTTTCTTTGTAGTATTTGACATTGTATGTCCTCCTTTAAATTGATTTATTCTGTAACTGCATTATCAGTCTGAGCCTTCTTTTCTTTAAGCCCTGTTAAAAATGCCTTCATTGCTCTTAACTGACGTACAATTAACTTGCCATTGTCATTGTGACGCTTTTTCTTATTAGATACTTTTCTGGTAACAACTGTATTACCCTTCGCATCTACAGTTTCAACTCTTTTTGAGTGAACCTTATCCCACTCTGCTTTAAAATTCTTTGTGTTTCCATTCTTGCGATAACACTGGTTACGAATTACTTCTCTCTGAAGTTTTCTAAGACTACTCATATTGTCTTACCTCTCTTTCTTTTATTTGATGTATAACTTTAATAGCTTACAATATTATTATACGAGAATTACTTTATTTTTAGGAACTACTTTTTCAAGAAATTTTCATTTATTTTAAATAAAAATTTGCTACGTGTTCTACCAATTCTCGCATTGAATCACATATACGTGTACTACACTCTACCAACCAAGGATGCAATTTATTACCGTCCTTATTTAATGCAATAACAGGTATATGATATTCTTTGGCTATCATCAATTCCATAGCAGTACCAATACTTTTAGGGTTATTAAAATTAACCACCACTAAATCTGCTTTTCTAAGCCATGCCAATTCAAACTCCATAGCTTCTCTTTCAGATTTATGTTCTGTTGTTGCTGGAGAATAATATTCTGGTGGGCTAAAAAATATTGGCTTTTTGATAATATCATAATCACCATATAATAATGCATCTTTAACTTGATTTCTCCATTTTAGTTGTTCTTCTAATGTATAGCCAGACATTCCACCAGCCATATAAATACGCACATCCATTACATATCACCTCTCATTTGTTGATAAAATGGTACTGTCATAAGCTCTGCACGAATTTCATCATACATTTTATGAAGTCTAGGATTTACCCAACGCATCCATTCTTTACGATTATCCTTAACCATATATTCTCTAACCTGAGTAGCGGAAATTGGGATTCTTCCTCTATTAACAATTAACTGAGACATATCTATAATGTCCTCTGCTACAAACCATCTGGTTCTTTCTTCATCATTTCCAGAAATCATTAATTCTGGAACTTTATAAATATATCTATCAGCATTTCCGAGAAGATATTTACCCCAATCTGGTGTAATATCATTTTCATTTGTCAAATCTGCTAATCCATATATCATAATATTTGAATTGTCACCATAAATTTCTTTGAGCATTTTGGTTCTGGTATTGATATTCAAAGGATTTCGTTCTGTGCCACATTCTTGAGCAGAACCAATCAAAATCAATACTCTATCACAAAGTTCTAATCCTGTTTTAACCAATGATTCATGTCCTTTGTGAAAAGTCTGAAATCTACCACAAATCATTCCAACATCATATGGTTTCATATTTCCTCCTTTAGACAACATATTATCCAAAATACGTTAAAATAGGCATTTTTAGACAATATGTTATCCATTATTATTTTCTATTGTATCCTAAATCTTGATGCCACTGGCACAAATCAAGTAACCATTTAGGAGCTTCTTTCCCTGAATCTTTATAGTAACGCTCTATTTGTTGCGGTCTGGCAATTAATTTGGTGATAAGTTTTCCAGTATGATAATTATGTATTAGAATTAATCCTGTATCTGTAATCGAATGTACTTCTAATCCATCCTTATGTCCTTTATCAACTATAAATCCATCAATCATATAGCCATCACCATTGATAACTTTATTTATTAAGCGTTCTCTTTTATATCTTTGCTTATCATAATGTTTGCTGACCATCCTCTTTATCCTCCTGTGAATCAGGAATCAACTCAGGATTGTCAAAAATATTACCTACAACTTCTATATTATTCAGACAAATTTCTTTACCTAAAGGATACCATTTATGCTCTGTATAATCCAAAAATACATATGCACCATAGTCTGAAGAATATGAAATTAAACCAACCATACCCGATTGAATTGCTTTACATATATCTCCCTCAAATATCAACTGTTTATTTTTATCCAACAAACCTGTGTCAATTTGATATACATATCTATTATCTGATATAAGAGATAAAGTCATATTACCTAAAAGGTTCTTTTTTGCTAAATATAAATCGTTGTTAGGAGCAAGATAAATATTCTCTTTTACCCATGTAGTTTCCTTTTTGTCATATACTCTATACATTTGCTTCCTCCTGTTCTGCTTTCCATAAGTAAAATTTCTTTCGGAGATTACAAATATTGGCATATGATTTTGCAGCTTCTTTTTCTTCTGGAGTCATATTTAAGAAAGTTGATTTACACCATCCTAAAAATTCATTTTCTTCTCTAGTTAATAAACTGCCTGTCCATTTGTAATTACCATATCGTAAAACAGATTGTGCTACTCCTCTTAACTTCTTCCAATACTTATAGTAAAAGAGTTTAAGCTTTGTCATATATCCCACAGAATCTTCTATTACAAATCCCTCTATATCATTACCTTTGTATTTATATCCTTCTGCTGTTACTTCATTGTACCAAGCATAAAAATCTTCCCATGATTCAATTACAAATGCCTTTTCTTTTACCTTGATACCTAATTTAGTTGCTAATTGGAATAATTCATCATAAGGCAATTTCTCAAACTTCATTTGATTTTTCACTACATCCAATAAAACAACTTTACTTTCTGGATATTCAATAATATGTGGGTCATTTTCCATATCACAACATTCAAAAACAAATGATACATTATTCTCTTTGATATAATCTTTAATTTTATTCATAGTATCAGTTCCATAAAAGCGATATAAAGCCTGTCTTAAATATTCAGAAAAGCATCCTGTAGGTGTTGATTTGCTTGTAATCAGCAAATCATCTGATTCTGGATTCCAACCAACAATACCCAAAAATCCATTCTCTTTTACATAAGTTGTAACTGGAAAATGTAATTTATATTTAAGATTTCCAATTCTAGTTTCAGGTCTTTCATTAATATTAAAGAACTTATCGTATGCTCTGGCTACGATTTTATAATCCTGTGTATCAATATAAAGTCCTCTAGCTTTATTCGTAATGGAATCCCATACACCATTTTCAAAAGCCTGTCTTGTAAAATTAAAAGAAGATACTCTACCAAATTCTTTTTCAAAAATATATTTGTTCTGTCTTAATTCTGAAACAAAAGAATATACATCAACATCTACATTTTCTGCCATTGCTGATTCTTCAATCTGTTTTGTTGGTTCTTTAAAAACAGTATTCTGAATTTCAATAGGATATAATTTATCTTCAGTAATCTGAAGAACCCTCAGACATCCACCAAATTCAATTTCACCTTCTAAGTTAAAAGTTCTTTCGGTTGTCTGCATAGGTGATTTAACAATATTTCTATGACCATGAATCTGATACATATTATGTGGTGTATTGTCAACAAATGATTTATCTACAATATCAGCATCCGCATATCTGCCAACACCTTTTATCATCTGTTCTGTTGCAACTTTTAACAAATTATCGTCAGGGAAATTGCTAATACCACCATGCGTTACAATAAAAGTTTTTCCTCGATATATAAAATAGCAACACTGATTTAATCTTCGATAAAATTCTCGTACTCTTTTCTGAGATACACCAGCCTTTACTAACTGTGGCTTCGTCACAAATTCAAATTCTTTTGAACGAGAAATCAGATTATTCGCCCACATCCATAACCATTTCTCATGATTACCTTCAAGAAAAATAACATTTGGTAATTTACTTAACTCACACAGATAGTTTATTGTTTCTGCATTTTCAATACCTCTATCAATGTAATCTCCACAGAATATATAAAATTCATCTTCCTTAATATTTCCATTAGAATCCATATATTCTTTAAGAGCTGTATAACATCCATGAATATCACCAAAAACATGAATTTTGTTATACTGGGATAAATCCATTGGACGATACCAGATTCTATCTAATTCCTCTGGTTTTAATACAGTAATACCAGATGGAATCTGCTGGGTTTCAAAACGAGAATACATTTTATCAATAACTTCTTCAGGAACTCGTTTAAGTGTCTCTCTCTCTGCGTTTCTTCGCTTAGTTTCCTCAATTGGAATATCAGTCATATCAACACAGTAAATTCTATAACGATAATTCTGAGCCAAATCTTTATACTGGTTCATTTCAGATGTTTTTGAATTTGTAGCATCAATCACTGTAAATTCACCATTCTGCATACGTGTTTCCAATATACGAAACAATGTGTTCCATACAGTTTTTTCATTGTTTCCAGAGATAACACATTCTCCATTTATGTCTAATACTGGACTCTGACAAAGCAAACGAATATCATCTGCTGATAAAGCATAAGGTTTTAATCCATGCTTTTCAATAAATGTACTTTTGCCACATCCAGCACTACCACGCATAAGTAACAATGCTCTCATATATAACCTCCTTGTGATGTATAACCTTAATTGTTAAGTAATCTATCAACAACCTGATTGATTAATCTGCTGTCTGCTTTTCCTTTTAATTTCGGCATAATATTTTTCATAACCATCCCTTTAATCTTTGGACTAATTTTTACATTGACTCCTGTAAGCTCAATAAGTTCACTCTCAATATACTTTTCAAGCTCATTTTCAGTCATTTGAGTAGGTAAATATTCACTTAAAATTCCAATTTTAAGTGTAGTAGAAGCATACAAATCAGTATTTTCCTTGCCCTTTAAAGCATCTTTTGTCTGATTAAGCTGCTTAACCTCTTTCTGAATTGCCTGAAGAATAACATCATCAGGAATATCTTCAGTAACATTGGTCGGATTCTTTTCTTTTACAATAGCTTTCGCTTTATCAACTACCATCTTTAACACATCTCTTTTCTCTGTGTCTTTGTTCTTCATAGCAGTCTTAATCTCTTCTTTAATCTGTAAATATAACATTTACTCTCCTCCTTCAATTAATTTTGTTATCTGAGAAATCAAATTTAATACACCTGATTTATCTCCACTGAATAACTCACCAGTTGTTTTTATCTGGTATTCCCACTCATCGGCATCTACTTTTTTAACTGGATAGCCACTATATACAACTGTACCAACTGGAATGATTCCCTCTGCTCTTGAGTTTGAATATTGATATGCTTTTGTTAATATTTTCAAATGTTTTTGACAACCATTTGCATAGAGTCTTGAATTAGTTTTATTAACAAATACATAAGCATATCTAAATCCTTCAGCATCTACAATATATTTGAATTTATTGACTATCAACAACACACCATCTTTTATTCGATATATGTCTTGATAATCACATTGGCAAACTACTTCCATGCATCCTCCTTATATTTAGGGTGTACATAACACATAATATATCTGTTATCTTTTTCATAAATTCTTTTTACTACGCAAGATTTATATTCTGTACCCATCATTGCACTTGCATTTCCCATCACAACTCCAATTTGATTGTTGATAACATCAACACTTATTACAATACCAACCTGACTTGGATAGGTATGTTCATATCCATTACTCTGCCAATCAAAATAAACAATATCTCCAATTTTAGGACGATAATATTTAGAAGAATATATTCTTGCTCCATTTTTCTTAAACAACTGCAATTGATGATAACAAGAACACTCTGTAGGAATATCTTTTTCTAATCCAGCATATAAAGCCATAACAGATACAAATATACAACCCCATGCATCTCTTCGCATAACCTTATATCCTCTCGGAATATTCTTTTGCGAATTATATTTATTTATCATTTCTAAATACATTCCGCTATCTTCATACATTCCTATATGCTTTTTAGTAAAATATATTAATCTGTCTACTTTACTCATTATCGTTTTACCTTATCATACACATCAAAATCAAATAGTAAGAACTTTCTACTTGCTAGATAATCACACATATGTACAAACTCTTCGATTCCAAGTTTGGGTTTTGGAAGAACAATACCTTTTGCATACGGAGCTGTGTTCCATTCACCCATATGCGAAGCGATACAACTGTGAACCAATGGAATAATCGCCTTCATATAATCCATATTCTCATTTGTCACATATTTGGCAGCAGTATTTTTAAACAAAGTTGCTGCTAACAATGGATGGTCAAATCGTGTACCATGCTTCGGAGTATCGTCAGGCTTCATACAATCATGTAAAATTAAAGCTGCATAAGCTACATCCTTATAAATCATGATTGTTTCGTAATCATCAGCTCCAACACCCAAAGCGATATTCTTAAAAATATCAGTTTCAATCATGCTATGAGCGATTCCAACTGCTGCTCTAACGTGTCTAACCAAACCACCATCACCTAATGAATACACTGGATGATACTTTCCAGAACTAGATGCTGGAATGGTTTGAATACATTCTGGAGAAGCATCCAATGTATCTACCACAATCTTTTTTAATGTCTCATCAGAAATATATCCAATTTCTTTTGTAAATAACTCAGATGTTTTCATAAGCTTTCCTTTCTATATCCTTTGTTGTTATCGTGTATAAATCTTAATGTGCCACATTTCGGACAAATTTTAATTCTCCCATGAATAGATGAGTTGTACCAATCTTTTTCTTCAGTAAGATAACCACAGGCAGCACATTGAATCTTGTTATCAGACTTATCGGCAATACCTGAATTTCTTTTCTGTTGTTCTTCAAAGATTCTCGACTCATCTTTTGATAACCACTTAATCCATTTTCCGCAATCTCCACAATATAATCCTATTTGATTGCCATTTGCTTTTGTGAAAAGGTCTTTACTATTACATTTCGGGCAAACAAATTCTTTCATACCAACACCTCCTTTTGTCAAAATAGCCTTATATAAAATTGAACGAGAATTGCTTATTTTGAATTTAAAATTTTTAAGCAACTTCTTCTTTGTCAAATAATCAATCTTCCAATTATAACAATCCTCGTTCAATTTTTACTGAGAGTATTTAAGATATTACTCTATTAATAATTGAATCTGCTTCTGCATTTCATGTATAACCTTATCAGTTATATCTGTTGTAATATTGTCTGGTAGAGTAATTCTTAACGACTTTACTGCTTCTTCATCAGACAATCCTATAGCTTTCAATACATGAGATGGCACTGAGGAATGTGAATTACAAGCTGAACCAGCGGATACATATATATCACACAAATCCAACAAGTATATCATTGCTTCCCCCATTACATTTTGATTAAAAGTAATATTGATATTATTGGGAAGTCTGTCAGTATATTGACCATTAAGCTTGCAACCAATTTTATCTAACAATTCACCAATCATATAGTCTCTTTGTTTTATTGTTGTAAGATATTTTTTCTGTTTCATATCTACAGAACATAATTCAACTGCTTTAGCAAATCCCATTATATAAGGAATGTTCTCTGTTCCACCTCTTAATCCATTCATTTGACTACCGTAAATCAACGGACTGATTTTTACATCTTCTTTTTTATATAAGATACCAATTCCTTTTGGTGTACCAATCTTATGTCCACTGGCACTCAACATATCAATTTTAGATGCCTTCACATCAATTGGAATATGACCAAAAGCTTGTACTGCATCAGTATGAAATATTGCTCCATATTTATGTACAGTTAAAGCAATATCGTGAATATGTTGAATTGTTCCAATTTCATTATTTGCATATTGAATAGACACTAAAATATCTTCTCCACTTTTCTGTGAAATCACATATTTTAAAGTATCTTCTAAAGCTCTCAAATCAATACAACCGTTTGTATCAACATCTATAAAGTGAACATCAACCCCAATACCATCCACACATGACAATATAGATTTATGTTCGATTACAGAAGTTATAACTGAAGGTATTCTACCCTTTCTCAAACGATTTTGTACAAAGCCCTGTATCGCCCAACAATTACTTTCGCTTCCACAACTGGTAAAATATACTTCATACATTTCTGAATTAAGGAAGTGTGCTACTGTTTCTTTTGCAGATTTTAATGCATTAGCAGCTTCTTGAGCTGGACTATATAAAGATGATGGATTATACCACATATCCATATAAGAATAAATTGTATCTAAAACCTCTTTCTTTGGTTTAGTTGTTGCTGCTTCATCCAGATATATCACAATATCACCTCACTTAAAATTAATGTATTCTGTTGAACCATAACTGTTATCAATTTTTTTATATAAAACCAACTCCATTCCTTGTCTTGAAACATCGTCAGTTATAATACCTTCAAAATCATAACTGGTTATACCATCTACATTATATAATTCATCCAATACAACTTCATGTATTGTATTTGGATAATTTTCATCCAACATTCTATTCAAAGTTACCAAAATAGTATACGCTCTTTGTTCAGCAGAACCACCTTTATATGTAGCAATCTTCAATAAAAATTCATGGTCTATAAAATCCCAATCCATTGACATTCTATCTTGAAATTTGGTGTACCCATTATCATAATGTGTAACATTACTTTCATTATCATTTATAATAAGTGGTTCTGGTTCGAACTCTTTTACATTGGATTCCTTTAAATTTGAATGTGTTGTGCCACAAGAAGCCATAACCAACATCATAGATATTACTATGATACTGCTGACAAACCTTTTAATCATCGACTACAAATCTCCAATCTTTAAAGAAAGTTGTTTTATCAGGATAGCTTACAAAAAATTTCTCATTCTGAGTTAATTGAATTTCATTTTTGTTTTCAAATATACGCACCCAACAATATTTGTCTTTCTGTATATTTGTAACAGGTTTATCCGTAATGCAAATTAACAAGACCTTTTCATGAGTAGTAACACTTCTTTCAAACCATCTATTTTGAAGAATCTGTCCATCAACCTCTTTACTTCTTGTGCCAGATGCATACATAAATATCACAAATCCTATTTCTATAATGATAAAAACAACTATTCCAATCAATACCTTCATTTTTGCTCCTTTACTTTTCTAAAGACTCCATCATCTTTTTAATTGTTCTGGAAACATCTTTCTTCGCACCAGTAACCTTATTTAATTCATTCTGAAGGAACTGCTCATTACTATTCAGATATTTCTGCTGACAACGGAGATATGCAAGTCTAATACCAAAGAAAAGATTAAATGTATCTCCATGACAAGACGCTTCAGAGCGAACATTATTGACAGTTCTTACCTGTACCTTTCGTCCATTGGTTCTATAAAAACCAACTACTCCACCATTCTCACCAGCAATCTGTGTCCAAGGCAACCATCCCTTTACCTTTTCAGGCTTCTCAAAGTATTCATTTACGACATCAATCGGAAGTGCTGCTACTGCAATTTTTGTTCTTGCATCTCTCATAACTACAGATGTCTCTGTAATGTTCGCTACCTCATATGTCATTCCAACCATTTTCATTTTATCGTACTCTTTTGTTAAAATAAGTCTGTCTCCTCTTAAAATATCCATATCATTACCTCTTCTTTCTTATTTTTTATCTTCAAGCCACTTGTTATCCAGATAATAGAATCCTATTACTACTGCAATTATTACAATAATCCAAACAATCCAGAATATCACAAGTTCAACGCTTGATTCTAAATGGTCAATAGTTTCATCTATATTCAAACCATTATAAAATGGTGTATTGTTTGAAATTGTATTATCAGTCAGAACAGTATATATTGTTCCTGTATATTCTGTTCCAATACCATAATACTTATATCTTATATGACTTGATGTTTTTATTGTATCTATATAATCATTGTCTGGTAATTCTATTTTGCTACTGTCAAATACTACACCACAAAATGATACTTCATTACATTTTATATCTTCGCTACCAACTCTATCCCAAGTCCAATAAGTTTCTGTTCTAGTGTGAGTCTGCCTTGTTTTACCGCTTCCTGTTGTATAAGTTACTGTTCTGGTATGCATTGTGTATTTTTCTTTGATTTTTTCAACATACATATACGCTCCACCGATTTCAGGATAGGTAACTGTATCAACAGCTTTCAAATCACCATGAACAAATGCATTTCCTATATCAGTTCTCATACCATATGAGAACATTTCAGAATTATTATCAATCTGTAATGCGGTATTGTATTTTTGATACTCATTCATCAAGTTATCACTTATTTTCCATGAATCACAAAGCCAATAAGGGTCATTACAGCTATAATCGCAATGCTGAATAATACCTCTCTCTTTGTAATTTCAAAATCATGCCTTATTTTTCTATAACCGTAATAACTCATTTTTGTCTACCTCATTTAATCAAACAAATTTGTTGGTGCATCATCTGAAACATCAAAATCCAATTTCTGATAATCTCCTTTTTCATATCCCATTAGTCCAAGAATCTGCTTATTAGGAGAATGTTTTACATACGCATTATACTTCGTAACCCATGTATTATAATTTGTTCTCACATTGGCAATTTTATTTTCTGTTGTAGACAATTCATTCATAAGTTCCTTATAATTACTTGAACTCTGTAATTCTGGATATGCTTCAGCAATCGCTTTAATCTGAGTGGTAATCTCTGCTACTGCTGCATCACTCTTTGTTCCTCTGGAATCAACTACTGCCATCAAGGTGTCATATTCATGTTTATCGTAAGCCTTTACGCAATCTACCAGATTAGGAATCAAATCGGCTCTTCTCTTTTCCTGAATCTTGATTTCAGATTTAGCAGTTGTAATCTGTTCCTCATAAGAAATTGCTTTGTTCTGTACTCCCCAGAACCCAAATGTAAATGTTCCGATAATTGCTACAATAATCGCCATAATAATCAATGGCAGCTTCCATGATTTAGTTTTCATATAATCCTCCTTCGATATATAACCTTATCAATTTATTCTTCTTTATCTGTAAGTGGTTGGAATCCATCATGTGAATCACTTGCAAAGAATATTTCATAGCCATCTTTTTCTTTTCGGAATATAATTGCATCTATGCTTAATCCGTCATATTCTGAGCAATTCAACAATGTAAATGATTCTAACCAACCCATAATAATTGGTTGTGCTTTTTTGTAATCTGGATAAATACCAGACATAGCATCTTCGCAAGGTACAACAACTATATCGTCCTTATATTTAGTAATTGCTATTACATTTTCATCTTTGAATCCGAACTTCTCAAACATTGTCCTTCTCTTTCCTATTCAATCTTTACACCAATAAACTCAAGCACTTCTTTTAACCCCAACCCACCTTCTGACATAGGCTTCATACAATATTGCCATAATTTTGGATGAGTGATTTTTAGGCTTTGAAATCTATTCGGTTCTTTTTCAAGGTGACATCCATACATACAAAAGACGCATCCTGTTCTGTTACACTTTGTTGTCTGCCATTTTCCTTTATCATCCTGTATAATCTCTCCATATACAGGAGCATAAGGTAAATTATATTTCTTAATATATTCAAGAATATCTTGCTCTGTCCAAAATGATAGTGGTTGAGAAGTTGGTCGTTTTGTATCAAAAGCATTACATCCATGTACTTTCCATGCAGTTTTTCTTGCCTGACTCTCACAAGCCATAGTGCCGATTATTGGATGATTACCTGTTTCTTTTTCATATTTCTTTGCTGGCTTCTTTTTCATAACATTGCAACATTTATTACTAATAAGAAATGGAGCTTCTAATAAGAATTTCCATTTTTCACAATTATAAATGCTTTTATTTCCATTCTTATCCAGCAATTCTCCATTTAATCTTTTTATCCGATATGTATATTTTCCTGTTGTTTCATGCCTTCTAGCTTCCTCAATAACCTGAGAGATTTCTTTACTTACAATCGGATAACCATATGTTTGAATTACTGTTTTGAAATTCATTTCAGGTCTTACCCATGTAACATTTTCAACCGATTTTACAAACTCTCTCAGCTCTGGATATTCAAGTCCTGTATCAACAAACACCGCTGGTGTATCTGGATAAAGCTTTCTAACCAAATGCAATAAAACTGTGCTGTCCTTTCCTCCCGAAAAGGAAACATAAATTTGATTGTAAAAAGGAGTAAAGTTAATGGGTAAACAACCTAAAAGTAAGTTCACAAATGATGATTTAAAAGTTATGCAAAGCTGGGATTTAGACCGTAAAATTGCAACTTCTCTTACAAGAATCGCTGAATTTTATGCCAAATATCCGCATAAAATTTATGTTTTAAGTGTTGTTAGATACAATATATAGTGTATTCATTTATATACTTATCTATATATTGTATTGCTTTATTCCTCACAACAATGTTCGCAATCGCCCTGACAACACTCTCCACAACATTCCTCAGAACAACACTCTTCAGAACCAACCATAACCGCATTTGCTAATACTTCCTGTAAGAAATACGCTTCCAGTTCAAAGATTTTTTCCTTAATTTTTCTCTTACAAATCTCAACCCCAATATCCTGACTGTAATTATCAGGAGATACTGATGCTGAAGATTTAGTAATAACAAATCCATTAGGCAGCTTGCAAGCAACTACTGTACATTTGCCAAATACTGTAGAAATATTAAACTCTGAAGCTTCCATGATTTCATTAACAGCTTCCTCAGAAACACTTAACATACCTTCATCAATTCCAACCGCTACTTCGGTTACTTCTGCAAAGCACTCATGAAGAATCTCTTCTGATATATAAAATGTTCTGTCTGTTACCTCTGATATGATTGTTGCAACTCCAAGTGAAATACCGTCAAGTTTAAAAATCTCACCAAGATTTAATCCCTCAAGACCTTCTCTCTCTTTAATCAGAACATATTTACCATCTGAGTTTTTACTATAGTGTATAACCTTATTAGTTATAACCTTCTTAAAATATTTATCAGCTTCATCAGCCGACATTGTTCCCATATGGCAACCACCAAATCTAAAAGAGATTTCACCATCTGGTTTTACCTCTGTAACTTCACACTCCTCACCAATATTAGTGAAAGCTCCCATTGCCTTGATTAATCTGATTTTCTCTCCTACCTTAACTTGCATCCTTTAGTTCCTCTCTTTCTTCATATTTTTTAGAATACCAAGTATTCCACTTGTCAATAACCTCTTGCTGCTCATCAGATACAGGGTCATTGAATTTTTGTCTTGCCTGAACAATCTTACCTTTTCTTACCTCAATGGTAACAAGTGATTTATCAGGTGAATCTTTATATCTCAGGAAAAGTATATGACAATTTCCTTCAATAACATTTTTGATATATGAAGCTACACAATTGTTCTGACTTACCGCTTCATCTTTTATGGCTTCTGTTGATTCAGGATAAATAAAAGTATAATCTCCAAAAGTCTTTTCCATTTCTTTGTTTATTCTTGCTTTAAATTTATCCTCTTCAAACTGTTGAGACAACCTTGAATAGTTTCTACTTGCAATCTTATGAGTTGTAAGAAAATGCCTTGGATATTTGTCAAACTTATTACTAATTTGTCTCATCATATTGGCATAGTCATAAACTTCTTCAACTGCAAAACCAGTATCTTCTATTGCTTCAAAAGTCTTTAGGTAATCCAGATAATTGAATAATCCTTTGGCAGTATAACCATACTCATTCAACAAGGTATTTAATATGCCTATTTCTTTCCAATTATATTGCCATCTATTCTCTCCATAATATTCCTTTACACTTTTTAATTTGGTAAGGATACGGTATATATCTCTATCGTCTAATGATATAAACTCCATTTGATACGGAAGATTATAAGCATTTGGATTTTCTTTATAGAATAAAACCAGTTCGTCACTCAATGTTATCTTATGGTCTTTGCAGATTTTAATTAAACCTTTTGGTATTTCTTTGATTGTTCCTGAAAAGCTACCACATATATCTTCAAATCCAGCAGAAAAAATTTGCTCATATCGTTGATAATATGGAATTTTTGAAAGAATTGTACCAATATTATATATTGGATAATCCCATTTTCTTTGCACAAATTCAAGGAATTTTGCATACTGCTTATCCTCACAAGCTTCAATCAATTCATTCATTGAAATACCACTTAACTGTGAACATAAATTTTTTACTATTTTTCCTTTCTTTCCGATACAGGTTTTAGTAGCAAAATCATATTTTACAGTTTTACCATCCTGAAAATCGAATATGAGGAACTGCTTTTCTTTGTAAACTAACATAAGCAGTTACCTCTCTCTCTCTCTCTCTCTGGAGAATTTCATCAATCTAAAAATCATATTCTCACCTCCTAGAACATTGCTGCAATATCCACACCTGTTAATACACAAAGGCAATAAATAATACTAAGCATTGAAATCACACTCAAATATACTCCAAATTTTGTCAATGCTCCAGTCTTACTGAGTAAAATAATCAATGTGTACATGAAAACTGCCAAAGAATAAAACAACAACCAACCAACTCTAATCTTCTGAAAAATTGTTAATAAAAACAATACAATATGCAATACTGCTATTCCAAATCCCAACATAACTCCTCCTTATTCAGCTTTTAAATCTTCATATCTTTTGTATAAATGATTCTCAGCATAATACAAATTGTAATCACATTGTTCAATATACCACCAATCCTTTTTATGACCAGCTTTTAATTCGTCATGTAAATGAGAGGATGTATTATAGTTGGAATCTACCATTTGACGAAAACTAAGTTCATCAATTTCGTTGCTGTTTTTTACAAATTCAGCAATCTCCAAGATGTCTTGCATAGTCATATCATCTGTAACAACATAAACGACTCTGACAATTTCATTTTCCTGTCTGAAAATTTTTGATAATTGTTCTTTATTTCTTAAATGGTAAACAACCCTTCTGCACATTTTCATTGGAAAATTACTGTCAATATAGCTGGTATGCATTTCTAAAGGAATACCCATCTCTTCAAGAATATCAAACAACTTTTCATACCAATCTGTATGCGTTTCATATTCGTGCAATGGGTCACCACCACCAGATACAGATACAATATTGCAGCTATTCCCAATTAACATTTGTTTCAGATTATTTAATCCTGTTATTGTTGTTTTGGGAACTTTGATATTATTGTTTTTTACAATGCAATATGGACAACTATAGTGACATCCAAAATTTGTGATAATACTCAAATATTTTTCAATCATGTTACTCCTTTCAGCATATAACCTTAATTGTTATCGCTTCTATCCTCATCTTCGACTTCTTCCATCTCCATAACGACATCACAGTTGCCACATTTGATAGCAATATCTTTCTTGCCTTTTGCAATTTGCTTACATTCAGGACAAGTATATTTGAATAAAGTTTTCTTTCGCTTAATTTTAGGCTTAACAGTAATTCCAGCTCTAAAATATTCAAATGCATTTTCGTCTGGTTTAATGTTGGTCTGAATATATTCTTTTAACTCATCTGACAAAGAGGTATATCCCCAACCAACGCTCTTTCCCTTTTCTACAACAAGTCCTACCGCTTCTGCAAGGGTTTTGAATTTTTTGTTGTGGACATTTCCGCTGCAATCTTTAATTTCATTTACTTTATTACAATAATGAACCATTTCATGTAACAAAGTTTCTACAATTTCTTCTGCTGAACGATTGCCAAACCAACGTGGGTCAATATTGATTTCATAATATGCTTCAGGTTCTTCTGTCGTACTCTCATTTGTTTCCAGAACTTTTTTATCTTTCCATACTTTATCCACAGTAAAGTGTCCAAGCGTTATTCCCTTGGTTTTCTGGATAGTAATAACTGGTTCTGGAAGGTTTTCATCGAACTTATCTTTATTTAAAATATTGAAAATTCGATACAACTCATCTAATGCAATACCAATTACATTCATTTATCAGTTTCCTCCGTTTCCTTTAATATCAAATCAGGTTCTCTATCTTTCAGACGAGTTATAATAGCTCTTACTCCTTCAAGATATAATGGATTAGCGTTTATTGAATTAGCTTCTGTCTCAAACTCAACCAATTCAGTAATCATATTTTCTTTATGAAAATATTCTCCTGATTTATTTACTTTTAAATCGTTCAAGGTATCCTCCTTTCGATATGATGTATAACCTTAATTGTTACTATACATAAGATACCACACATCTATGTTGTTGTCAAGTAGTTATTTGATATAAATTACATAGATTTAAGGTTTTTTAGAATCCATGCTATAACATCTACCGTCCAACCATTTCCACACAATTCCACTCTTTTTGAAGCAGATTTTACACATTCAGTAAAGCCATCTGGTAGTGTCTGCAATCTTTCAGCTTCAATAGGGTGTATTTTTCTAAATGAATATTCACCAAGATAAATATTATTTTTGTCATTACCAGAAGAAGGCAACGTATTCATCTTGATAGTATTATATCTGGCTCTATTTTGTTGTGAATAATTTCCTTTTCCGCTTGTATCCCAACTAACAATAGTGTTATCCCTATTAAATCTAATTGTATCTTTGTATTTCTCAAAGCTTTTAATATCATGTTTGCATGAATACTCAATATCTTTAATAACTTTATCAGAATGTGGATACTCTTTTGAAAATGGTATATTAGTCCAATACAACCTTTTTCGCATTTGAGCAGAAAACTCCATTGAATTTATTTCAACAGGTTCAACCTGTAATCTTTTGGAAATTTCATTTTGAATATCTTTAGATATTGAAGAGTTGTTTTCATACAAAAAATACTCGCAATGGCTTTCATTCAATGCCCTTACAAACTGCATAAACAACTTGAATCCCATGCCATCACAAGTAACCTCTCTATCTGCTCCTCCTCTTGCAATACTCCAGTATGTACATGGACTTCCACCAATCAGCAAATCAAATCCCTGATATTGCGTGAAATCTCCTTCAAATACATCTCCTAAATATTCATCAGATGGATAATTATATTTCGCTACAGCATTGGCAGCTTCTTCTATTTCATACGACACATATCTCTCTACTGGAATACCAGCTCTTTCTAAAGCAACTCTTCCGCATGATATTCCATTGAATAAACTTAATACTGTAATCCCCTTATCTGGAATTACTCTTTTATGTTGGGTGGCTTCCTTATTTTAAATACTTTGTAGTATTCATTTATTTAGCCACCCAACATTTTTATATTATTCTCAAACGAAAGGAGCTTATTTTTATGCTTTTTGAACCTCATAAAAGAGTAATTTTATGTGTACTCAAAGTCCTTATTTTAAAGCTTTAAAAGGTATAACCTTAATAGTTTACATAGCAACTAAGTTTTTTTTGTACCTTTTTCTTTAATTGTCTTTCATATCGTTCTGACACATTCATCAGAACTGCAATTTCTCTACCTTTCAGTCCTTTTAAAAGATAATGAACTAATGTTTGTTCCTGTTCATTTAAAACACCAAGAAGGTATTCGCAATGCATATTTCCTATCACATCATCAATGACAGATTTAGAGTCAGCAAATGTCTCAGCGAAACTTTCCTCTCCCTCACTATCTGTTGATGCATCGTAAGATAGTATGCTTTCCTCTGGAATACTCCTTTTTAAACTAATAGCTCTCCAATAATCATTAATTACATTCTGCATACAGGAATACGCATATGTTGAAAATGTATTCTCATTCTCTGAAGAATAAGAAGTTGCTGCATTACATAACCCTATCGCAAGTAATCCATAATAATCTTCAACTACTAAATTTCTCTTTTTTGCAAAATCATAAATAAGATTATGATTTTCCTCTGCTAATTTTTGCTCTTTTTCTGTCATTGATATTCTACCTTTCTTGCTATTTTATTGTGTACACCGCAACATTCCTTAAACTGATTTCATCAAATCGCTTTCCGATAATAACAACTCTGCCATCGTCAACCAGTTCTGTCAGTCGAGGTGCTGTAGCTTGTCTTTCGTTACTTCTTAACAAGCCTTGATTATAAAGAATAACCGCTACTTCTCTTGCTGTCAGCCCATTTTCTTTATTATCATGTAAAGTTGACAGAATTAAATTATACAATCCATTTCTATCCAATTTTTCAAGACTTTCAAATCTTGTATCAGTTGTAATTGACAACTTTATACCTCCTTAAATTGCAACAGGTAAATCATTCGGTGTATAGACTGGCATTGGTTTCAGCTTAAAAATATTCTTCTTATGCATAGAGTTAATCTTATGTTTGATATTTTCATCTTCACATTCACCTGTTCTGATATATCTGTTAAGTGTTGCATATGAAAATCCCAGATTATCTTCATCTGTAAGTCCACACAAACCATCAATCGGAACTTTTCTTGTCAACTCTTTAGGTAATCCAAGATACTCTCCAATAGCAATTACTTCATCGGTTGTAAGCAGAGATAACGGACTAAAATCACCAGCTCCATCACCGTAACGTGTAGCATATCCTACCCAATCTTCACTAAGATTACAAGTATTTGCCACTCTGCCATTTAAAGTCTGTGCAATAGCATATAATGTAGCCATTCTAATTCTTGCTGGAAGATTGGTACTTGTCTGCATACTCCAGTGGTCGCACAATTGAGGTTTGATTTCATGTTTCAATGATTTAATTGCTCCATGAATGTCCACCGTATAGTTTTCAATACCAAGATGGTCAACAAGTTTGTATGCCATATCAATATCTGACTGTTCACCATTTGGCATAAGAACACCAATCACTCTATCTTTTCCCAGAGCTGCTACACATAATGCAGCAACTACGCTCGAATCTTTGCCACCTGAAATACCTACTACAGCATTACAACCATTTCCATTAAGTAAAAACCAGTCTTGAATCCATGCGATAATTTCTTTTGTTGTCTTTTCTACATTAAACTTATACATTCTATACTTTCCTTTCTATTCAATTTGAGGTGGACTTTCATCCACCTCACCAACGGTTGCTTAACCTAAATCATATCTCCAAATTTCTACATCTACAGAAGATTTACCAAACACATCCTGAATAATTTTATACACATCATTCCAATCTGCACCACCTCTATAGCTTCCAATTCGATATGGCATAGCAACTGTCGCTCCAATCTTCTCAGCTTTCTCACGAATATCTAAGAAAGCCATTTTCATTGCAGTTAAATCAGTCTGCTGCTCATCCATACCAAAATTCTTCTGACCAAAAAGATTAACAATATACTGATACTTAGAATCATATGCTTCAACATTTTCATTCTTCATGGTATCAACCATTACCATAGCCCATGTATCAACTGGAACATACTGAACTGTTCCAAGCATTTCAATTTTATTCTTATTGCAATGCTTCACATATTTAACATATGCCTTTTCAACATGAGGGTATCTGTCGGCTACCTGTGCTGCTACACCGCTTCCCATAACACCTAAACAATTTGTCTGGTGTACGATAAAATTTGCATCTGAATCAAAAAGATTTCCATTGATGTTCTTAATCATCTTTATCCCTTTCTTAGAATCCTTTGCTTTCTGCATGGATGCTATTTCTGATTTCATTTAATGTCTGGTTACGAACAACCTCACCATTAAGGAATACAGTCTCAAGCATATTAATATCAGACTCTTTCACATCATCTGTTACAACCTGACCTTTCTGTATTCCATCAATATATTTGATTTCTCCATCTTTGTTACGATATACTCTGACCATACCCTTCTGAGATTTCTTAACACCATCACCTGTTTTCGGGTCTTTATAAACCAAAATAGGTTTACCATTGATTTCAGCATATGTAGCTTTATAAGCCCAGCCCTGTGTATCTCTTGTGTTATACTGAAAACTGTAAGAACCAGCACCAAATACAACATTTTCAACTGCATAGCCAAGGTTTGTCATATGATTACAAATGCTTTCACATCTTTCAAGTGTAATAGCATCTCCGTATACCATTCCAATATGAGGGTCTAATACTTTATACCCCTTAGAGTTTATAGTTCCACCGAAAATCTCCCAAAGAATATCCAGTGTTCCTCTCTCTTCAATAGTGGCATCACGATATGTAAATGTATCATTTTCACCATCGTTAGACCATGTAGCGATATATTTCTTATTTTTAATCTCAAGATAAATTGGAACAAGCTGTCCAGATGCATCTGTTTCATTGCAATAAAGTGACTGCATCATTGGACTTCTAGTATAGTAGGACTCAAATGCTTCTTTGCTTTCATGGACTTTCCACATTGGGGCAATACCACAAATAATCTCTTCTGGGTCACCGCTGTCAGGTCTAATATTGATTCTACCTGTATGATTAAGAATTACATCCTTATTTTTTCTAACAATATTGTCAACAAAATTCCAGTAATCATAACTATCTGCCACAAAGCTGAAAGGTTTATTTGGATAAAGTTCTTTACACATTCTTACAAAGAATGTTTCCTCATCTCCATCTACTGCATAATTGCTTGTCGTGCAAGAATGTTCAACAGATGCAGACCAACTTCCAACATCCTCATTTTTAACATCAGCTCCATAGTAATCACAAAGATACTGAATTGAAGGGATTGTAGATGTTTTATCGAAACTTGTTAAAAATGCAGCTCCGCTTGTAATAGCAGCATCAAGACTAGCCATACCTCTAAAGGAAAAATCGCCACAACCAACTCTCTTCCAATTCGGATTGTCAGATGTTAAAGCAATATATTTTTCAATAATCTTTCTGTAAATATAAGCCCTTGTTGCTGTTGTCGTAGGTAACCATAAATTACAAGAAAATAATGTCTCAAGATAATTTGTTACCCATGCAAAATCAGGATGTGTATTTTCGACTGTACAACAAGGTACTCTGTATGGCACTTTTGTACCTTCTGGCAAAGCCTTAATTTCAATCGGGAGATAGCCAAGTTTATGAAGTGCTTCAATATGTTCTGTATGAGCATTTTCATCAAATGTATTATGGATATACAACTTATACTCATTAAGCACTTCGTCTAACGGTCTATCAAAGAAATATTCATTAAACTGTTTTACCAAATATTCCTTAATAAATCCCTGTAATCCAAACCAGATTACAAATTTGCTCTGAGGAAAGAATTTGTTACTACGTGGTGTCCAAGTGGAATACATCATTGTCATTCCATCTGGGTACATAGCCCGATGTGCAATTTTATAAAAATCGCATAATAACATCATATTCTTCATTTTACTTATCCTCCTTACAATGGCATCCACAACCGCAATCACACACGTTCTCAGCATAATCAACATTCATAGCAAATACAGTTACATTTTCATCACTCTTAAAAGGATAAATGCTATCTGTTGTGAACACATGGTCAATCAGCTTTCTGTGCTGAGTTGTTCCAAAAATACTTTTCTTTTCATAGTCCACTGTAAGAAGATTCATTTTATCGTCACCAAACTGACCATCATAAATACTCTTTTCACAATGAGAAACAAACAGATAAATGTTTCTTGCTCCCATCTCTTTCAATTTCTTTGCTGCATAATAGAAAGTTCCACCCTTACTACAAATATCATCACGAATAAGAATATCTCTTCCCTTAATATCTTCAGGTTTAATCCCCATAACATCTAATCCAAGAATCCGACCTGTTCCCCATTCTCTCTTCTTAACACCAAATGCATACGGAATCTTAATCCCTTTGGAATATCTCTTCATAGCCCCCTCATCAGGGAAAAACATAATCGGTGCAATACCATCGTGAATCAACATATCAAGCACGTTGCTCACAAAAATATTAGTATTGATTACATTGCAATTCTTGATAGTTGCTGCTACAACACTTGAATGTGGGTCAACTACAAATACTCTGTCAAAATTCAGAGAATTAATCATTTCTGCAAAATACTTCATAGCAAAAATATCATTTGGCTCTTCGATTCTGTCCATTCTTGCGTTAGGTACATATGGAAGGAAAAGAGATACATTCATTCCATGTGCCTGATAGAATTTTGTTAAAAATGAAACTGCTACAAACTCAGCATCATCCTCATAATTCCAAGTAATAACAACTGTTTCTCCCTGTAAGCTAACATCACCTTTTACATTTGCTGTTCCATCAGGAAATCTCTTTACTTCAACTTCTTTTCCATTTACTCTAATCATAATCTTCACCTTTCTTTTTTGATATATAACCTTAATAGTTGTAACTGTTATTTAGTTTTCATTTGCCTGTGTGGATTCATCTGTATCTGCCTTTGCTTCTGTTGTTTCTGTAGATTCTGAATTTTCTCCATAATGTCTACCAATTACATCAACCTGACAGCTTGCCATTGTTCTAAGAGCTGCATTATGAGCTTTAATACTTGTACCAGCACAACAATGACTATCAACCTTAATTACCGTATTTGGCATAGCAGTTCTTAAACCAATGGCATTTGCTACAACACAAATATCTGTGCATACTCCGCAAAGTTCAATTTCATCACTACTACTACACACCTGAGAAAGAATTGCAATCAAATCCTTGCTTGCAAATGTATTTTTATCAACTACACCTACATACTTTTTCTGTTTGCGAAGCATCTGAACAGCTTCCCAAACATCCTTGTTGATACTTTCTCCACCAGATTTTTTAATACAATGCGGTACAGGAAGTTTCTTGCCTTCAAGAGTATCCAGATAATTGTCATAATGAATATCTCTTGTCAGATAAATAGAATCATAATCCTTTCCGTATTTCTTCAGCTTTTTTACAAGCTTTGGCACAATGGCTTTTGTCTCGTCATTTCCTAACGCACCATCAATAAAGTCATTCTGCACATCCACTACAACCAAAATCTTTTTGTTCATAGTTTTAACTCCTTTACATTCATATTATCGTTGATTATGATTAACCAACAGTGCTGGTGATGGGATTCGAACCCACACGTTATTTCCAACAATAGATTTTGAGTCTACCTTGTCTGCCAGTTCCAACACACCAGCTTAGTGTGCCATATGGGATTTGAACCCATGACCCTTTGATTAAAAGTCAAATGCTCTACCAACTGAGCTAATGGCACATATCCATAATGACCTTTCATAACATTATGGCGATTTGAGCGATTTCCATTTCTGTTTCATAAGAATTTTCAGATATTCTCTTATCTTACTTTTTTACTTGAATTATATATCATTTCAAATTCTAAGCTATCTTATAACGGTACTGTGTCTGGGGCTACTCCAGAGTTGCTAATTTAATAGCTGTCTAATTATCAGTGACACTCCTTTAGTTTTACGTTTCGTTCGGGCTTTTGCTCCAATTCTTAATAATGCACACCATATAGGCGAAACGACAGGTTTTGATATTTAACTGGGGTAATCGGATTCGAACCGATGTATGCAGCAGTCAAAGTGCTGTGCCTTACCGCTTGGCGATACCCCAATGGGTAGATACAGTTTAACCTATAATTAGTAGCTAATCTAATTATGTTCTCCTACTGTCTAAAGGATGCACATTTTCATTTTAACCCACGCATTGTCTGCATTTACAACACTTGAACACTGACGCAGTTCCCTACGCTATCTTCAATATAGCTGTTTATGTTTCTCCAGTGGCGAACTGGCAATGGTTAGCCAACCCATATATAATGAAAATAGTCTAAGCGTTAGATAGATTGCTCTATCCGCTGGAATCGTACCAGCCCATCAACTATTGTTGAATCGAACCTCGCTTTTATTTTGCTACTTATTAGCCTTGTGTAAAATCTTCAGTCAGGAACAATCATACTTTAAACAATATCCAAGGATTTTATAAAACCTTATTATTTATTATTTACTCATTGACCTTTGATTCGTTTTAACCTTTGAACTTTTACCTTTGCTCTGTGAACTTTAAGAATTAAGCTTTACAGCATATTCTTCAAATATCTGTACTCTCTATGCGAGAATCATTTTTTATATTTTTATTCATAAGCATTGAATAATTGTTAAGGTGTTATTTCTTATTTATTTTTATATGAATCGAAACAACAAAAGTATTCATAGATTGTCGTTTAAGATTTTCAATAAGCAGCAAATATATCTTAATACTCTACAGTAATCTCTGTAAGAGCATTGGAAACAGAAAGTGCGGAATCAACTTCCGTTGTGAAATCAGCAATTTCAACTTCAAGAGCTTCAATCTTCTCCAGAATATTAACTGGGTCAATCAATTCCATTGTATTTGCTTCAATATAGCTCTTTCTTGCTTTTTCATACTCTTCATTCGCTGTTTTGCTTTCCTTCTGTCCAAACAATCCAACGACATATTCTGTAGCTTTATCATCAACTACACTATTTTTTGAAATGATTGCAGTCATAGCTGAATCATACTGCTTTTTCATTGCATTTTTTAACTGGAGCTTCAAATCAATTCCATGATTATTCATCTCTATTGCTTCTGCAACTGTATATTCCTTTCCACCAATTTTAACAATCGTTTTTGCGTTTGAAAGGACAACTGCTCTTTTGATTGCTTCTCTTCGTCTGATAAGGTCAGATGCTTTATTGTAAGAAGCTTTCATTGTTTCCTGATACTCCTCTACAGTAACCCCATTAACCTTTTCATTTGAATGTTTGTTTGCCAAACAAAATCTTGCTGAAGAAATTGCATTATTAATTCTGCTGTCAAGAATTTTCAGCTCACATAATGCTTTATGAATTGTCATTTTTTCTACTGTTGCCATTTTAGTTCCTCCTTATTATTTAACCTTTAATATAATGTATAACCTTAATAGTTATATCTTTAAAAGAAAGCTTTTTGAATCTCTCTTAACTTGTATTCAGTATAGCACATTGCTTACTACTTGTCAACAACTATTTTAAAGTTTTTATCTCTTATTTATGTCGTTATTACCGTCTTTCAATACATCATAGCACACAGAAATACGGAATTTTTACACATAAAACTAATATTTTATGCTTCAACGTATCTATTAACACCCTTTAAATGTATGTAATTTATCTGGATGCAACATAAAAAGCTTTTCTGTTCGGGCTATATGCTCATGAACTTTTAAGCTGGATGTTACTTGCTTTTCCCAAACACACTTAAAATCAGGTGGCATTTCATATTCACTAACACATAAAATATTAGTTTCTGCCACTTTTCTACACCAATCATAGAACTGTTCATAGTCAAATTCACCTGTAGAATACTTTGTAACCCCTTTATATGGTGGGTCACAATAGATTAAAGCACCAGATAATGTATTCATATCAATATCCAGATAATTTTTACTGGTCAATTTAACATCTTGAATAAGCGGAACTTGTTTCATAATATTCCTTATTGCTTCATTTGGAATATCTCTAGGGGTTACACCATCTGCTTTAAATCCTCTGGCATAACCACCAAAGTATTTTGAACCAAATGTACTACAGAATCCAACCAATCCAACATAATAATCAGGATAATTCTCTTTGTTTAATCTGACAGAATTATATTCATCTTCTGATATTGTTGATGGTGGTATCCAGCCTTCCTGAAGTTTTTTCAATAAAGCAATCAGTTCTTTATGAATGTCATTACCCACACGAACCTTGCAATGAATTTTATCCATCATATTCAATCCACCGCAGAATGGTTCGTAGTAGATACTGACATTATTATCATCAATTAGTGATTGTAATATTGGTGCAATTTGTTTTGATACCTTATTTTTGCTTCCAACGTACTTAATAACAATCACTCCTTATGCTGCTTTTACCTTCTTTTTCTTGTTCTTCACAACTACCTTACCATCATCCTTATCCTTACCCCAAAATACATTGCCACTTACAGGGTCAACATAAGGCTTAGTCTGTACAGTATTACGAATAAGTGTATCCCACTTCATATCAGATGTCTTAGGTGTCTTACGAGACTTAATCTTCTTACCAGCAGCAATTTTCTTTGCCTTTTCCTGTTTGTTGATGATATGTCTACCTTCTGCCTTATATTTTGCACAAGCCTTTGCTCTTGCAGAATCCTTACCATGTTTAGTTCTTCCCATTATTGTGTCCTCCTTTTAATTAAAACATTTTATCTTCATCAATGTCTGTATCAACATTGGTGTCGGTGCTTTTATCTGTAGAAATACCTACATTCACACTTGGTACAGATGGTGTACTTAATTTTCCACCAAGAAAACCACCCAGTAATGCAGTAATATCAATACCTGTAGACTCTTTGATTCCATCTGTAACCTGACTCATAGTTGTCATGATGTTACCAGCTAACTGTGAAGAATCTCCACCGAACATTTTGATAGAATCAACATTTGTATAACCCTTACCAACAGCTTCGGCAATCTTCGGTAACTGTTCAAAGTAAACCTTGATAGTATCAAGTTCCATCTGCTGTCTAGCTGCTTCACCATATTCTTTCATGGCTTCTGCCTTTTTCTGAATACCAGCAGCTTCCGCTTCTGCTTTAGCTCTTGTGGCTTCCGCTTCTGCCTGTCCTTTTGCTGCAATAGCTTCTGCTTCTGCTTTACCAGCAGCTTTTATTGCTTCTGCTTCCTGTTCCTTAGAGAATCTTTCTGCTTCTGCCTTTGCTTTGCGTGACTCGGCTTCTTTCTCTGCTTCAAACTTATCTGCTTCTGCTCTTTTCTGTCTTTCAAAAAGCTCTGCTTCTGCTTCTTTCTGTCTCTCATACTGTTCTGCATCGGCTTTCTGTTGTGCTGCATATTTATCTGCTTCTGCTTTCTTTTTAATAGATGCTTCCAGAGTCTTTTCCTGAATAGCAACCTCACGTTCCTTCAACTCAAGCTCTTTTTCCTGTTTTGCAAGATTGGCATTAGCAGTTGTAATTTCTACAGTCTTTCTCTGTTCCTCTTCCTGAATCGTGTAAGCTGCATCCGCTTCTGCCTTTTTAATATCAGACTCTTTCTTTAATTCAGCTTTCTTAATATCCAGTTCATTCTGTTTAATAGCAATTTCGGATTCAGACTGTACTCTTGCATCATTCGCTTCCTTAGAAGCTTTTGCCTTTGCGATTTCTACCTCTTTATCAGCATTTGCTTTTGCAATAGCAGCATCCTTTTTAATCTAGGAAATGTTATCAATTCCTAAATCATTGATAACGTGATTTTCGTCAGAGAAACGCTGTACATTAAACGATACCAATTCTAACCCCATCTTTTTAAGGTCTGGAATAACATTTTCAGACACTTTCTCAACAAAAGTTTTTCTATCGCCAATCAGCTCAAGAAGTTTCATTGTACAGATAATCTCTCGAATATTTCCTTCAAGAACTTCTGTAACAATATCTCCAATTTCCTGAGTAGACTTATTCAAAAAGTTCTGAGCTGCAATTTCTACCATTTCCGATGTAGAACCAACTTTAACATTTACTGCTGAATCAACATAAATATTAATGCAATCAGCAGTAGGTACTGCATCTCCTGTCTTAATATCAAGTGGAATGAGTTTTAAAGAAAGTTTATCCATTCTCTCAAAGAAAGGAACTTTAATACCAGCTTTTCCAATAAGAACCTTTGGTTTCTTTCTCAATCCTGAAATAATCAAAGCTGTATCTGGAGATGCTTTAACATATCCAGATGCAAGAACACCAACTCCACCGACTCCAACAACAAAAGGTAACGCAACTGTAATTCCATTCATAACTTCATTTAACATTTATTTTTCCTCCTAAATTAAATTCATACTTTTTTGATGTATAACTTTGATAGTTATTATATGCTATACGTTAGACAGCTCTTTATACTCTTTAAGCATTTCAGCCATATCTGGATTAGCCTTTGCTAACATTTCATAAAGTACAATCTCCTGATTGTCTTTAATCATAGCATCCATTCGCTTCTTCAGAGCATTTTTCTTCTTACGATTTTCCTTGCGTTTCTCAAAATCTGCAAAGTCAACCTTACACACAACTTCCTTTGTAACTGTAACACCATCATAGTCAACCTGAGATTTTACTTCAGATACTTTTCCTACAGAAAAACCTCTTGTTGTATCAACCAAGACAAAATCATCCTTTTTGATAGTATCATCGAATAATGCAAATGCATAATCCTTTGTGGTATTAACCCATTCAGAGAATCTGACCATTGCTACTTTGTAATTACCCTTAACTGCCATATTATCTTCATACCTTTCTAAATATATTTCTTTAATCACTAATTCTTTTCTTCCCAGTCCATTCCAATTATCAAAACAGATTTTACAACTGGTCGGAGAATAGTAATTTAAAATTGTTCCTATTTGTTCATATGATTGAATATGCTCGGCAGTAACAATTATTCTGTCACCAGATTTAAACTTTTTCATCTGTATCACCTATCCAATCTTTCTCAAAGATTCTTCTCTATATTGATTAATCCTTCCACTATCCAATTTTACTTGCACGTACTTTCTATTGTATTTTGGTGGATAATCAATATATCGAATTACTTCTCCAGTGCCTTTTGTAGTTCCACAACTACTTTGTATTTCGACTCTATTACCTTTACAGAACCGCATTAATACTGTACAGCTTCCTGTCTGGTGATAAAGAAATGGATTCCAGCAGCACATTCATCCCATCTGTCTGTCTCAAAATCCTCTACTTCAACCGTTGTTCCTACACGATAAATAAAATTACTATCGTAATTACTCGGAATTGAAGTTAATCCATCATCCTCACCATCTAAAGTTGTAATAGAAAGAACTTCTGCTTTAGAACAACGACACTTACGACTTGTGGCACTGGAACGTAAAGCATCTTCCGTTATTCTAAGTTTTACAATATGACCATTTGCTTTCTTATAACCAATGAATGAACCCTCTTCAGGGCATACAAGAGCAAAGAACCCTGTACACTCATCATATCTAACATTCAGAAGGTCAGCACCACTGAGGTTAGCACTTCTGAGGTTAGCACCACTGAGGTCAGCACCACTGAGGTTAGCACTTCTGAGGTCAGCACTTCTGAGGTTAGCACCACTGAGGTTAGCACTTCTGAGGTTAGCACCACTGAGGTCAGCACCACTGAGGTTAGCACTTCTGAGGTCAGCACTTCTGAGGTTAGCACCACTGAGGTTAGCACTTCTGAGGTTAGCACCACTGAGGTCAGCACCACTGAGGTTAGCACTTCTGAGGTCAGCACTTCTGAGGTTAGCACCACTGAGGTCAGCACTTCTGAGGTTAGCACCACTGAGGTCAGCACCATAAAAATCATATTCATTTAATTTATTCTGATTGCCTTTGGCAATCAGTTCCAGAACTTCTTCCCTGTTAAATGGTTTAATGTGACCGATTTTCTCAAAATACTGTGCTTCTACTACATAAGATGCTCCAAGACAAAACGGATTACTCTTATGAGACATTACACGTACTTCGATTTCATCTCCATGAACAGAAAGGATTCTACCCCTTGTCATATCCATGTCTGTGATACAATAATTATCTGATATTCCTTTTACAATATCATCTACAACAAAATTCATACTATTTACCTAACCTTTCTTTGATATTATCCTGTAAAATTCCATTTAATTGGATATACATTACTTCCGCTGCCTATAAATGTGAAACTATCGCCACAATAAGGACATTTGCCCTGACAAGGTGCATAATGCGGATTATCCTTTGAATATCGTTCTCTTTCACGATAATCAAATACATGACCTGTTTTGCACTGACACAGAAAACTCATTTTATTTTGCATGGTTTTCTTTTTCTTTCGGGTGTACTCAGGATGTTCCCTTGCAAATTCTTCCCAAGTCATACGACTTTTCTCTGCCATTATTTTTCCTTTTTCAATGACAGATTCTTAATCATTGGCTTATGCTTTAACATTGCTGCATCTGTTGACTGAGTAATATCCACAACAGTTACTACAACCTTTTTTCTGCCCTTCTTTGTATCAGAGACAACCAATACATCATCTCCTACTTTTACAGGAATACCTCTAGTGTTCTTCCATGTATATTTCTTATGGCAGTTTCTAAACATCCCAACGATGTAAGTTACTGGTGGTCTTTCTACCTTATCCTCCTGAGTAATGCAAGGAATTTCTTCCAGACCACATTGATTTGCAACCAGATAACGTACATAATTATCTGTCAGAACTCCATCAGAATTAACAACAATCGGTTTATCAATGGTATTATGCTTTTCAACATAATTCTTGACTCTTTCAATCTTGTCACTTCTGGGAGTGCTTTGAGTGAACTCTTTCGGAATAATCACTTCCGAAACTTTAATGGTTCTCATGTTCTTCTCCTTTCTTGGTGTATAACCTTAATAGTTTATTGTAATTATCTAAGCATAGCTTAGATAATAACCAAAAGTTTATAAGTAATACTATGTATCCGAAACACAAATTCATACTGTGCTTCGCTATATTTCTTGAACATACACTCTGTAATTTCATTTTGTAATACATTGAATAAGAATGTATGTTTTCTATCATTCTTATAAAAGATGATTCTGCCATCCTCAATACTTCCCGACACTTTCTTTTCAGCAAGTCTTGATAACAACATATAGGGATTCTCAATATAAATATCCATGTGGATTTCTGATAATCTCAGAATTGTTAACTGCAAAACTTTTAAATCATTATCATTTGCAAATCCACAATTCTTATAATTTTCAATCTGACTCATAGAATTGACTCCTTTCAACTAGACAAGAAGTTTTAGATGTGCTAAAATATGGTTGCACAAATATACCTCTTGTTGGTAATTTAGATGCTGCCTTCGATAGTCGCTCGCCAAAGTCATTATCGAAGGTATTTTTTATTGTATGGACATAATACCATAAATCAAAATGTTTTGCAAGATTATTTCGAACAAGTGTTCTGCCTTATTCTTCGAAAACATCAATATGCCCTTTAACTATTTCTCTAAAAGCTCTAACTTCGTTGCTATAATTACATCTTTCCAGCTCTTCAGAAATAATCCTGTGTATCGTTCTGTCTTTCTCTTCTCTTCCAAAGGCTTCCTGTAATGTTATATCATGTTCTGCAAAAATGTTTTTTAGCCTGTACATGATACCACTTATATATAATTGCATTGGAAGTAAATTATATTCGACATACTCTTCAGAAATCTTTCTCAATTTATTATAGTAACTAAATTTAACATTTGGAGAATCATTTCTACTTTCCAACTTAAAAACTGTATCTGGATAATCGCCATGCACTTTTATTTCAAATACTCCATAACGATTTTTGCGTTCCCATGTATCAGTTTGAGATAATTCAATCAAATCTCCGCATAATTCAGATGAAATTTCTAAATCATATCTATGTCCATTTGATTCTTCTAATGTAACTTTATTTCCTTGTATGCGAGAACCCCTAAGATTCTTTATTACACTCATATCATTATTATAAATTCCTTCATATAGACAGGAAAATAATGCTTGATAATATAACGTATTTAATGGTTCAAAACATTTTATGTCATGAATCACTTCTAAATATTTTTTATGAGATATAAATTTCTGTGCTGCTTTAGGTTTAGCTTTCATCCATAACACTGACCTGTCCATTGATTGAATCATTTGGTACAGATTATCATTATCAACCAGTCCATCATTTTTTAGCCATTTAGCGTATAACGATAATACATAACATATTGTAGTTATATCTTTTTGACTTTTTGGTTTTGAATCCAATATTAGATTCTCCAATTGGATTAGATTGTAATTGATGATGTCATTCCAGTCATGTTTCGAATTAATTATCGCTGCTTTAACAACCTTTTCCGTATTAGGAGATTCTATTGAGTTTATGAATCTATCTACATTACTCATGATATGCTCCTTTCTTTTTCGTTGTTGTTCTTTTACTTCAGCTAATATTATTATACGTAAATTGCCTTAATTTTAGGAACTAACAACCAGATATTTTTTTATTTTTTCTGTAGAGATATGTATTTCATCTCTGTATCTATATATTAGCATACATGAGTGTAGTTGTCAACAACATTTGTGGTATTTTTTACCAGAAATCTTACCGTCTAACCAGACACAACTCCATATCCTTCATTGGGTTTACAGGTTACAACAAGCTCAACACCATATGCCTTTTCTATCTCTTTAATATGGTCTATTCGCCTTAAAATAATACTTTCATGTACATTGGTATATAATACCATGTACTTTCTGCCAGAATCAAAATCTGGATTTGCTCTCAGTTCTCTGGACAATTCAAAACAAATAGCCTGTAAGAACTCTTCAAATGTATCTGCATCGTAAATAATTGCATTTGGAACTGTATTAAGCTCTTCTTTGTAAGACGCAACCTTTACACCATTTTCCTTTGCCAGCATACCAACGATATACGCTTTACCAGCAATGCCCTTTAAAAGTAACATATAATCTCCTTTCAATGTATAACCTTAACAGGTAGGAAAGGCGGTAAAACTACCGCTGTTCCTACTCTATTATATATTTTACGCTTCATGCTCTTCTGAATCTGCCATAATGCTCTCAGCAAAGCTTTCATATCCATCGTTTACATCGTTTTCAGAATCAACGGTTTCCTCTGATTCTTCTACAGATTCAGAATCAACTTCCTCATTAACTTCCGTATTATCTTCAGCTCCATCCTCATCCATTTTAAAGAACTCTGCATAGCTGTCTGCTAATGCCTTATCTCTTGTCTGGATATTCATATTTTTAGATACACCAGAAGTAGCTGCCATATTGTAATCTTCAGATACGCTTGCACCATCGTCTGTTTTAAAGAAATCAACAATCCAGTCTGCCATAAGGTTTTCATCAATACCAGCTTCTACAGCCTTTTTAAAATAAGGAATAAGTGATACCATATGAGTTTCAGTAAACAGTTTCTTAGCAACCTTTTTCTCTTTACGTTCAATCAGATTGTAATGAGTATCAAAGATAAGGTCAAACACTTCAATCAGTGCCAACTTTTCAGTTTCAGTAATCTCTGTGTTTTCAAGCAATGGATTAAATACTTTACTCTCAAAGCTTACATCCTGAATATCATGATTCATCATGCACCAGCACTTCATTACTAATGCTGCCTGATTCTTGTTTTCGATTGCTTTCTCTGTCAGCATACCATCTGTAGAACTAAACAGTTTATGAGAACCAATATTTAACAGACCTTCAATGTCTTTACAAGATGCAAGTGTTCTTGATTTTGCACTCAGAGGTTTACCAGCATTTAATCTCTTGAAAAGCTCTTTAGATTCTTCGTTTGTCAGATTGTCAAAGTAGATAACACTGATACGTGCGTTCTTTACCTTCTCCTGAAGTCCTTCTGGAAGGTCTGAGAATTTCATACCTGAAATATCAACTGTTTCGTCTGTATCTGTAAGCTCATCATAATATGTTACAGGTGGCAAATCTGTTAAAGCAAATTCATCATTGATAAAACTTGCAATAGTGGAAAGTCTCTGTTTGCCATCCATAATGTCATACACATTACTGTTTCTCTTACCAGAGCCATCATCAAATCTTCTTGCATATACCGCTGGAATCGGAACACTGATGATTGTACTTTCAATCAATCCAGACTTTCTTGCTCTTTCCCATACCAGACCTCTCTGTACAAGATTTGTAAAGACGATTCTCTCATTCTTTACCATAGCTGCTAACTGTTTTGCTCCCCATGTAATACTTGCGTTTTCAAATGACATAATGTTTCCTCCTTGATATTTAAAATGTTGTGTTTGTGTGTTGGGATTTTTATTTCCCTCTCTTAACTTAACTACATGATACCATATATCTATGTAGTTGTCAAGTAGTTTTGGAATATTTTTTCTACATATATTCTAAACCAAGTTCTACAGAATAATACATATCAGCCACTTCTTCATCCTGTAAACCGATATATTTCATTGTTACCTGTGTGCTAGAATGACTAAAGCAACATTGTAACATAACCAGAGCTTTTTGCTTGTCTTTGGCATTATGCCAACACCAATAGCCCCAACTCTTTCTAAGGCTATGAGAACCAATGTTCTGTACAATACCAGCTTCTTTTGCTGTATCACTTATAATTCGCCACAACGATGCTACAACAATAGGTTTCTCTCCTTTTCTGGAGGTAAATAAATACTCATCAATATTATCATAAGGATATTCAGACAAATAATCCTGTACTGCTTTTTTTACTGTCTGATTAAAATAGAGTTTAACAAACTTACCCTGTTTTCTCTGCTTCATCGGTTGTAATACATAGACATCTTTAAATGTACCATCTTTATTCAAAAAGAATGACCATTTAAGTGTTCGTAAATCACTTGCACGAATCCCTACATTCATACCAATAAAGAATAACAGTCTATTTCTATATGCAATCTGTCTTTTGTTATCGTCTGGTGCTTCTGTAATATGCTTATCAAATATCTGCACCATAGCAGCAATATCTTCCTCTGTCTTAAAAGCATAAACCTCAGAACTCTCTCCTGATTGTTTATTGCAATGAGTACGCTTAACGCTGCCATCTTTATTATACAGTTTTTCAGGTTTTCTTTGAGCTTTCCCATCAACAACCATGAGTTGAATCACATTTGAATTTTCACTCTGCTCAATGGCAGCATTTGTTGTATTCATACTACTACTCCTCCTTTACCCAGTATCCATACATAGAACACTCTCCAGAATCCCATGTATCAAAATAGTGACCATCCTTGCTGCATACATAGTGATTTGCCACAATCAAAACATATGTACCTTCTGAATGTTCTTTTGTAAAGCTATCAACAGTAGGACGTTTTGTACCTTTCTTATTACTGATGCCTGTATAAACATACCCATTACTTTTCAGAATATGTTCAAATCCATATTTACAATTCATCGGGCACTGAACTTCTCTGGAAAGTTTATACATCATATCGTAAGCATCAAGCCACGAAAGGTTTTCTGCTTTACAGATTGTTCTGATAGCACAATCTCCATAATTGTCTTTCAGGTCTTTGTCGTTAGGTTGATAATAAGTATATCTTCTTTTGCTCATATCAATTACTCCTCTCTTAACTTAACTACATGATACCATATATCTATGTAGTTGTCAAGTAGGTAATTAAATTTTCTCTATACTATTTTCATTCAATTCAAAGACATTAACAACGACTTCAGACTCTCCTCTACTATCAAAGTAGGCTAAGATATTTGACCTAGATATATCTGCTTTTAAAATATATCCTTCTTCACTATCAGTATCATATCTATGAGCAAACCATTCTGCTTTAGAATAATCAATTGTCCATGACAAACCATGAGGATTTCTATTTATTGCAACACCTCTATACACTGTCAAAAACTCTGGAAAATCTTTATATACTTTATACTCCTGTTCATCCATCAGTATTGTTTTATTGCAGCTCTTAAACCATTTGACAATAGTTTTTAAAGATACGTTTACATCTCCATTTGGATTTTCGCTGGTAACCCATGCATGAGCTAACAATTCAGACATATCATTAACCGACAGATATTCTTTTATATATTTGATAAAAGTCAATCTGTATGATTTTCTGATAACTAAATATACATCATACACTGTAGCAGCACTATCAATAGTTTCACACACTTGATTCTGAACCTGTTTCAAATTATCTTCATTTGCTGTTATATCAACCATTTTCATTTCGCCATTAACTTTAATAGCCTGTATTCCTGTTTCAAAAATTGGATGCATAACAAACATAGGATATAATGATGTTTCAGTTACTTCGATATAAACAAATGATTTTGCAACCGATTTGATTGCATTTATATCAGATTTCTTTTTCATTTTGTTTTCTTAACAACTCCTTTTTCATTTTCTCTCCGTATTCTTTTGATTTTGTTCTATCAGCGAATACATACTCACTCTCTATTTCATTGCCTTCAGAATCTACAATTTCCACAAGATAGCATTTTGTAAGTCTAATTTTCATATTGTCAGCTTTCACAATATATACCTCCGTCACACCAGTATCATTTCTTTTGATACTGGTGTGTTCTCTCTTATTTATTATGCTTCTATAGACTCAAAGAATATATTCAACGCTTCATCTACTGTATCACATTGAACATTAGCAATATCCTCTTCTTTTACTTCTTTGACGAATTTACATCTGGTTACATCGGTTTGCTTTGTACCTTTATACTCTTTATGTCCTTTTACAGTAAAATCAATTTTGGAAATATTCGACATCTCTTCTTCACTATACCAATTAGATGATTTCCACATAAGAATATTACCTTCTTTAAGCGTAATCATATATAAATATGTTTCGCCATATTCTGTAACCCATGACGTAACTTTTGATACTGAAGCAACTTCTTTGTTTCTGTATCTTTTGGACACTTCTCCAAAATAGTCAGACATTTCAAACTTCTTATCTCTGGTAGCTTTTGCAGCTTCCTTTTTTAAATATCTGTTATACCCTTCTGGAAGAAAAGCAAGAAAACCAATATTTTTTAAAGAAGTATATCCCTCTTTTAATAGCACCTGAACATTGCTTATAAAATTGTTATCATCCTCAAGTGAAAGATAATATTTTTTGATAGATTCTACTTTATTGTCGGTTGAATCCTTGTAAAAATCTTTTGTATCAAATAAAACATCATAACATTTATTAGTTGCAAGCTCATGATTGATTGCTGCTACCATTTCTTTGGAACTGTTTGTTTGATAAGCAAGAGCAATCTTTACTAAGTCTTTTGTACAAATGCCAAATCCTGTAGAATTAAAATATCCCATTTTATCAATCAATTCTGTAGCCAATGATAAGATGTTATTCACATCTAATAAATGCTTCCCACCAACAAAACCATTAAATTCTTCAAGTTCTGTAATACCATCAATATATGCTGCCACATATTCTGCATTAAGTCCTCCTGTATAAAGAAGTAAGCATTTACTTCCTACTTGAATAAATTCATTTGTTTTGACATTGTGAATAACATAAAGATTAGTTCTGTTTCTCTTACTATTACAATGTTCGCATACATTATCGGTGTGCTTGAATCTCTCAGGAATCTCTATATCAGTATTGATTTTGCGAATAACATTTCCTTCATTATATACTTCCAGAACTGCTACACATTCCCAATCATCAATTCTAGCAGTACCTTCTACTTCAACAATGAAAAATTTGTATGGATAAAAATTTCCATATTCATCTTTAACCTTCTGAACTTCAGAACCAAGAATCTCAAACTTAAATGGTGTCTTACCATATTTATCACATTTCTTCTTAATACGATTCAATTTCTTTTCTACATCTTCCATGAAATGTTCGCAAATCTTATACTGCATAAGTGATACCTCCTTTTTCTGTACAAATACATTGTATCACTTTTCTATGTAGTTGTCAACTACATATTATATATTTTTATCACATTCAATCTCAGAATCATAATACCGCCATTTACCATCTGTATCCATAAATACTCTTGTAAATGTATTATTACCTGTTGCAATTATTTTACTATTCAAGTCTTTATATCGCTTTCTTTTCTGCTGCTCCCTCTGCACCTGTGATTCTTCAGCAGTCAGATTATATCTCCCTGATTGCTTGAATTGCTCTATCTGAGCTGTAGAATATTGATATGAGTTTACATCCTCCCAAAACAATACTGTATTATCAATGATAATGTTACCAGCACTATCCCTATGTGGTTCTGTTATCTGTTCTGTTTTTCTGTACTTACCATTAGCAAGATTCTTCATGAACTGGTTATTACTGCAATCAGGATTTAATATATCTTTCTGTATCAGCTCTCTGTTCTGCCAGTTCTCCGCTGGTATCACTGGTGTACACTTTTCCTGTAACAGTTCTTTACCAGCAAACAAAATTCCAATTATCCCCAATATATCAACAAACATAATCTCACATCCTTCCTATAAAATCTCAATTTTAAGTGTTCAGCTCTTACTATTAAGGTTATACACTAAACAGATAATAGCATATAAATTACCTTAAATCAAGTCCTTTTAAAACAAAAAGGGATAAAGCCTTAAACTTTATCCCTTTGCCTTTTATTCCTCTTCGGTTGTATCTCCCAAGTCTACACTCAGGTTATTGGATTTTCCGAACTTCAATGTAAATTCTCCATCTGCAAACTGCTTCATGAATGTTTCAATAATAATATTCATATTGATACCTGACTCTTTGCAAGTGTCCTTGAAAGCTGCCAGAACCTCTTCATTGATGGTAGTATTTAACATTGCTCTCTTAGGTTTAATACTAGCCATGTTTAGTTCTCCTTCGATAATATTTTTATGGACTATACAATCTTCCATAATAGATTAACTATATGATACCATACATTCATGTAGATTGCAAGCATATTTTATAAATTTTCCATGATGTACCAATTTATCGAACAGGTTTACTAATTTTGCATCTGGAAATGTAATATTTTACTAATTGAAAGATATTTCTAACTTCCTGAAAAGCTGCAATCAGAATGTCCGACATAGATACTTCGTCATAATTTTCTTCGTACTCATCGTCATATTCTTCCAGCTCATCTTCTAATTCGTACTCATCTGCTTCACACTCAAAGAAATAATCATCCATCCAATATTTTTCTTTTGTAAAAATCAATATGAGTCCAAACGGTATAGATAATAGAGCTATTGTCCAGTCATTTCCTTGAATTTCTTCATTATAAAGTAATCCAGAATTGCATACAACAATAGTTCCTACTATTGTTACCACTCCAATGAATTTCTGTTTGAGGAAATAGAATTTTTCCTTCAGTTCCCTCTCTCTCTCTGATTCTTCGTACATTTTCCTTTCCTCACTTTCAACAATTTTCCCCACTCTGCTTTCATACTGACTTGTGACAGTTAATCTTCCAGATTAGTAGCATTAAGGAAGCACACATTTTCCATGTGTGCTATAGTGTATAACCTTAATTATTATCAACTAATTTTCCAGCCTTATATAATTCTTGTTTATATCTTCTGTGTTCTCTTTGAGTTGCAGCCCATTCTTCCTTAGATGGTTTATATCTTCCATCTGCTTTTCTCTCTTTAAGTTGTTGTGCTGCTACTTCAGCCCTTTCAGGAAAAAGAATAAAACTTATCAAACGTCTTGACACATTATATTCTCTTGCTAATGCTCTTTGCGAGAAAATTCCAAGCTCATACTTATGTCTTATCTCATCTTTCTGTTCGTCTGACAATTTAACCCTTCTATCCTGTTCTCTTGATAATTTGATTCTTTCTGATTTGTATGGCATAGTTATTTCTCCCTTACTATATAATTCCTTGTATTATTCTCATCACGCTCAACGATTTTATCCGCTTTATGATTAAGTAACATCTTTATATGTAATCTACTTGTTTCTGCTTTTAAAAAGCCCTCAGACCTTAATTCTTTCATAGTTTTTCCAGACAGTAGATACAATCTATCTGTTACTTTCTGATACTGTAAAGTAATCAAACAATTTCCATAGCAACCTTTATACCAAGGATAACCATGTTCGTCTGTCTGTTCCTTATCGGACAAATCAGCCATACATAATTTTTCCAATGAATCATTATAATAAAGCACATAATCTATTCCATCTAACTCTTTATACATTATCAATTCCTCCTTTTACCTTATAAGCATATCGAATACTTTGGATTTTCCGATGTAGCTTTAATGGATAGGTTTTGTCCTATCCACCCATCAGCTTTTATGCTCTGCCTTTGCAACTTTTCAATCATCAATTAAAACTTCTAAAAATTCCAAATATCTTGTAATTTCTTTTCTGCACTCTAAAAGACCTTCCTCTAATTCTTTTTGTTTTCCTTCATATTCAAGTGCGAGTCTTTTATTATTACTTATTTTTAACATTTCACAAGTTTCTCTATTATATTTCATATCCAAAACAAGCCTGTGTTCTTCTTTAAGTAACATTAACAATGATTTATTTAACATCTTTCTTCCTCCTTACCTTTTACTGTAGATGTTATCCATCCGACTAGCTGAATTATTCCAGCTAGTTTCGTGCCATTTCAGGACTACTCATCAGGGATGTTTAGAAATTGATTGAAAGACCTTTGATTTCTTCTTTAATCTGTTCTGCTAATTCTTCTGTAAGTTCAACCTCATCATTCCAAATTTCTTCCACACATTTACACTGACCAATCAGATTTGCACAACCTTCAATAATCATACAAACCATCCATGCTTCAGGATTTTCAAATGGATTCTGGGTTGCTCTACCATAATTTTCCACCTGATAGTCGTACACTTCAGCAGCTTCATCAAACCACTCTTTGATATAATCCATAGCTTTCTGTCTGCTAAAAGTAGCACTACCATTCACATTGATTTCTTCCGTCAAGGTGCTTGATAAATCGCAACCATAGACATCTGTTCCAACATACGCATCCAGATTATCAACGATAAAATTCTTACAATATTCTTCAAAAGTTTCCATAAATTTATCCTCCATCTTTTTAATTTTCCATTCAACAATTCAGTTAAAGTAGGTACAGGAAGCACCTTCTGGTGCTTACCTTCCAGTGCTTCCTCCTGATTTCATCTAAAGAAATTTTCCAGTTACTTTGTATCTGGAATGTTCAAATAGAATCCATCAGTTTTTGGTTCTGTTGAGATTTCTTCCATTGGCTTGTCTGCATCCATTAAGGCTTTCTTGATTGTTACACAACCAACTGTTACCTCAAGTATGTAATATCCATCGGATTTTTCCTCAAGCTTTCCCATACTGGTGTACCTCCTTTTCCTAAATTCTCCACTCTGCATCTTTATGGGCTTGTGACCATTTGGAATTTCTTCCAAGCTGCATTAAAGAAAAAGGGAATGGATTTTATTTTCCATTCCCTTACTTATGATTATTTCGACCAGACACAACCAACTAATTCTCCATCATCGTCATACTCAAAAATTTCTGTGATATTAGAATTTTCCGCTGCTTTCTGTTTTGCTTCTTCCAAGCTCTCTGCTCTATCTAAAGCATAATCATTACCATCTTCCAGTGAGTACCACATAATTTTCCTCCTGTCTATTTCTCTGTCAACTTTGCTTTACCAAATTTCATTGAAATATCTATACGTTCTAAACTTCCCGAAATTTCTCCATATGATTTATCTATTTCAACTTCCAACAGATAAAGTTCTTTGATGTCTTTTTCCATCTGTTCTCTTCCATAATTATTCAATCTGGAAAGAACAAATGCATTACTGTCAACACCACTTTCTCTAAAACCAAAAAGAATTTTTCCACCTGTATATTCAACATCTTTCAGTTTTTCTTCCAAACTGCTCCATGTAATAAACAGGTCACTTGTGTAATACTTACAAATTTTTCCAGCAACCTGAATCAAAAAAGTAAGAATATCTGAATAATTGATGCTAAATTTTCCTTCTTTGGATACTCCATAATAGTAAGGATTCTTATTACTCCAACTACCAGCATCTTCCTTTAAAACAGATTCCATTTCAAAATTTTCCACTGTATAATTCTTGCTATCCATCATAAGTTTTTCCTCCAACCTTTTCACTATTTTTATTCCACTCTGTATTTCTCATCAAGGCTTGTGACTTGCATTGGCTACATTAGAATTTGTCCAAATAAAAAAGGAAGCTGCTTTTACACAACTTCCTTTTCCGTATTGATATTGATTATTTTTCCACCTGTTTAATGGTCAGTTCCATGTCCTCTTAATACTATATTTCCATATTCATCTACCACTTCAATTAAACAATTCGGCTGCCGTCCTTTATAATGCAACTTTTTAACCTCACCAAACATTGATGTACAATCAAAAATTTCATACATTTCATCATGACAATCTACCATATCAATATATTCAATAAGCTCATTGGCTGTCATAATTTTAGGATAAACTTCATTGTCTATTACTTTTTGTACCAAGAATTTTTCCATATTGACCTCCTTATCTATTGGCTTGAAATTTTCCAATTAAATCCTCCCACTTTCATGTATGTGGTAACTTCCGTTTTGCCTTTAGGTGTAAAAGAAATTTTCCATCTTTGTCCATCAGAGCCACCGCACATTTCGGATGCATGGTTGACTGTACTTTTCTTTTTACACTGAAAACCTAGTGGATGCTATTCTCTTAACAATTAGTAGGACTAGGCGGTGTTCAGTTGTCGGATTTTCCATCAAGATAAATTACCTTGATTTTAACAATTTTCCAAACCAATATCAATACCTTTTATCTTCTTTTCTCCACTCTGCATTTACAAGGGCTTGTGACCTTTAGTGTATAAAATTCTCCACTAGCTGCATTAGAGAAGGCGGTTGTCTACCGCCAAATCTCTTTAATCTTCCAGTAAGCTATCCAACAACCTGTTTACTTTTTCCATGTCGTTGTTGTCTGCTGCTTCCAGAATATCATCAATGATTTTTTCCATGTTATCTCCCTATTCGATAGTAATATCAAAAGTAGTTTTTCCAGCTTTTTCCGCTTCCTGAATTTTTTCTTCCAAATACTTAAAAAATTCTTCCTTGCTTTTTGCCTGAATACCACTTCCATCATTTTCTCCGATATAAAAATCTTTAATAGTTGTCATTTAATTTTCCTCCCTGTCAATTACATAATCAAATCTTTCCAGAATATCATCCGTATAGTTTGTATCAGGATTGTAAATGAAGTAGGTTAAAATTGTATCGCCTTCCTGAAAATCTTCCACACTTCTATATGAAATGTAATAATAATCAGGGTCAGCACAATTCAAAATTCTTCCATCTCCATCAGAATTTTCCACAACCCCGATGCACTTTTCAATGATGATTTTTCCTTTTCGATTTTCCAAATCTTCCAGACTTAAATCAGCACTATCAATTATTTCAATAGCACCAATTTCTTCCGAAAGTTCTCTGTAAAAGTCCAAAGAATCAGACTTAAAAGAACAAACTTCAACCGATTTTTCCGCAGCTTCTACCTTTACAGGTTCTACTGCTTTTGTGTTACATCCAGAAAATACTCCAGTTGCAACTATAGTTATCATTGATAATACAAGAAATTTTTTCCTCATAATAAATTCTCCTTTTCCTTATTCAGTTTGTAGTTTCCTACGACAAGCGGAAGAAAGGTAGGTAGGAAGGTAAAACTTCCGCTTGTTTCGGCTGGTTACCATCCAGCTCTCATCAGGTAGGTTATTTATCAATATTCAAAATGTGGAAACATTTCAATCATGTCAGATTCTTCCACATTTTGACCATTGAGCTTAATTGTGACACAATATGATACAAAAAATTTTCCTTTTTCATCTTCTATTCCGTCAGCATCTTCACGCTTCCAAAAAGAAAGATAACTTCCACAGATACAAATATCTTCAGGTTTTAAATCATTTAGAAAACGACTGTTTAAATTTTCCAGAACAAATTTTTCAAAATCAAATTCTTCCGCTTTTATATTAAAAGATTTTCCTGTTATCCAGTCAGCATCTTTACACATAATTGGGTCAATCAATTCTCCATCTTCATTCTGTTTATATACATCTCCAATGATTCCTTCCAATTTTACAGTATCTAATTTTCTGTATTTTTCAAAATTCATCATATCTTTTTCTCCTTTTATCTTTATTTGTGGATTCCCACGACACTCCCAAATCGGGAGTGTTTCGGCTGCTATCCCTGTCAGCCATCATCAGGTGGGGTTAGAGTTCTTCCAACTCTTCTTTTAGCTCATCAATACGTTCCTTGACATCTGCTATCTTTTCTTGTAAATCATCATAGGATTCTTTGTAATCTTCATCCCAGAGTTCTTCACGTTCCCTGTCAGCGATACCAATACACTCATCCTGATATTCAGACATTAAATCTTCAACTTCGCCCTGAATTTCTTCAAGTTCTTCGTTAGCTTCGTCAATATCATTTTGAATATCAGTTTCAGTTCTCAGACCTACCCAACTATAAACCTCATCAGCTTCAAACCATAACAAGTCATTCAGTTCGGTTTCGGTCATACCATCTGGATAGAGTTCTTCAAGTTGTGCTTCAAGTTCTTCACACTTGCCTTCACGCTGGATTCTGTCAAGTGTATCAACAGCTCCAGACCATGCCTTGAATGTGTTTAAATCTAACTCATAACTAATTCTCATAATATTTACCTTCCTTTTCCTGTATTTGGGTATAATCCCGACTCCCTGAATATCAGGGAGTTTCGTCTTAATTTTCAAAGACTCATCAGGGGATTTTATGCGACTTTCATAACTTCATCTAAATAGATTCTTAAAGAACCTTTTCTGATAAAAGCTCTACCAGAAGTTGAATAGTGTATCATATGTTTATGAAAACCCCACTCATTTTCGCCATTATGCCAACTGCATACATAATCACAATCATATTTATCATTTTCATCAGGTTTGTAAACCTGAAGTCCAAAAGTACCACTGATATATGCAGCTCCTATTGGTTTCTGATTTGCGTATCTTTTATACATAGCTTCCTTCATTTTTATTTACCTTCCTTTTTACCTTTTTATAGGGTTTTCCCTACCCCATCCCCGAAGGGATGGACGCTTGCAACCTAAAGGGCTATTTATACACGTTGCAACGTGTTATGATGTATAACCTTAATAGTTATGCTAAACAAGAATCATAACAAATATCTTTGTTATCAATAGCTTTTTCAATAGCCTTCTTGTTTACACTCCAGCCTAAAAACTGATATAAGAATTGATACAAGTATTTCATAGTAGTTACACTATAATCCCAGTCTCTACCCAGTGTGAGCTTTGCAGCTCCCTCTTTTGAGTTGTCAATGATTGCAATAGTGCTGTCATAAGATTGGAATACAATTCTAGTATCATCTCTGATAATAAACTGATTTGCTACTTCTCTACCACTTCTTGAGCTTGTCATGTTTTCAACTTTCATCATAATTTTATACCTTCCTTTTTTATAATCTCTTTTTACTTTATAGCCACTCACATTTTTACAATCGGACTTGCGACCGCCTTCGGTATGTTTAACCCTGATAAGATTTTACACGTATTGCAAATAGTATATACGCAACTTATAACCACATGGGTAGCACTCAACTATTTTAATGTATAACCTTATCAGTTAGTAAAAAGATAAAAGGAAAAGGAATATTCACTTTCCTGAAGCGTTACTTTCTAAAGTGGACAAGTCACACCTTATACGGACTACTTCAGGCACTTATTAAGTTATCAAGGTTCAAAGGTTTTACAAACAACTTCGCTTCGCTTGATTGCTTCACTTTGTTCTTTGTACCTTTATACTATCATATCTTTATGTAGTTGTCAAGTAGTTATTTTAACTTTTTTGAAAAAGTTTTTTGTACTTTTCAACTGCTTTTATATGATATTTTCAAGGTGCTTCAAAACTTCGCTTTGTTTTCTTGCGTTGTCTTGTTTGTTTGTAGCTTTATATTATCATGCTTTTATGTAGTTGTCAACTACAAATTTATATTTTTTCAATTTATTTTTTATGGTTGCTTTTCTGTTTTTATTCTTTCCAGATTATTATATATAGTTTGTTTCTGCTTTTCTTTTCTATGGGGTTTATTTGAGCTTTAAAGGGCTTTTATTGCTTTAATGTATATTATATAGGGTTATGGGGTTGTATTAACTCTATAGGGCTTTAAAGGCTTTTAAAGGGGTATAAAGGTATATAACAAGGGTTGTATAGGTGTATAAGGTTGTACAATGATATAAAAGGGATATAAAGCAGCATACAAGGGATATAAAAGGGCTTCAGGGGTGGAGCTGGAAAGAATGAAAAGAGGGAAAGAAAAGAAAATATAATTGCTTTATTGTTTGGGTTTATGGGGTATAGTATGGGGTGGAGTGGTGGACTGTATAAGGGTATAAAGTGGAGTTTATAGAGTTGTTTGTGGGCTTGTTTGGTGTATTTGTGGGGGTTGTATGGTATTATATAGGGTTATATTTATATAAAAGCGGGGGGAAAGTATAGAAAAATGGGAGTTTTTTGTGGGTTTTTAGTTGCTTTTTTGTGTGGGAGTGGGTGGAGTTCTGGAAAGTTTGGAAGGGGTGGAAGGTGTAAAGGGGGTTATTTTGTGGGGTTATGGAAGTATCTATATAAATTTTTTGAGCTGGAAAGAATAAAATAATAATCGTTATTATTTTCTGAAAACTTCTATATTTGTTATACATATAGTTATGAATACTACATGAAACAATATTCTATACTATGGGAGGGGGTATTTATATAAAATGAATGTGAAAAAAATACAGTCTTTCACATTGAAAAAATTAAATCCTTAAAACAAGGGGGTGGGGGGCTATTTTACAAATATTTTTCGATTTGAGCCGACCAGCAGCCGACTGTCTGATAAAACTCTTCCCAACCAAAAAATTTTTTACACTTATCTTTCATTCTAAATCATCCCAAATTACTAAAAATCATCAACATATAACCTAACATTATCTCAACATATAATCCAACATTCTCCCTTTACCATATCAACATATATCTTTATGCACAACGGTACAATCAACGGTACAAACCTATCTCTTCCTCTCCTATTTACCAAATTATCTATCAGAAATCATCTGTTTTTTCCTGAATCATATTCCAAATCACAATCCAACATAACCTATTTACACAACAATCAATATATCAATTTAATCTTATTCTATTCCAAACCTAACAAACACCCTCTTATCTTGTCCTGTCCAAAATGCCTAATTTACAATACCAATTTAATACCATTTCAATACTCTTAAATATTCCTAAATATCCAGACTCAATATCCCGAATATCATTATCCCTCTTTTATTTCTCTTTTATTCTTCTTCTATCTCTTTTACCAGAACCAATTCAAATAGCTCAAATCAATCATATGAAACAATCCAATATCAACTACATTCTAACTACAAGTATATTTTAATCTTCTGCCAGAGAACTTTATTTAACAGAATCCTTATTAAAAAGTATTTAAAATAAAGCTCTATTTTTGCTTCTACCGTTAATTCTTTCCGTTAATTTATATTTTGCTTTAATTCCAATACTTTCTAAATTTTTACCGTCTAATTCGATTTTGCACAAAATAAAGCAATATGATTTTTACCGTTATTTTTAATCATTTTCGAAGTTATTCATAAGGTATCCAATAAGTATCTATTCATTCTTAACTATTCATCAAATACTTTGATTACTTTACATAAGTTACTTCCTAAATTTGAGAAAAATCTCGTATAATAATTTTAGGCATCACTTTTAATGTCACATGGCAACAAGATTTTTGACTCCATCTCTCGCCAGAGAGATAACTATTCTTATTGTAATAGGTATCTTATATGTTTAGAACTGCAAAAACGTGACAAGATTTGTACCAGCTTTTCATACCTTGAGAAAAAGCAGGTACAAGATTTGTACCAGCTATTGCGTTTTACCTACAATGTGATTATTTGATAGTGAAATATATTATCTTTCTTGGCGATTGGAGGTGATTAACATTGCTGAAACAAAAAGTGAATACATACCTGTGCAATTAACAGGGGATGCTGGGAAGTATATTACTATCCCATCTTCTATTATCTTAAACAAAGATATGGATGTCATGCGTGTTGCAGCTTATTCATTTTTTATGTTTCGAAGAGGATTAGACAGTTGTTTATATTTTTCAATCAATGCAATGATACATTGGTTCAATAAAAAGCCCAACAGGAATAAAGGACGTATCAATGATAAATTACTTGGTGTAATTAGTGACTTGAAAGACTTGGGGTATTTAACATATCCAGAAGATGTGTTTACGAAAACAAGTAAAGGTACTGCTCCTATTTGGGAACAATTTGTAGAAGCTTCTTTTGATACAGTTAGTGCTGCACAAGAAAATAATCATAATAGATTTGCTATTATTTATCTTGACGAGATAAAAGCTATTATGAATTATCAGGGTAATCCTAAAGATGTGTATTTAAACAGTTTTTCGTTATTGTTGGTATTTGCTTATTTACGAATGTCGATTATGCGAAGGTCTAATCAGTATAGATTAGACGAAGATATTCTGGAAAGGCAGATACAATTTCCTGAAGCTTATAATGATTATTATAAAGATATGGCTGATGAATTAGGAGTGTCTGTACGCACATTTGGAAAGATTGTAAATTGTCTCAGGGATGAATTACATTTGATTCAGTTCGAGGAAATTGGAAGAACAAAATATATAACTGACGATGGAAAAGTAAAATGGAAAACCAATCATACTATATTTTGTAATTCCTATAAACGAGAGCGTGATTATCTACTCACTGATTCAGAATCATACTGGATTACTGAAATAGCAAATAAAAAACAAAAAATTGGAATTAAAGGAGATTAGAATGTGGATACTTTAGCAAATAAAATTTCTGATAGTAATTATGAATTATCAGAACGAGATTTTTACCCTCCAGAAGATAAACGCACTTTTCGTTCTGGTGTGTTGAATACTGATGGAGATAGTTATGAAGAATTTGCACAAGACTATAATGATATGTGTGAAGAGGAAGAAATGTATGAATTATAATTAACTATTAAGGTTATACGCTTAATAGCAAGAAAGGTGAAATTATGTTAGATACTCAAATCAATATATATAGTGTGGATACAGGTAACTTTTATAGTAATCACGAAGCTCATCTACACTGGTTAAATCACAAATTGCGTTCCGAAAGAAATGCTTTGGTACAAAAATCAAAAGATATAGCCAGTGAACTTTTTAAATACGGAATTGAGCAAAGTGATTTGGATACAATGTTAAAATCTGAATATGATTATTCAGGTTGGGGCGAAGATATAGAACGTATTCAATCTCTTGGAAATGAATATGTCAACCTTAAAGAATTGATTGTCATGAAGAACAGAAAAATCAAGTACAGCAAAGATACTCTTTTGCAACTTCTGGAAAATAAAGTCAATGCAAATATTGTTTCTGATGGAAAACATCATATTCGTGAATTAAAGGAAAATGATGTTTCTGATAAAAAAATAATTTCTGTGTTTGATTCTTCTTTTACAAGAATGATACACGCACAACCTAATGAACTGTCAGAAGATTTTATGGTTGTTCAGGTATATTATTTTGATATAATCAAGGATTTAATATACTACGGATTTACATATAAGGGAGAAAAGTATATTTATTTTACTTCTTCTGCTGGTCAAATTCGAACAAAGAAAACTGTATTCATTAAAGAATCAACATGGAAAAAATATGAAAAAACAATTATGTGTGGACTAACAATAGATGTCATTAATTCAAAAGGTGGTAATAATCCTAATAAGCATTTGGCATACACCGCATTAACCAACTCTGCTACAGATGCATGGGAAGAATTTGATATTGATAAGACGATTGTTATTGATGATTTTGAGACAAATGTGTTTGGAACATATGACTTGGTAGATGATGCAGATTATTCTATCAAGCGTGTATCAGATTATGTGCCAATTACTCATACCGATGGAGCTGGAATGATGTTACCTCATATGGGTAAAAACAGAATGGTTCGCTTACCTTGGGTAAAAGGACTACTTGGAAAATTTGATTATGTTCATTTTATAGAGGTTAATGGTTGTTCTTCTATCATTAAGGACATTTATGGAAAAGAACATGATATTATCGCAGAAGGCATTGAAATCATATTTACGAAATCACAATTCAAGATGTGGAAGTATTATGATTCATGGGAACAATACAAAGAGTATTATAAAAAATATCATTGTACTGCTGGATATACTAATCTTGAAGAGGATAGAATAAGAAATGCAAAAATCAATTATCAAATGCTTCAGACATTAACCGATATTACTGATGAGGAGATATTGGAAATTGCAAAACCATCTATCAATAAATTGCAAAATCTTTGTTCTTCTGTTGAGAACATTAAAGATGCATTTGGTATTACCCCTTATAATTTACATAAAAATTCGTTTCAAAAGTCTGTAGAGTTATATCCTGACTTATTGAATGACGAATATGTAAAAACACAACTGAGGAATACTAAAGATAGCATGATAAAACAGTATAAGTCTGGAAAATTACAGATTTATGGAAAATATACTTTTTTACTTCCTGATTTTTATGCAGCTTGTCAATATTGGTTTCAGGGAATAAAAGACCCTAAAGGATTATTGGCTGACCAAGAAGTATTCTGTTGGTTATTTAGAAAATCAGATAAGTTGGATTGTTTACGTTCTCCTCATCTTTACAAAGAACACGCAATAAGAAAAAATATTGCGTATTGTAAAAATGAACGTCAAAAACTTATAAGAGAATGGTTTGATACTGATGCCATTTATACCAGTTGCCATGACTTAATTAGTAAAATTCTTCAGTTTGATGTAGATGGGGATAAGTCTCTTGTGGTGTCTGACAGGAAATTTATTGAAGTCGCAGAAAGAAATATGAAAGGGATTGTTCCTTTGTATTACAATATGCGAAAAGCATCCCCTACTCTTCTAACATCTGAGAATATTTATAATGGATTGGTGGCTGCTTTTACAGGTGGAAATATTGGATTATATAGTAATAATATTTCTAAAATTTGGAACAGTGAGGTATTTATTTCAGGAACACCAGAGGAAAAACAAGAAGCTATTGACCTTGTTAAACTACTTTGTATGGAAAATAACTTCGTCATTGATTATGCGAAAACTTTATATAAACCGCAACGTCCAAAAGATGTTCATGAAAAAATCATTGCTCACACTAAAGAGAATGTTCCTCATTTTTTCAAATATGCAAAGGATAAGGATGAAGTACAGGTTTCAAATATAAATGCAAGTTTTGTAAATAAGCTAAATAGCATTATCCCCAATCCGAGAATTAATTGTAGGTCATTAAAATTAGGAACTATAGATTATAAGTTGCTTATGCACAATCCTGATATTGAATGTCGTGTCGATTTTACTGATAGAGGAAAATTAATAAAGGAAAAGACTGACCCCTTGATTGTAAAATATTGTGAGTTGAGTAGCAAACATCATTTTCAAATCAATCTAAATTATAAAGAAAATCTTTCTCCTGATTTAATGAAACATTCTCAAATAGTACAGGATTTATTATATAAAAATATTTCAAATGAAATAAAAACAGCTTTGTCTGAATTTGGATATAGTGAATCAGAAATAGCCGATATACTTGTAAAATATTTATACGGAATTAAGAAAAGTAAACACAAAGTTGCATTATGGTTATGTTATGGAAATATCATTTATGAAAATATAAAAGAAAATGGATGTAAAAATAATCATAAAAGTATTCAGTGTGTAGATTGCGGAGAATGGTTTGATGTGTTGACAAAAAATAATAATACTTGCAGATGTCCAGATTGTTATGAAGAATATAGAAAAAATCGTAAATTAGAGACTCAAAGAGCAAGAAGAAACAAAATGAAGTCGGGTCAAAAAATTTTATAAAAGTCTTACAATTAAGGTTATATGCCAAAATTGAGAATTTTTAAAAGCCCTTGTTTTAAGGGCTTTTAAATTTTTTGAAATGTTCATTAGGGGGAAAACAAGCTAATTTGTGTAGTTTTAAAAAATTCCCATGAAATTTAAGTAAGAAGGAGGTTATACCAATGGGTACAGTTAATAAAGAAAAGTTCACAAAAGAACGTCTTATTAAGCGTATTGCGGATGCAGAGCATAAAGATATTGCTCTTGTACGTTCTATATATAACTCTTTAGAAGATACTGTAGTTGAAGCACTTGCTTATGCTACACCTGAGACAGATGTTTCAGTAAAGTTATTTGAAGGAATTACTCTTGAAAGTTCTCATGTTCCTGAGAAGGTTAAGAAAAATAACCTTACTGGAAAGAACATTACTGTTGCAGAACATATTAAAGTGAAAGCTAATATTACACGCAATTATCAGGAAAAGATTAATTCTTAATTTGTTATAAGCAGTTAAACTGTTTATATAAAACCACCTGTTGATTCTTGTGGTTACTTCTTACATTCATATTTAACCTTTCTTAATGAGGGTGTACATACACCCGACTTTGGCTCTATGGTATAAAGGCAATTATATCCGACTGTCTCTCGGAAGATTTGGGTTCGATTCCCAATAGAGTCGCTTATTGGAATGTAGTTCAATAAAAATTGGATGTTTTCATTCCAATTATTCCCTTATAGCTCAGTTGGTAGAGCGTCTGACTGTTAATCAGAATGTCACAGGTTCAAGTCCTGTTGGGGGAGCTTATAGGAAGTTGGTGTAATGGAAACACAACAGTCTCCAAAACTGTAAGATTAAGGTTCGAATCCTTAACTTCCTGTTATGGGCGAGTATGCAAAATGGTGAAGCAAGCTGACTGTAAATCAGTGACGTAAGATACATTGTGGGTTCGAATCCTACCTCTCCCATTTATAGTGAAAGTATTTTAAAAGTAGAATATCCGAATTTATGAATAAGACAACGGAAGGCAGAGGTTCAAATCCTCTCTTTCACTAATTTGCTGGTGTGGTGGAATTGGCAGACACATTGGGTTTAAGCCCCAATTGCATATAGCAGTACGAGTTCAAATCTCGTCACCAGCATTGTGCTTCTCTACATAATGAGAACCTTTATTTTAGAGTGTGTGGTGTAATGGTAGCATACGTGATTTGGGGTCATGGGGAGCAGTTCAAATCTGACACATTCTATTTCTATTGCGGAATAAAGCAGCGGTTAGCTTACCAGTCTCATAAGCTGGGTGTCGTGAGTTCGAATCTCACTTCCGCATTAATAATGGTATAACTTTGCGGAGTTATAGCAGATGAAAACCTACTGCATTAAGGTAAGCAATGACCTTAATTATGGCTTCGTGGTCAAATGGTTAAGACACCACTCTTTCAAGGTGGGATTGATGGGTTCGATTCCCTCCGAAGTCATTATGGTGTATTTAGTTTAATGGTAAAACGCTAGATTGTGATTCTATGGTTGAGGGTTCAATTCCTTCAATACACCTTTTGGAGAGTAAATCTATATGGTATAGAGCCTGTCTGCTAAACAGTGCGTACCGAAAGGTATTTAGTTCGATTCTAATGCTTTCCGTATGGGATTGTAGTTCTAATGGGAGAATAACTGCTTTGCAAGCAGAAGGTTGTGGGTTCAAATCCCACCAGTTCCATTTTGGATGTGTAGCCAAGCGGTATGGCAACTGGCTTTTAACCAGTATATCGAAGGTTCAAGTCCTTTCACATCCACTATTGCTCCTATAGTGATAATGGCAGCACGTTTGACTTGTAATCAATTAGTCACAGTTCGAATCTGTGTGGGAGCTTATGCATTATTGGTCTAAAGGCTATGATTTCTGATTTCCAATCAGACGATATGGGTTCGATTCCCATATAATGCTTGTATCCGTATAGCTCAATGGAATTAGAGCATCGTTCTTCTAAAGCGGTTGTTTTCGGTTCGAATCCGAATACGGATGTTTATGGAAGTGTACTCAAACTGGTGAAGAGGTCTGTCCTGAAAACAGATAGGTCGGTGTGAATCGGCATAGGGGTTCGAATCCCTTCGCTTCCGCTATTAAAATTATGCAATGAAAGGACTGAGAAAATGAATCTAACAGATGAAATATTTAAACTTGGATTAACCTCTGAGCAGTATGAAGAGTGTGTCCAGTTAATTATTGATAAAAAAAACAATATCAATGATATTGATTGGCAAGAAATTTGTAATAAGTATAACTTGCAGATTTCAGCAGATACGCTTCGAAAAGCAAATGGAACAATTTTCGGTGGTGCTTTTGTTGCAGAATATTTCAATCAAAAAGAAGATACATCAGATGATGATGCTATTGCAAAAATGCAAAAGAATTTTAATTCTGAAACATCTATTAATAAAGATGGTACATATTCATCTAACAAGCTTTTGATTATGAATGAGGAAGATTCAAAAGACCCTTCATTCATTTTAAAGGCACATGGTTTTGATACTGCTTGTTGGAAAATTGTTAGTGCAAGAAATAATATTCGCCAAGTAATTAGCAAACAAGATGGTATTGTTACTTTGTATGCAAGTTTTATTACGGTGAAACCTATAGTAGATTTAACTCTGGAGCAGATAGATGCATTTTATAGTGAGTTGGTGAATAAATACACCTCTCCTATTGTTAAGGCTTTAAAACCTTCTCAGAGTGAATTAATGCTAGAAGTACCTATAGAAGATGTGCATTTTGGAAAATTAAGTATGTCTGAAGATGTTGCAGAACCATATAATTATAATTTGGCAAAAGAATGTGTAAATTCTGTTGTTGATAATATTATATCAAATGTTTCAGGAATGAAATTTGAAAAAATTATTTTTCCTGTTGGTTCTGATTTCTTTCATGTAGATAATGTAAATTGTACTACTACTGCTGGCACAAGACAGGATACAGATTTAAGTCCACAATTAATTTTCAAATATGGGTTGGAATGTTTAATTGAAAATATTCTTAAATTATCTCAACTTGCTCCAGTTGAAGTGTTTTGTATAAATGGAAACCATGATTTTCTTTCTTCATATCATGCAATTTGTTCATTACAATGTTTCTTTCATAATAATGAAAATGTAATTGTTAATACAGATACATCACCTAGAAAATATATTGAATATGGAAACAACCTTATTGGATTTACTCATGGTGACAAAGAAAAGAAACGTATTGAAGGATTAATGCAGATTGAAGCTAGAGAAGCTTGGGGTAGAACTAAGTTTCACGAAATACATATGGGGCATTTACATAGTGAACACGTAAGAGAGGTAAATGGAATCATTATCAGAAACTTATCTTCTTTTACAGGAACAGATGCTTGGCATCATAATAGTGGTTATGTTGGTGCGATTAAAAAGTGTCAGTGTTTTATTTGGGATAAAAATAAAGGTCTAAAAAATATTATAATGACAAATTTTGAGTAAGAGCGAATCTTTATATTCGCTCTTATTTTTATAGAAAGGTGGTGTCGTAATGGGTAGACCTTCAAAAGCAATGAGCAAAAAACCTACGGTTACGACACTTCAATGTTGTAATTGTAAAACAGATTATGAAGAAACTGAATTTTATGATTCTAACAGTGTGTTTTTTCAGGGTTCTGGAAAAATACCATATTGCAAAAATTGTATAAATGAAATTTATACGCATTATGTTGAGAAATATGCTTCAGAAGGTTGTGATTTCCCAGAGCAGAAAGCTATCAAGCGTTTATGCATGGGATTAAACATTTATTATAGTGATGCTATTTTTGATACTGCAAATAGAAATTCTCAGAATCAGCCTAATCAATCATTAGTTTCTTCCTATTTTCAGTTGGTAAATTTACGACAATATCGAAAAAAGAATTATGACACTACTCTATTTGATTACGAAAAGAGTAATGCGGATGATGATAGTTCGTATAAAAAGACTGGTTCAAGAATTAATAAGAAAACCCGAAGATTTTGGGGAGAAGGATTTCCAGATGAAGATTATGAATTTCTTCAGGAACAATACGATGATTGGACTACTCGGCATGAGTGTAATACAAAAGCTCAAGAAGAGGTTTTTAAACAGATATGTTTTACTCAGCTTGAACTTTTAAAAGCAACTAAAGCAAAACAGGATACCAAGGATTTGACTGAGACATTTAGAAAATTGTTGGATACAGCAAAATTGCAACCAAAACAAAATTCTTCAGATACGATGTCTGATGCTCAAACATTTGGTACTTTAATTGATAAATGGGAAAATACTCGTCCTCTTCCAGAGATAGATGAACAACTACAAGATGTTGATAAAATCGGACTCTATATGGATGTATTTTTTAGAGGGCATCTCTCTAAGATGATGGGAATTAAAAATGCATTTTCCAATTTATATACAAAATTCATCAAAAAATATACGGTTAATAAACCCGAATATGATAGTGATGATAGTTCAGAAGTTATTTTTGATGCAATTTTTGGCAATCATGATTCTGAATAGGGGGTGTTGCTTATATGGCAGAAACATCCCGAAAGAAATCTGAAAAACAGATTATAAAAGAAAAAGCCCAGCGTTTAATGGAAGGAATTGCAATTTGGGCTTCATTTTACAGGTGTAATCCTCAAAGATTTGTAAAGGATTATTTGAATATAAATTTAAAATTATTTCAAAAGATATTGCTTTTTGAAATGATGCGTAACAACTATTTTATGTATGTGGCTGCCAGAGGACAAGGAAAAACGTGGCTTACCGCCCTATTTTGTATCGTCCGATGTATTTTATTCCCTAAGACTAAAATATGTATAGCTTCTGCAACCAGACCACAGGCAAACGAGGTTTTGTCTAAAATCACAGACGATTTTATGAAAAACTACGGTTGGGGGTCTGAAAATTTAAAGAACGAAATTTCATACAGTGTTGTTGGTAATAACAAAGCTGTTATTGAGTTTAAGAATGGTTCTTGGATAAAGGTTGTTACTGCTGCTGATAGTGGTCGTGGTAATCGTGCGAATATTCTGATTATTGATGAGTTCCGAATGGTTGATTTGGATACTATTAATACAGTTTTAAAAAGATTCTTAACTGCACCTAGACAGCCAAATTATTTAAACAATCCTAAGTATGCTCATTTGCTTGAGCGAAACAAAGAAATCTATATGAGTTCTGCATGGTATAAAAGTCATTGGAGTTTCGAAAAAGCAAAAGCATATGTAGTTAATACATTGGATGATAAGAAAAAATATTTTATTTGTGGACTACCATACCAAATTTCTATTATGGAAGGTTTGCTCTCAAGAGAACAGATTGAAGATGAAATGTCTGAAAGCGATTTTGATGAGACAAAGTTTTCTATGGAAATGGAATGTTTATGGTATGGAGATACAGATGGTGCTTTCTTTACATTTGATGATATTACCCAACGTAGGAAATTACAAACTGCTATATATCCACCAAGTATAACTGGTAATAGTAGATTGTTAAAAATTCCTGAATTACTTCCAAATGAAAGACGAATATTATCAGTTGACGTTGCGTTAATGGCATCAAAGAAAAACAAAAATGATGCTAGTTCTATTATTATAAATAGTGCTATTCCAACAAGTAATAATAATTATTTGTCAAATATTGTATTTCTTGAAAATCACGAAGGTTTAACAACGGATGAATTAGCATTAATAGTTCGAAGATTATATCATCAATATAAATGTACCGATTTAGTTATTGATACAAATGGTGTTGGTCTTGGGGTATATGATGCTCTTGTTCAAGATATGTTAGACCATGAAACAGGTGAATTATATCCAGCATTATCTTGTTGTAACGACAAGCTCATGGCAGAAAGATGTAAAGTTGAAAATGCTCCAAAAGTTATTTGGTCTATAAAAGCTAATGCCAACTTTAATAATGAAGCTTGTATTTTATTAAGAAGTGGTTTTCAATTAGGAAAAATAAATCTTTTGGTTTCTGAATTTGAATCTGAAGAGATTTTGAAAGATAGAATTAAAGGATTTAATAAAATGCTTCCTTATGAACAGATGCAGTATAAAATGCCTTATGTCCAGACTACTCTTCTTGTGTATGAGTTAATTAATCTGGAGCATGAAATCAAGGGAACAAATATTAAAATCACAGAAAAAAGCGGTATGCGTAAGGATAGATATAGTTCTTTGGCATACAACTATTGGGTTCAATGTCAACTTGAAAGAGAGATGTTGAGGAAACCTAAGAGTGGATTTAATGCCGAAGAATATGCTAGTAAATTACGGAAATTAAATAAAAAGCCTAGAGCTTATTAAAGGAGGTGAGATATGTATGAGTAGAAAACGAAACAGAAATAAGTCTCAAAATTCTCAGAAAAAATATGCTTATGTTCCTGTGTATTCAAAAGCAGACTATGAAAAAGATGAACGTGATTTTTCTAAAAGCGAGAAAAATGGAAAAATAAATTGGAGTGCTTTTCAGCGTTTGATGTTAAGAGATTTGTGTACAAATTCACATATTATAGAAACAGGCTATATTGGTGAAGTAAAATTGGAAGATGCTGAATTGGCTCTAAAATACCCTAAACAGGGTTGGCGAATCTTATTAGCTATTTCTGAAGAACTTATGCATATTTCTCCACATTATTTTCGTTTAAATAGTCTTTATAGTAATATGGCATTATTTTGTTGGTGGATTGATTTATATGATGTCAAGGAAAATGCCAATATCACTACTATAAAAAAACTATATGGAAATTTGGCTGCAAAGCTTGAAACAATGAATCTAAAACATGAATTTGCTAAAATTATGAAGGTAATTCCTTATCAAGATATATATTGTGGTTTACTTGTTGAAAATCAAACTGATTTTTTTATTCAACAAATAAATTATAAAATATGTCGATTATATGAGGTTCAAGATGGATTGTATAATTTTATTATTAATCTTTCTGCTATTCAACCTCAGAAGTTGTCAGCTTATCCTGATTACGTTCAAAAGGCTTATCTTGATTTTCAGGATGGAAAGTTGAGTAGCAATTGGTATTATCCACCAGCAGACAGGCAGATTTGTGTAAAATTGAATAGTCAGTGGACATATCCCTACCCTCTTCTTATTGGATTGGTTAGGGATATTTTAGATTTAGATGTTTATAAAAAACTCAAATTGCAATCTGCAAGAACTGATAACTATAAGGCAATTATGGTTAAAGTTCCAATTGATGAAACAACGGTTGACAAACCATTATTAACCCCAGACACTCTTGGAATTTTTGCGGAAATCAACAGAGAAAGTATGAGTGATGATATTGGTTTAATTCATACCCTTGGTTCCGATGGGGAAGCAATTAGTTTTAAAGACTCAAGCAATACAAGAAACAATGTTTCAGATGCTATTGATGAAATATACAATGCATCTGGAGAAACAAAAGAACTATTTAATGGTTCTTCTTCTGGTACAGCGGTTACATTTTCTGTGGAAAATGATTCTGGATTCATTTATGGATTATATCGTCAGTTTGAACGATGGATGAACAGATATATCAAACTAAGAAAATATAATAAGTCAACATTTAAGTTCTATTTTTATCTTTTAGATATAACGATTTTTAATCGTGACAATGTATCAAAAAGGTATAAAGAAGCTTGTACTCTTGGTGCAAATGTCATTGATAAATGGCTTGCCACTTTAGATATGACCCCTTCAAGAACTTTAGGAGCAAAAATTATTCATCAAGATATTTTTGATTTTTACAATAATTTTATCCCCCTCTCCTCTTCATACAATGGTGGGGAAGCTGGTAGACCTACTAATGAATCTCAAGGAAAAACTTTGGATGTTAGCGGAGAAGTAACTAAAAATCGTGATAGCAATAAAGATAGGTAGGAGGATATATGGCTGATTCAAAAATTAAAAAATCTGTATTATCCTTTCCTGTCATGTTTCAAAAAACTGAGGAAATTGAAAATTCAGATTGTCGATTTACAAAAGTAAAAATTTGGTTAATGCATCTTGGTCAGAATTATAACGGAAGTGTTTTTGAAAAATCAGTTGTTGATGATGCGTTACCTACATTGGGATATATTCCTATTGTAGCATTTATTGAAAACAATCGTTCTGGAGAACAGGACTGTTCTGACCATAGATATATTATTACAAAAGACGAAAAAGGTGTTCGTAGAAAATATCAGGGTGTTGCATATGGTGTAATTACTTCTGGTGCGGATAACAACGCTCATTATGAAGAAAGACTTTGTGATGATGGAGAAACACGAACATTTTTAGTTGTTGATGGATTAATTTGGAATATGTTCGAAGATAGCTCAAACATTATCAATAGAGATTTGATTAAATCACAATCAATGGAATTGTGGGATGATGGTTCATCTGTAGAGGGCTATGAGGACGAAAATGGAATTTTTCATTTTACCAAATTCTCATTCAGAGCTGCTTGTATCTTAGGAAAAGATTATGAGCCAGCAATGATTAATTCAACTGTTGAAGTTCAATTCACTATTAGTGATTTTGTTAAGAATATCCAGAGTGAATTAAACGATAAATTTACAACTTTCACCAAATTGGTGAATGAGAAAAATACTAAAGGAGGTATTGGAACTATGCCAAATACAGACTTCACACAGACTGTTATGGAACAGTTTGCAGATATTTCCACTATGGTTAGTCAGGCTGAGACTATGAAGGATAGATGGGGGGATGAAGTACCTCGCTATTATCTCAGAGATATTCAGGATAACGAAGTAATTGTTGTTGATAGAGCAAACAATTATCAGTTTTATGGCTTCCCATTCACTATGAGTGGTGATAAGGCAACAATTGACTTTACCAAAGGAAATAGAAAGAAAACACAGTATGTCAACTATGAAGAAGGAGAAGTTGCTCCAGAAGGAAGCTTTGATTTTGGAACACACATTTCTGAAATTGAGAATGTTGCATACTCAAAAGTTACAGATGCGGAAGCAAAGGTAACAACTGCTGAGACAGCAAAAGTTGAAGCAGAGACAAATTATAGTCAGGTAAAAGCTGATTATGATGAATTAAAGCCTAAGTATGATGAATTTGTTCGTGCAGAGCAGGCTAGAATTGACGATGAAATTGACAAAAAGAAAGATGCGGAATTTGCACGTTATGAAGCAGCTCTTTCTGGAGATACAGAATTTGAATCTCTGAAAACCTCAAAGGCAGATATGTCTTTAGAGGATATTGAAGGAAAATGTGCAATCTTATATGCAAGAAAAAATCTTGCACAGACAAATTACACAAAGTCTAACTCACAGGGCTTAACTGTTGGTGTTATGGATGATACAACTGGTGACGAAGGATATGTTTCTACAAAATATGGAAATATCCCTGTAAGTAGACGATAAAATCAAGGAGGTAATTGAATATGGCTATTTATACAGTATTTGAGTCAACAAATATGGGTTCTACTCACTACGCAGAAAGAATTTTTGATGCAGTTGCAACAACTGATGTAGAGAATGGTACTTTTGGTTATTTGGATGGACTCGCAGATGGTGAAAGTAATATTTACAAATTTGTAGCTGGTACTAAAGAGGGCGAACCTGTTGTTGTTGTAGACCAGCCAGCATGGGATGCTGATACTTGTCGTATTACAAATCAGAGAAAGGATAAGTTTATTAATGAAGCTGGTGTTCCTTTCAGAGTACGTGTTGTTAAGAAGAACGATGAGTTTGGTATTACAGCAGAGGGAATTACTGCTGAAACTAGAGAGAAGCTTAAAGAAAAAGCTTTCTTAACAATTGATGCGACAGGTAAGTTAGTAGCTTCTGAAACTACAACTGCATCTGCAATCATGGAAGCAACTGTAGAGAGAAAACGTATCACAGGTGGTACTATTGCTACTGCTGCTCATAACTATGGATATTCCAGAACAATTTACGAAGCTAAAGTAAAAACATTAGCTTAATTTTGATGAAGGAGGAACAATAATATGCCTAGAACTAATTTTAGTGCTGAAGAGACAAAAGTATATGACCTTGCTCTTGATTTAGCAAGAGGTGAGTTTGCTCTTCATGTTGATAAAGAAAAGGTTGGTCGTAAAGACCTTGAGGATTATTTAAGAAATAAAATCAACAATGACATTCTGAAAGGTGCATCACTTTATCAGGCTTATAGACGTAACAATATTGTTATGTTTGAAATTGTTGAAGAAATTACAAACGTAACCATCAGTGAGAATGTACTTAGTTCTCCTTTTATTGATGCTTTCGTTGAAATGAAAAACCGTTATCTTGGAGATAGAACAGCATTTTATTCTGAAGGTGGATTACTTTCAGTGGCTTCTTTTGCTGGAAATCACTGGGATACAAATAGACAGGCTGTAGACCTTGGAGAAGAAATTACACTTCCAAAAGAGTGGATTTTTATTCATGTTTACGAAGAGCTTGAGAGATTCTTACTGGGTATTACTACTCTTGAGAAGCTTACAGATAAGATTTATAAATCTATCAATAAATATATTCAGGATAGACTGTATGTACAGTTCCAGAATGTAGCAAATGCAGTTCCTACTGAGTTTTCTAAAAATGGTAACAGTGAGGAAGCAGTTGGTAGTCTTTGTGATTTAGTACAGGCTGCTGGTGGTTATGATTCATTAACTATCGCTGGTACTAAAGGAGCATTAAGAAAGCTTGCTGGTATTATTCCTGATAAAATGTTTGCTGATAGTCAGAAAGAAGCAAAAGCAAATACAGGTTCTATTGGTGATTGGGAAGGTAATAAGTTAATGATTATCCCTCAGACACTTAAATCTGGTACATTTGAGCTTGCTCTTGATGATAGTAAACTGTTTATTATGGGTGGAGATGTTAAACCTATTAAATTAGAGTTTATCGGTGATACTCGTACTGATATGGATACCACAGGAAAGAAATACAATGATATGACTGTTGATATTCAGTTGCAGACCCTTATGGGTATTGGTCTGATGCTTCCTCAGTATTTTGGAGTATTTACATTTGCTTAAAAGCTATTAAGGTTATACGCTATATGTAAGAAGAAAGGAGATTTAGTATGCCAAGAACTAAAGCTGCAACTAAGTCTACTGTTGAGTCAGATGCTACAAAGGTGGCATCTGACAATTCTTCAGTAGATGAAGTTAAAACAACCACAAAAGAAACAAAAAAGGTAGAACCTTTACGTGATTCAGATGAAATTGAAGTTGTGTCTCTTATTTCAAATGTTTCATATAAAGATAATCGTACAAATGATATGTACGAATGGGATGAAGTTGGTCATTCAGAATTAATGACTGTTGAAACAATCAAAAATATGTGGAGAAATCATAAAGGTTATTTCAGAAATCTTTGGTTAAAACCAATGGATGATAGAATTATTAATCAGTTTGGTTTAACAAGAACTTACGAAAAATATGAGTATTTGATGGATGAATCCAATTATACCAGAGACAAAATTGATGAAATAATTGCTTCTATTGATGCTACTCCTAATGGACTTAAATTTGCAATCTGTAATAAGATTAAAGATTTGGTTATCAACGGAGATGTTTCTGATGTGTCTGTAATTAAAGCAATTGAAAAGCATCTGGATATTGACCTGATTTCTTTTATTTAAGTAAGAAAAGGGGTGAATAATCATGCCTACTCCATATGAAAAAATATATGAGAATCTTTTACCTAAGTTCAAGAGTTATGAAATCCCTCTTATGACCGAAGAAGAGGTTAAGGAATATTTGCATGATTATTTTATTCCAGCGATTTCAAGATTTCATATTTGTCGGAAAGATTTAAACGATAGAGATGATACTAAAGAGCAATTTAATTCAGAATTGTCTGACACAGAAATTGAGATTCTTAGTAATTATGTACTCTTGGAATATATTGATTCTACTTATGTTCGTACCCCAACTTTGTTAAAAGTCAATTTAAGCTCAAGCGATTTCAACGCTTTTTCACCAGCAAATATGTTGGATAAATTGATGGCAATGCACAAAACTTATTTGGCTGAAAACGAAACACTACTCTCTCGCTATGCTTGGATGAGTGCAAAAGAAAATGGTGTTTCGTTTGGTGGATATAAGAAGGATAAATTAAAACCATAATAAATTTGAAAGGTGGTGGCATCGTTGAAATGTTTGGATAGATTTGTAGCCAAAATGGAACGTGATGGCGGTTCATTAAGGAACGAAAATATCAACAATAGCAAACAGTTATTGGAAGCTACATTTGCTGATGATGCTGCTTGTGCTGTTGGAATTTATTTTTGGGAATTAGGACTAAAATCTTACGAAGAAAAAGAACAGATAAAGGTAAGATTTTATGATAGGAAATTTTCTAATGCTAATGGTATTACAATGAAGTTTCAGACTTTGATTGATACTCCTGTAATTGTTGGAGATATTGTGTATGATTCTGTATCTAATGAATATTGGATTTGTACGGAATCTTTCAATATTGATACAATTCATTGGCAAGGAAGGTTTACATTTTGTAATTGGATTTTGAAATGGCAAAACAAATCTGGGGATATTTTGGAATATCCATGTACAGATATAAATGCTACTCAATACAACTCTGGAGAACAATCAAATAAACAGTTTACGGTTGGTTCATCTCAACATATGTTGACATTACCCTGTGATGAGAATACGGTAGGTCTAAGCAGTCCTCAAAGATTCTTTTTGGATAAAAATAAAGAAAGTCCTACATCATTTATCATTACTCAAAATGACTCAACCAGTTATAACTATGGCAAAAAGGGATTGGTAAAATTGACTGTTATGGAATATGCCAGTAATTCTAAAACTGATAGGATTGATTTAGGTATTTGTGATTATATTGATAAATCTGATATAAAGTCAGATAATTCAGATAATTTGTTTATTTCTAAATCCGTCATTATATATGACACTACGGTTATTAAATCTGGCGGTGATGCACAAACATTTATAGGTAAATTCTACGATGATAAAGGAAATGAAATTACAGACATTTCATGTAAATGGGATATTGTCTGTGATTTTAAAGATGCTTTGGAGGTAAGTAAGTCTGACAATCAGATAACTATTGGCATTGATAATGACCAATATGTTGATGAAGATATTAAGTTAGTTTTGTCTGACGAAGATGGAAACTACTCTTCTACTTTGATTGTCAGAATTGAATCATTGTTGTAATGGCAAATAGTTCAATTATCAAAAGGGCAAAAAATAAAATCATCAAGGAATTTATTAAGGATAAAGATATTGTGCAAGCCATTAACAGTTCCGAAATTACATCCCCTGAGAAGTTGAAGGGAACACATATATTTGATTATCACCAGAATCCAAATACAATCAATACTGTTCAAACTTTTATCACTGTTCAGGTACATATTCCACAATCTTATACCGAAAAAGTATATATATATCCTACTATTGAAATTTGGATTATTTCACATGAAAAACATATGGTTGTAGATAACATTCCAAAGATTACTGAAAACAGAAATGATTATTTGTCAGAGCTGATTGATGCGAAGTTAAATGGTCGTAATGATTTTGGTATTGGAGAGTTACAATTAGCTTCTAATGTGGAAGGTTCATTCCAACAGGATTATGTATATAGAAAAATGGTATTCACAACTAAAGATGTGAATGATTCTTTGTGTGACAAAGATGATTGAGAGGTGTGAATATGGTTGAATTTGATGAATTAAAAATATATCGTGGGAGCGATATTCAAATTACTCCCAAAATAATTGTGACTCAACCTACTCTTGACCAAGTTGAAAAATTCGGGGAAAGAAAATATTTTAGTGCAGTTCATACACTTGTTAGTGTTGGAGCTGATATGAAATGGCAGTTATGGGATATGGGTCAGGATTATACTAAAATCAATGATTATGATTTGTTCATAAAATTACTTTGGCATATGGTGTCAAGTAAGAAATTGATATATAAAGAATTGACAGAACATCCTGAAAAATATCAAGATGAGCTATCTTCTATTTCAGAAGATGATTTACAAGATATGCTAGTTAATCCTTTAGAGTTGGTTTTAAAGGATATTGATTTGGCAGATTTTCGTCAATGTAAATTAAAAGATAGTGATGAGTCAATTCTATATAATCCACAAAGCGACATTACAATCGACAGATGTATATATGCTCAGATTGTTGATGTAGTTAGACAAATTCATGGTTTCAAAAGAAATAATCAGAAACCAGCAAATGAACGTACAAAAATGGATTTAATTGAAGATGCAAGGGATGAAGCTTTTGCAGCTATGCAAAGACCTTATAAAAGTGTCTTAAAGCCTTTGGTATCTTCATTAACTGTTAAGTGTAATCAATGCGGTGATGATAGAATTTGGAACATGAAGATAAATATGTTTTTTGACAACATAAAAAGAGTTAATAAAATTCAGGATGCAGAGCTACTTTTGCAAGGTGCGTATTCTGGATTTGCCAGTCTAAAAGGAATCGACAAATCTCGATTAGATTGGACTGGAGATATTTGAACCTAAGTAGGTTCTATTTTTTTTGCAAAAATTTAGTAAATGGAGGAAAACGAAATGGCTGATATGTTTAATAAAAATGAGCTGATTCTTGACAGAGTGCGTTCTTTAGTTGCACATGACCTTTCAACAGGAGAGTTACTTTTCAGATTAACTTCTCTTGAAGAGCCTTCTCTTCAGTGTACTGCTGAAGGTGAGGAAGTTACTGATGCTATTGGTGCAGTAATTACAACTTTATATCGTGCAAAGAAAGCTACTTTCTCTGCTACAAACTCTCTGATTTCTCTTGACCTTGCTGCTCATCAGTATGGTACTGAAAAGAAGGTTGCTTCATCAACTTCTAAGATTGTTGATTGGACTTATGAGATTCTTACAGTGTCAGAAGGAAAGGTTACTTTAAAACATGAACCTATCAAAGACAATGAGACTTCAACATTAAAATATATTTATAGTGTTGTAGGTGGAGAAATTGGAACAGCATATACTGCTGCTGCTACAGCACCAACAAAAGATGATGATGTTACATTTAGCATTAGTGGTAGTGAAATTACACTTCCAGCTGGATTAAACGGAAGTAAGGTATATGTAGAGTATCAGTATGAAACAGAAAAGGCAATTGAAATTGCCAATAAAGCTTCTGAGTTCCCGAAAGCTTGTAGTCTTGTTATTTATGCTTACTTTAGAGATAAGTGTGATGAAAATACTGTATATTCTGGAAAGATTATTTGTCCAAGAGCAAAACTTAATCCAGAACAGGTTGAACTTGCTCTTACCTCAACAGGTAAACACGCATTTGAGTTTACTATGATGAAAGATTACTGTTCAGATGAAGGTGAAGATAAGCTCTTTACAATCATTGTTGCACAGGACTAATTTTTCATAAAAGATAGGGTGTAGTGACTTTTGCTCCTATGCCCTATTTTAACTGGAGGTAATTGTAATGGCAGAAAATATTAATGCAAATTGTATGATATGCGGAAAGGGTTATCATATGTGTCTTTCTTGCAAAGATATGGTGAGATTAAGACCTTGGCAACTTCATACAGATACATCTGAGCATTACAAAATCTACCAGATTTTGCATGGACATACTACAGGTGTATATAGTGATAAAGAAGCAAAAGAAAAACTACAGTTAGTTGATTTATCTGATGTTGATACCTTTAGACCAGAGGTGAAGGCTGCAATCCATAAAATTATGGATTATGTTGAACAATCTATTTTAAAAGAAAATACGGTTGATGAAGAAAAGCCTAAAAAAGCAGTTCGAAAGAAAAAGTCTGCTAACGTAGTGGAAACAGAAAAAGATACTGTTCCCACTTTAAATGATTAAGTGTGAATAGTGTTTAGTTGAAAAATAATAAAAGGAAAATATTATTCACATTTTGTGTTTTAGTGTTTTCCTTTTTTTTTACGGAAAGGTGAATATATGAAATCAAAAAGTGCTATTACTGGAAAGTATTATGAAGATGAAAACCATGTATTCTTCAGAAATACTTTACAATCGGCATTTTACTGTTTTCATGGGGCTACTTTAGTTGATATTTTTGTAGATGATAAAATGCATTTTGTTTTTGTATTCACTAAAGCAGACCATGAACGATTAAAACTTTTGTGGAAAAATAGCCAGATTCAGAAAGAAGATAATGAACGAAGGTAAAAAATTTGAGTTAGCTTTTAAAAATTCTGTTCCTGAAAATGTATATTACTTTAGGATACCAGACCCAGCAGAAAGCTTCTCTTCTATTAAAACTGGATTGAGATTCACAATACAAAATCCTTGTGATATTTTTCTTTATAATCCAGATACCAAAACTATGTATGCATTGGAATTAAAAAGCACACAGAATACTTCTATCTCTTATTGGAGGGAAGATTTTGAGGATAAAAGTAAAAAGCAAACTTTTATGATTAGAAAAAATCAGATTCAAGGATTGCAAAAAATTAATCGTTTTTCGATAGTGTCTGGATTTATATATAATTTCAGATATACCAATCATACATATTTTCAGTCTATTTCAGATTTTCTTGAAATGACAAAAGATTCCACAAAAAAAGTTTTAATGAAGCCGATGTATTTAAAAATAAAGGGGTCAGAATTGACCAACAATTGATGAGAAGTAACTATAAATACGATGTAGAGAAATTTATGTCAGAGATTCATATGTAGGAGGTAATTCTATGATTACAAAGAATGTTAAAACAGGTGCATACACTTATAAAAACGAAAGTATTCCTTTTAATTTTTACACCGAACTTCGTGCGGTAGATAAGATTAAATTTATCAATGCAGTTTGTGATACTTTGATTGATACAAATTATTATTCAGTTATTCGTGATTTGGTATTTGATTTTCAGATTGTCAATGTCTTTACAGATGTTGTTGTTCCTGAACTTCAGGATTCGCCAAGTCCAATTAGTATTATTGAGGAATTTCTGGATGATACAAATATTGTAGAAATTGTCAAAGCAAATGTTGATAAAAAGCTAATTGCTGAATTAGAGAAGGCAGTTGATGAAAATATTGAGTATCGTACAGGTATTCACAAGAATACTCTGGAAGATGCTTTAACATCATTACTTCATACGGTAGAACAGAAAATTAACGATGTTGATACTGAAGGTATGATGGAAATGGCAATGAAATTAAATAGTATTTCTGATGAGCTTACTCCTGAGAGAATATTACAGGCTTATTCAGAAACAGATATGTTTAAGAATAGAATTTATGAAAAAGAACAGGAAAGACAGAATCATGATGCAGCAATTAAAAAGGCTGCCACAAAATAAGGAGTGATATAAATGACTTTTGATTCAGTTGATGCACTTAAAAGTTACATTTTATCACGTATGCAACCAGCAGTTCAAAAAGCACAAGAACAGGTTTATCAGGTTATTGATAGATTTGTTAAAGAATACTATGCAGAATTTTCTCCTGAAGTTTACGAAAGAACATATCAATTGTATAGGTCTTTGGTAAAATCAGATATTAAATCTACAGGTAATGGATATGAAGCTTGTGTTTATTTTGATATTGGTGCTTTGGATTATGCTATGAAAACTATTGGTGGTGTTACTGTACCAAACAAAGGTTGGTCAGAAGAGAAAACACTTACTGCTGCTGCTCATGGTTCTCATGGAGGATATGCAAGTGGTACTGCCATTTGGGATGAACCGATTGGTATTCTTAGTTCTGAAGCATACAATATTTTAAAACGTATGCTTATTGATGCTGGTATTCCTTTAGCGTAAATTCTATAGAAGGGAGATGATTCAATGGCAAGAAGAAAAGGTCGAGAGACATTCAGAAAAGTGATTACTTCACCAGAACTGATTGCTCAAATAAATCCAAAAAATCAACAGTTGGCTGATAGATTTTTGAAAAATTTTGCCACCAAACGCTCTCCTAATTCTGTAATTAGTTATCGTTCAAACTTAAATATCTTTATGTGTTGGAACATTCTTTGGAATGAGAATAAGTTTTTTGTAGATATAAAGAAATATGAATTAATGGATTTCTTTGATTTTTGTGTTACTGAGCTGAAATGGGGTTCAAATCGTTATGCTCAAATGCATAGTTGTTTATCAAGCTTTAGTACATGGATTGAAAATATTTACGATGAAAAATATCCAACATTTAGGAATTTACTTCCTAAGATTGAAAAACTGCCAAAAGAAGCAGTTAGAAAGAAATCTGTATTTAAAAAAGAAGAATTGGACAAGCTAATGGATTGGCTTGGCGAACAGGGTAAAGTCAACGAACAATGTTTGTTGGCTTTAATTATGTCCTCTGGTTCAAGAGCAAGTGAATTATTACGATTCACTACAGATATGATTGACGAAAATCATACTGCTTTTGAAGGATTGTTTCTGGAAACTACAGAGGATGTTCGTGTTAAAGGTCGTGGAGTAAACGGAAAGTATATTCCTCGATACTTAATTAAGGATATTTTTCTTCCTTATTATAAACAGTGGCTTCCAGTTAGAGAACAGATTATGAAAGAAACTGGAAAAGACCATAATTTTATATTTATTCGTCCTGATGGAGAACCAGCATTGATTTCAACTATTCGTAGTTGGATGGAAAAATGGGATGATGTTCTTGATAAACATTGGTATCCTCATGCTGGTAGACATTTCTGGACTACATATCTTCTGAGTATTGGTCTTGAAAAAGAACTTATTCAGGAATTACAGAAATGGTCAAGTGATGCTTTGGTTGACATTTATAATGATGCAACTGCCAAAGATAGAAAATGGAAAAATCTTGATAAGTTGAAAGCAGCTTTAGAAGAAGAATCTTTTAAAGCTGAACTTGATGAGATTGAAAATGGCGATATGGAGTAAATCCATATCGCTTTTTATTTTGAACATTATCGCACCTTTGGTGGTGCGTTTTTTAATGCACCAGAAAGGAGTGATTACATAGATGGCTGAAGAATTTAAAGTCTTACTTGGTGCTGAACTCAAGTCTGGAGAACTTGATGCCATAAAAAGCCAAATAAATAATTTACAGACAAATCCTATTAAATTAAAGATTGATACACAAAATGTACAATCTCAGATTAATGGTATAAAAAAGCAGATTCAAAGTTTGAGTAATATCAAAATCACTTTAAATGGTGGTTCGGGCGGTAATGCTGGAGGTATTCAAAGAACTGTTGCTGAAGTGAATAGAGCTTACAGTGATTTAATGAATTTGCAAAAAAGAATTAGTTCTATCCGTATTCAAATGGGTGGGTTAGATGGAACAAAAAATACTCGTCAGATTACAGAATTAAGTGGTCAATTAAATCGTTTGATGGCAGATTATAATAATTTATATCAAACATTTAATAGAAGCTTTTCTACTGACCAACTTGATAATTTGAATCGGGCTTTTGAAATAACCAATAATAAAATTACTGCTTTAGATGCAAAAATGGCAGATACTTCTGCCATTAAATCGCAAGAAGCTGCTTATAAAGAGTTGCTTGCAGTTTCAAAGCAAATCAGCAATATAGAACTAAAAATTGGTGGATTGAAAAGTATTGGAGGACATAGTAATGAAATTGCCGAATTGGAAAGTCAATTACAGCTTCTTCAATCAACTTATCAGAATTTAGCCACTTCTTTTCAAGGTCAGTTATCTCCTACCCAATTAACTAATCTTGGAAATATTATATACGATACCAGAGACAAGCTTGCTCAATTAGATGCTAAAGTAGCTGATACAAAAGCAAAATTGGCTAGTGATATTCAGGTAAAAGTAAACACTGGTTCTTTTGATAAACAGTTGACTACGCTTGAAACTAATTTTAATAAGTTAAGTACATCTGGAAAAAGTGTTATTACAGATATAGATGCAGTAAGACAGGCTTTAAGTAATATGAAATCTGCTGTAGCCAGTGGGGATATGCAAGGTTTAATAACTTCATATCAACAATATCAAACTGCATTAAAATCTACTACTAACCAAGTGGATATTATGATTCAGAAAGAAAGAGAATTGGCAAATTCTGAGAAATTAGCATCTGCTAAGACTGCTCTTTCTTCACAAATGGATGTTTGGTTAAGAGAAAACTCTGCTGCTGCTAGTCAATTTGGTACTCAAATTGACCAATTGAAAGTACGGTTGCAATCTTGTGATGCTACATCTTTTGGTAGTATTAAAGCTGAATTTCAAGAAATAACTAGACAAGCTGAATTGGCTGGAAAAGCTACATTAACATTTGGTGATAGATTAAAAAATCAGTTATCTAAATTAGGAACGTATTTCTCTGCAACAATGATGATTACACAGACAATCCGAGGATTACGTTCTATGTATGATAATGTTGTAGATGTCGATACCGCTATGACTGGTTTATATCGTGTTACTGATTTAAGTGCAAATCAATATAGTGCTTTATATGACCAGATGATTTCATCTGCAAAAGAATACGGTGCGACATTATCAGATATTATTACTTCTACTGCCGATTGGGTAAGACTTGGTTTTAATGCTGGTGATGCGGAAAGACTTTCTGAAATTACAGCTATGTATCAACACGTTACCGACTTGGATAACGCTACTGCTGTAGAAAACTTAGTAACTGCATATAAGGGTTATCAAGACCAATTAATGAATATGTTTAATGGCGATTCTACAAAAGCTATTGAATATGTTGCAGATATTTTCGACAAACTTGGTAATGAGTACGCTGTTACTGCTGCTGATGTTGGTAGTGCATTAACCAAATGTGCTTCTGCTATGGAAGTTGCTGGAAACTCTATTCAGGAAACTTCTGCTATGGCAACAGGTATTACCGAAGTAACGCAAAATGCAGACAAAGCTGGTAGTGCATTAAAAATCTTATCCATGAGATTAAGAGGTACAGAAGCAAAAGACCTTGAAGAATTAGGCGAAGATACTGATGGTTTGATTTCAAACACAGGTAAACTTCGTGATACTATCCAAGATTTATCAAATGTAGATATTATGACTGACAATGGTGATTTTAAATCTACATATGAAATCATGGATGGTATTTATGAAGAATGGAAAGAAATGCGTGATACAGACAAGGCTTCTTTGCTTGAAACTATTGCTGGTAAAAATAGAGCTTCTGAAGTTGCTGCCTTGTTAAATAACTGGGAACAGGTACGTTCTGCTATGCAAGCTGCCACAGATGCAGAAGGAACTGCTTCTGCTGAGAACGAAAAGTACATGCAGAGTTTAAAAGGACATCTGGATACTTTAACTGCTGCTTGGCAAGCGTTATCAAATAGTTTCTTATCATCCGATTTTCTGTCTGGTGCTTTGGAAGGATTAACTTCTTTTCTGAGTGGACTTGATGCAGTTATTAATAAAGTTGGAGTATTACCTACATTAATTGGTGGGATTACTGCTGCTCTTTCTGTAAAAAATGTTGGCATCTTTAAGACAATTGAAGATGAAGCTTCTGCTTCTGGATTACGTATTACTAATATTTTCTCACAGGCTTTTGCTGCATTAAAAACTAATTCTACATTTTCTTTTGGAACAGAGTTTAATGCTCAGTTACAAAATGATATTGCTTGTATTAATAATTTTAAAGCTGCGGTTGCAAGTGGAACTCCACCTGTAGAAGCTTTAAAGAATTGCCTTTTAACCGCAAGTCAATCTGCGGTTGAATATGCTACAAGTATGGAAGCAAGTTCGTTATCAACAGATGAATTTGCTACAAAGCAGAAAATGGCTGCGGTAACTGCAAAAGCACAGTCTAAATCGTTGGTTACTGCGAAAGCTTTAATCAATGATTATAATAATCAGTGTAGAAATTCTGGTTTAGCTCAAACTGATTTCTTAAAAGCAGTTGGTCAGTCAAATTCTGGTTTGGCAAAATATCTTTCTGGTTTGAATGGTGCGAAGGGTTCTCTTGCTGGTTATGTAACATCATTAGTTGGTGCAAAGGCAGCTTCTATCGCTTTACAGGCAGCAACGATGGCATTAAATGTGGCTATTACAATGGGAATTTCTATGGCTATTTCTGGACTTATTTCAATGATAAGTAAATGGGTTAATGCAGAAAAAGAAGCCAGAGATGCTGCTCTTGAAACAGGAAATGCTGCTAAAGATTCTGCTTCTAATATTATTGAATTATATAACGCATACTCTTCTGCCAATGCTGCCTATGAATCAAATACAGGTTCAAAAGAGAGTCTTGAAGCTGCCACAGATTCATTACTTTCTGCTTTAGGTATTGAGGAGTCTCAGATACAAAAGCTTAAAGAAGAATATGGTGGGCTTGATGAAGCAATTAATCAGGTTACTATGGATTCTTTAAAAGATAAATTGTCCGAGCTTACTTCTGGTTATGAAGCAGCTATTGATGAGCTGAAAGATAAAACAAAAGATGGTATTTTAAAAGATTTTGGTACAATAGACTTCAGCAAACAAAATGGTGCTTACAAAGAAGATGCATATGTTAAAGCTTTGGAAAAGGCTGGATTTAAAGCATCTGATAATTTTTCATATTTTGGTGGTTATCAAGGAACAACTATTGATATAGGCGATACTTCTACTCTTGAAGGAATTATGAAAGCATATGAAAAATTAAAAGATATGCGAACAGCTCTTGAGGAAGGTATTGGAGATGATTATAGTCGTGAAGAGTTAGCACAAAATGATTTATATAAATCAATCAATGGTAAGATTGGTGATTTTGAAGATGAATACAAAAATGTTTTGGATTATGTTGATAAAATCAATGACGTTGCAGCTCAACTTCAATATATGGATATTGTTAAGACAGATGGTGTTCCTCAAAGTAAAGAGCAATTTGACGCTTTAAAACAATCTATGGTCGATGCTGCCAAAGAGAATCAAAACTTTGTTGGTTCTCAAGACCAAATCAATGATGCTATAACCAATACTCTTTCTGACATTCCAGAATTATCTCAATTTTTTAATGATGTTGGAGATAGTGCTGAAAATGCCACGAAAGCTACAAAAGAACAATTAGAGTCTTTAAAAAATACATTTCAGAGTAATGATATATCTGATTGGTTTGATTCTCTTTCAGATGATGATAAACAATTAATATATGAAATAAGTGTAAAATCTGACGATACAACTTTATGGACATTATCTAAATGGAAACAAGAACTTTCAGATATGTCTGCTGCTGGAAAAACTTCAGAAGAATCATTACAGTCATTCTATGATGTGATGAATAATACTGAAGATGGTAATTTTTCAGATAAAGTAAATGACTATTTGGATAAAGTTCAATCTTTAAAGGATGCCCTGACTAAAATAGATACAGGTGAACTTACTGATACGGAAAAGGTAAGTCTTGCTTTAGATTTTCCTGAATTGGCTGGACATACAGGGGATATAGATTCATTAAGAGCTGCTATCGCTTCCTTGATTGACACTTCTAATCAGGGTATAAATGAGGAAATTGATAGTCAAATAAAGGCTCTTGGTGGTGATGGTACTGCTGCTGCCAGTGCATTAGAAAGTCTCAGAGAGATGCTAAATGCAATTGGTAATACAAGCGGTTGGAATTTTGATATAGATGCTGAAATTGAAAAATTCAATAATTTATACGATGCTATGAAAGAATCTGTTTCTGGAACAGGTTTGAGTACAGAAGGTATTAAAAATGTTGAAGCAATGTTTTCTGGTTTAAAAGGGTATGACCCTTCTGTATTGTTTGAACGTACAGAGCATGGTATTCATTTGAATACTACTGCCCTTCGTGCTTTGCAGTCACAGTATGAGTCTACTACTAAATTAGGAATACAGGAAAGATTACAGGATTTAAAACAAGAATATAATGACAGTGCAAAAGCTGTTGAGGGTCTTACAAAGGGTACAGAAGCTTATAATAAAGCTTTGTCTGATAAGGGATTAAGAAGTACAGATGATATTCTTGCTGACATTGAGAATGTTCAGACACTTGCAGCACAATATGAAGGATTAACTTCTGCTTATAATAAATGGGTCATGGCTCAGTCTGCTGGTGAAGAGGGTGATATGTATGATAATATCACTGGTTCTTTGGAAGATATTAAAAAGTTGTATGATGATGGTCTTGTAGGTACAAATGCATTTAGAAGTGCTGTACAGATGATGACTAATGAAGATTTATCAACTGCCAATATTGATAAACTTATTTCTGTATATGAATCTGGTTATCCTACTATGCAGAGATATTTCCAAGATAGTTCTGATGGATGTATCAATTTCTTAAAGGATGTTGAGAGTTTAAATTCTGAATGGGCACATATGAACTCAGATGGTTCATGGGATATTAATTTTGGCATTGGTAACGATGAAGAAATAGCAAAGGCAATTTCTGATATGACAGGATTGCAAATGTCAACAGAAGAAGTTCAAATTCTGATGAGAAAACTTTCTGATTATGGTTTTGATATTAAGCTCGATTCCGCATACACATCTGTAGATGAGTTGAAATCCAAAATCGAAGAAACAGAAGGTAAATTAAAAGAGTTAGGACAAGAACCTGTTGATATTGATGTTAATGCTACTGATGCAGAAGCAGAGCTTGAAAAGGCAAAAGGTAAAATTCAGGAAATCAACGACAGTGATGCCAGTGTAGAGGTAAAGACTGCTCAGTTGGATGATGCTTATGCAAAGATTGATGTTTTGGTGGCAAAGGTCAATCAACCAGCATTTATGACAATTGACGCATCTCAAGTAGATTCTGAATTACAAGGTTCTCTTGGTACATTACAGGAATATCAAAATGCTGTAAATAATCTTAATGCTTTACAAATTAAAGGTGCTGACACATCTGAAATTGAAGCTGCTAAAGGTAAGGTTGATGAGCTTGCTGGTAAAATTAAAGATTTGCCAGCAGAAACAAAAACAAAAATTGGTCTTGAAGCAGATGATAGTGTTGAGGATATAAAATCAAAAATATCTAGTGGAGATGTAAAAATCCCTGTATCTGCTGATACTTCTCAGGCAGAGACAGAAATTTCATCTATTAATGGACAAGATGTAAAAGTAAATGTTACAACTTCTGGAAACGAAGCTATTGATAATTTGAAATCAGCTATTGATGGTATCAAAGATAAGAATGTGACTATTACCGCTACTGCTGTTGGAAAAGATTCTATCGAAGGTTTAAAAACAGCAACAACAAATTTAACAAATAAAAATGTAACTGCCACCGCTACTCCTGTCGGTAAAGATGGTGTAGATGCACTGAAAAAATCTATAGATAGTTTATATAATAAAACTGTTACTTCTACTGCAAAAGTAGTTGGCACAAATTTAGTTGTAGCATTAAAAACTGCAATTGACAATTTATATAACAAAACGGTTTCTGTTGGTGCAAATGTTTTTGGTACTGCTGCGGTTCGTTCATTAAAGTCTGCCATTGATTCATTATATAGCAAAACTGTTACCGCTACTACTGTCACAAAAAAGGTGGCTGGTGTAGATGGAACAGCTCATGCAAATGGTACTGCTTTTGCTCAAGGTGACTGGGGTACAAAAGAAAATGGTGTTGCTTTAGGTGGTGAACTTGGTCAGGAATTAGTTGTAAGGAATGGTAAATTCTTTACAATTGGTGATAAATCTGCTGAGTTTTTTAAATATCAAAAAGGTGACATTATTTTTAATGCAGCCCAAACAAAAGAAATTTTCGAAAAAGGAAAAATAACTCATGGTACTGGTAGAGGAAAAGCTTTAGCTGAAGGTACTGCTTTCTCAAGTGGTTCTGGTAGATTTACCAGTGGTGGAAAGACTAAACATACTACATCTGGTGGTGGTTCTTCGGGTGGAAAATCAAGTAGTTCATCTTCTTCATCTTCAAAAGATGATAAAGAAACATTTGATTGGATTGAGACTGCTATTGATAGATTGGAACGTGCTATTTCACGTTTAGATTTAAAGGCAAGTAGCGTATATAAATCTTGGGGTACTCGTAATTCTGCATTGAAAAGTCAGATTTCTGAAATTGGTAATGAAATAGATTTGCAGTCAAAAGGTTACAATAGATATATTCAACAGGCAAAATCTGTTGGATTATCTGCGGATTGGGCTAAAAAAGTACGTGAAGGCAAAGTTGATATTGATACTATTTCAGATAAAAACTTACAAGATAAAATTAAGGAATATCAGGAATGGTATGAAAAGGCTTTGGATTGTAAAGATGCCATTGAGGAATTAAAAGAGACACAAGCAGAATTATACAAAACTGCTTTTGATAATGTAGCAACCAAATATGAAGGCATACTTGGTGTTATTGACCATGAAAAGAGTATGTTAGATGAGTATATAAGTCAATCAGAAGCAAAAGGATATATTACAAGTGCTAATTATTATAAAGCACAGATTAGTGCGGAAAAGAAAAATATCAAAGAACTTCAAAATGAAAAAGCCAACTTACTTACCGCCCTTCAGAATGGTGTGAATAGTGGAACTATTAAACAGGGTTCTGAAGCATGGTATGAAATGGTAAATCAAATTGATGAAGTTACTTTATCTATTGAACAGGCAAATACAACTGTTCTTGAATTGAATAAATCTATCAGAGAAGTTGATTGGCAAGTATTTGACCTTCTTCAAGAACGTATTTCTTATATCACAACCGAAGCAGATTTCTTAATCAATTTGATGGAGAATGATAAACTTTATGATGATAAAGGACAATTGACGAATGAAGGAAAATCAACTATGGGTCTACATGGTGTAAATTACAATGTGTATATGGCTCAAGCTGATAAGTATGCTCAAGAAATAGCGAAAATAGATAAAGACCTTGCAAAAGACCCATATAATCAAGACCTCGCTCAACGTAGACAGGAGCTTCTTGAATTGCAACAGGAAATGATTCTTGCTGCTGAAGATGAAAAAGAAGCTATCCGAGATATGGTAAAAGAAGGTATTGAATTAGAATTAGATGCCTTACAGGAATTGATTGATAAATATACAGATGCTTTGGATAGACAAAAAGATTTGTATGATTATCAGAAAAAGGTTGCAGAACAAACAAAAGAAATAGCTTCTATTGAGAAACAAATGTCTGCTTATGAAGGTGATGATTCCGAGGAAACAAAAGCCAAAATTCAGAAATTAAAAGTTTCTCTTGAGGATGCCAAGAGTGATTTGGAAGATACTCAGTATGATAAATATATTTCTGACCAGAAACAATTATTGGATGATTTATATAATGAATATGAGACTATTCTTAATCAAAGATTGGATAATCTGGATGCGTTAATCACAGATATGATAGGACAAATTAATACTAATGCTGGTACAATTAGTACCACTTTGTCTGAGAAAGCTGATTCTGTTGGTTATACCCTGTCGGAGTCTATGACTACCATTTGGGATACAAATTCTACTAAAATAACAACTGTGTTGACAACTTATGGTCAAAATATTCAAAATGGTATTTCATCTGCTGCAACCACTGTTAATAGTGCGATTGGAATGATAAATACCAATTTGGCTACTATGATTGGACAATTGAATACACTTGCTAATACTAAAGCTCAATCAGCAGCTTCTTCATCTGCTGCAAATTCACCACAATCTAAACCATCCACTACTCCTTCTAAGCCATCTACACCTTCTAAGCCATCTACACCTAAAACTGGTTCTGGAAATGGTAAAGCTGAAGTTGGTGATAAGGTTAAGTACAATAGTGGTATCTATTATGAAGATTCTTATGGTGGAGGTAGACATGGTTCTCACAATCGAGGAGGAAGTGTTTATATTACAAAAATACACAAGGGTTCTCCATATCCATATCATATTAGTACAGGTAAAAGACTTGGCTCTGGTGACTTGGGTTGGTTGAAATTGAGTCAGATTAGTGGATATGCAACTGGTGTTAAAAACTTGCCGAATAGTGAACTTGCATGGACTCAGGAAGGTAATAAGGAAGAATACATTATTAGAAAGTCTGATGGTGCTATTCTTACTCCTATTGCCAAAAAGGGAAGTGTTTTGAATCATGAAGCAAGTGGAAATATTTGGAATATGGCTAATAATCCTTCTGATTTTATTCGTGATAATCTTGATTTAGGTGCTACACAAAATATACCTAACAATGGTTCTTTTCAGAATGTATATAATCAGAATTTGGAAAGTGTTGTATTTAGTTTCCCTAATATCAAAAATTACGAACAACTTTTACGTGAAATGCAAAAGGATAAGAATTTTGAAAAGCTGATTTTATCTATGACTATTGATAGAGTTGCTGGAAAAAGTTCTTTATCTAAACGAAATGCAATAAGATAGCAATATATAGTATTTTGTAAATGGGTTGCCACTATATTGTGTGCAACCCTATTTTTGTAAGGTGGTTTATATGAAGAAGAATCGAAGAAAAACAAACAGGTATGAAAAAAAATATGAAACACAAAAAAAGATTGTATTGCGACAACTTGATGAAATTGAGAAATTGGAATCTTCTATTTCTGAATTGGAGATTGACAGTGAAAAACGTACTGAACTTATTGATTCTATTACAGATATTCGAACTGAATTATATGAGGTAATTGATGATTTAAGTGAAAGACGAGAAGAATACACTCGTTTAATCCAAGATTTGAGACAAATGAAAATGGTTATGAATCAAACTGTTTTTAAAGGTAAGTGGAGATTGATTAAGTTGTTATTAAGATAAAAATTAAATTGGAGGTGATATGTGTGAAATCGTATGATTTTGAATATGATGGTTTGTGTTTAAGTGATATGGGTTATATAATCTGTCAGTTTGATGCTGAAAGTTCACAAACTGTATCCAATGGTTCACAAATAACCTTCAATACAACTTCTACATTGAATGGTTCTAAATATGAACAAACAAGTAGTGAATATGGCGAATGTTTAGAAACCACTATTCAAATTTGTAAAAATCCATGTTTAGGAGATGATATGGAAATACCTTTTAAAGAATTGAGAGATTTAATGAGTTGGTTGAATAGAAAAGAATTTCATAAACTCAAATTTCTTGATGGTGACTATTTGGATTTATATTTTGAAGCAAGTTTTAATGTAAGTCGTATTGAACTAAATGGAAAAGTATATGGACTTGAACTTGCAGTAACAACCAATAGACCTTTTGCTTTGCGTGAACCAAGACAGATTATTGTAAAAAACCTGATTAAAAATGGCAAGAAAACTATTCATGATATATCAGATGAAGAAGGTTTTATTTATCCAGAAACAGAAATTACAATAAATGAAGCTGGCACGTTGAGTATTTATAATGCCATTGAGGATAGAACAATGGTAATTAAAAATTGCATTGTTGGAGAAGTTATCAAATTAGATTATCCAGTAATCTCATCTTCTATCTCATCTCATCATTTAGAGAATGATTTTAACTGGGTGTTTTTTCGTATTGCAAATACATTCAAGTATAAGAAAAACGATTTAACTATCTCACTTCCATGTACTATTAAGTTGAAATATTCGCCTGTTGTTAAAATGAGTTTTTAAGGAGGATTAGTTATGGGAATGAAAATACGTTTTGATACCACTAATCGTCCTGAAAATCCAACTCTTATTCTGGCAACAAAAACAGGAAAGAAATTAGGATTAATTGTTGCATCTGGAATTTCTATTAAAGATTCTATGAAAGACGCAGCAGAAATTACTTTTAATGTAAATAAATATCTTAATGGGAAAAAGAATCATTTATGGAATAAGATAAAAGATTTCCGATTAGCTTGGTGGCAAGAACAAGATATATGGTTTCAATTAAGAGTTGAGTTGGATGAATCGAATGAAACAGTAAAAACCGTATATTGCACTCGACTTGGACAAGCAGAATTGTCTCAAATACAACTATATACAATTGAAATCAATACAGAAGATGATATTGCTAGAGATGATTATAAAATTCCTACAGTATTATATAGAGAGAAAAATCCCGAAGCTTCTCTTTTACATCGTATATTAGAGAAAGCACCGCATTATAAAATAACTCATGTAGATTCTACAATCGCAAATATACAAAGAACATTTTCTTTTGATGGTGTTTCTATTTATAATGCATTACAACAAATTGCTGAAGAAATTGGTTGTTTGTTTGTATTTGATTCTGCTTCAGATGAAAATGGAAATATATTAAGAACTATTGCTGTTTATGATTTGGAATCAAATTGTAATCAGTGTGGATATAGGGGTGAATTTACAGGTAGTTGTCCTAAATGTAAAAGTACAAACATTAATGAAGGATATGGTATAGATACATCTATTTTTATTTCTTCAGATGAATGTGGAGCAGATATTCAGTTTACAACGGATACCGATTCTGTAAAAAACTGTTTTAAGCTTGAAGCTGGTGACGATTTAATGACCGCCACTATAAGAAACTGCAATCCAAATGGAACTGATTATATATGGTATTTTTCAGATGATGTAAAAGAAGATATGTCAGATGAATTATTAGAAAAGATTGAATCTTATAATACTTTATATCAGACATATCAATCAGATTATGTTGCATCAATTGATAGTTCACATATTTCTCAATACAATACATTGGTTAAAAAATATCAGAAATACAATTCTGATTTACAAGAAGTTTCTATTCCTATTAAGGGATATTCTGCTCTTATGACCGCCTATTATGACACAGTTGATATGGGTGGTTATTTAAAGTCAATGCTTATGCCTGATTCAAAAATGGGTGATACTACTGCTGCCGAACAAGCAAAATTACTTACAGTAGCCAATATATCTCCTGTTGCGGTTTCGGATATAAGCAATATTTCTGTTGCTACTGCTGATAACGTAGTATTAGCAATGGCAAAAATAGTCGTTGATTCAAGATATAGAGTAAAAGTAAATACTTCAAGCTTATCTTCTGAAAGATGGAATCAGGTTTGGACTGGTAATTTTGTAGTCACAAATTATTCTGATGAAGAAGATACAGCAACAAGTGATACCGTATCTATTGTTGTGAATGATGATTATAAAACTTATGTACAACAAAAAATCGACAAATCTCTTAATAAGGGGAATACAGAAGATGTGAGTATTTCTGGAGTATTCAAAAAAGAATATAATGATTTTTGTTCTGAATTAAAAAAATATTGTCTCGATACCTTGAATAGTTTTCATGATGCTTGTCAATCTTGTATTGATATTTTGATTGAACAAGGTGTTGCAGATTCAAAAACTTGGTCAGGAAAAACACCAAATTTGTACAGTGATTTATATACTCCATATTTTAATAAGCTAAAAGCAATTGAAGCTGAAATGTCAGTTAGACAGAAAGAAATTGATTCTGTTTTGGGAGTATATGATGAGAATAGTGTTTTAAAAACCGATGGATTTCAAACTTTACTTTTAAAAGAAAAAAATAAAATTCAAGATACTCTTAATTTTCAAAAATATTTAGGAGAAAATTTATGGTTAGAATTTTGTTCTTTTAGAAGAGATGATAAATATTCAAATGACAATTATGTTTCTGATGGATTGAGCAATGTAGAGTTATTTAAAAAGGCATTAGAATTTATTGAGGTTGCAAATAAAGAAATTTATAAATCAGCAGAACTACAACATTCAATTTCTGCTTCGTTAAAAAATATTTTGACAATAGAGAAATTTAAACCTCTAAGAAAACATTTTGAGGTTGGAAACTGGATTAGAGTACAAGTAGATGATACTGTTTATAAATTACGCTTATTAGAATATGAAATAGATTTTGATGATTTTGAAAAATTATCTTCTGTTCAGTTTTCGGATGTAACCAAAATTCCTTCTGGTATAACCGATATACAAGATGTTTTATCAAAAGCATCTTCTATGGCTACTTCTTATGATTCAGTCAAAAGGCAAGCAGCACAAGGGGAAAATAGTAATAATGTACTTAAATCATGGTTTGAAAATGGGTTAGATGCAACAAATACAAAGATTGTTGGCGGTGCAGATAATCAAACTCAAACTTGGGATGAACATGGTATGCTATTCAGAAGGTATAATGATATAACCGATTCTTATGATAAGACTCAGTTAAAAATCATTAATTCTACTCTTGCTATTACCGATGATGATTGGGAAACCACCAAGACAGCAATCGGTAATTTTTATTATAATGACCCAATTACAGGTGAATTAAAAAACGCTTATGGTATTAATGCCGAAGTGGTTATTGGACGATTATTGCTTGGAAAAGAATTGGGAATTTATAATGAAAGTGGAAATCTTACCTTTGATAATGATGGATTTCAGGTGACGAATGGTGTTGATACTGTATCCATCAACCCAAATGCAAGTTCCATTTTTAATATAAAAAATAAAGATGGAAATGTATTATCATTTGATAAATCTGGAAATTTAGTAGTTGTTGGTGAAATAACTGCTACAAAATTAACTCTTTTGGATGATACAGAAATTAATGCAAAACATATCAGTGGATTATCAGATGTTGCTTTTAGCGGAAAATATTCTGATTTGATAGAATCTCCAGATATGAGTGTTTATTTTGAAACAGGAAAAGACTATGGAGTTATTGCAGATGGAAAAGATGGTATCAAAGTATCTGCTAAAGGTTTGTTGCAAGCTAGTAATGCAATTATTTATGGTACTATATATGCTTCTGCTGGATGGTTTAAAGGAAGTGTTGAAGCAAGCTCCTTTAAGTTAAAAGATGCATCTATTTCAATAGAAGAAAAGGAAATAACTCAAACTGCATATTCTATAGGCAATAATGGTTTTCTTATAGGGGCACAAGCACGAATTGTCAGAAATATGTTTACTATTGATTCTGCATACGGAATGTATGTTACAAATGATATATATAGTGATTCTATATTCGCTAATAATGTATATGGTGGTTATGTAAGCGGAAGTTCGGGTGCATTTTCAAGATTAGGTGCAAATACGTTTTATCTTGCTGGTCAATCTGTTCAATCATATATTCATGATTCTGGTTGGTTATATCCTACTCTTGAAGAATTTAGCAATTATGGAGATAGTCAATCTGTAAAATATCGTAAAGTAGGAAAGGTAGTTATAATACAAGGAATTGTAAAATCAAATGCAACTATATTAGCTGGTGGAAGTGGAAATATTTTTACACTTCCAGATGGATATAAACCATCAAGTACAATATATAAATTATGTCAAGGTAGTTATTCAAATCATTGGCTACTTACTGTATCTAGTAATGGGTCTGTTACCCTTAATAGATATAGTAAAGGAGGTACATATGTTGACCTTTCTACTAATGCGTGGTTGCCATTTTATTGTACTTTTATGATTGATTAAGGAGGGTTATATGAAAAAACCTGTTACATTGGTTATAGAAGAAACCAAAACAAAGTTGGCAGAAATTATTAATACATCTGGACTTCCACCTTTTGTAATAGAGCCTATTTTAAGTACATTTTTACAGGAAGCTCATGCTGCTTCAAAAAGGCAGTATGAAATTGATAAGCTTCAGTATGAACAGGCTATTGCAAAAGAACAGGAAGAACAGGAAGAACAGAATGAAGATGTTAAAAAGGATGAATCTGAAAGTTAAAGGTGGTGATTCCAATGAAATATCTTTCAGAAAAAGAATTTAATGCTCAGATGAAAAGAATCAGAGCAGCAAATTTAACCAAAAAGCGAAAAGCAGAATTAAAAGAAGAACGAAAAAAGGGTAAGCCTAAGAAGAAAACTTTCTCTATGAGTAAAATTGTTCTCTTAGGAATTATTTTGTTATGCGTTGAAATTGTAATATTCTGTGAATACGCAATGTTAAAACTTATGGATACAAGTTCTATGTATGTATTAATTGGTATTCCTGTAGCTTTAGCTCCTATTATTTGGGGGTACTACAGTAAATCTAAAGCTGAAAATACATCTGGTGGAATTGTGTATGAAACTGCTATGGCTCAATTGGATATTGAGAATAGTCAAAATAATTCAGAAGAATCAGGTTCTTCTGATGCTCAAGGATAGGAGGATTTATATATGAATTTTCTTACAGGATTACAAAATTTTCTTAATATTATCAATGACAATTGGACTACTATTTTAGTGTGTGCTGGTTTGATTGTTGGTATTGTAAAGAAAACACAGGACTATTTGAGTAAAAGTGATGATGAAAAAATCAAAATTGCTAAAGCTCAGATTAAACAGGTTATTCTTAAAAAAATTTCTGATGCAGAAGTTGATTATGAAGAATGGAATAAAGCTGGAAGTATTAAGCGTTCTCAGGTAATTGCAGAAATTTATAAAGAATATCCTATTTTGTCAAAAGTTGTTGACCAGACAGAATTGACAAAATACATTGATGATGCAATTGATGATGCTTTGGTTGAACTCAGAAAAGTAATTGATAGCAACAAAGCTTCTGGTAAGTAACATAAAATAACAGTTTTAAGAGGATGGTGCTGATAAAGCATCGTCCTTTTTTATTGTGTAAAAGGAGGATTGTTATGTCTGTAAATCTTACAAATGCACAAAAAGAGGTAATTAGAAAAATTATCTATGCGGTAGAAACTGGAGGACAGGTATATGGTGGTGTTCGTTATGACGATTTCACAGAAGCATATACCAATTCTTCTTCAGAACACGCAATTACAATTGGTGGCGGTGCTTGGTATGCAACCGAAGCCCAAAGACTTTTGAAGCTTATTCGCACTACTGATTCAGCTTTATTTAAGAAATTAGATACTGCTGGTATTGGAAGTGATTTGGATTCAAAAGATTGGTCTACTTACAAGCTATCAAAAGGTTCTGCAAAAGCCAAATGTATTCAGAAAATTATCGGTTCTAATGTAGGCATTAAATGTCAGGATTCTTTAATTGATTCTCAGATGCAGAAATACATTGATGAAGCAGCAACATTGGGTGTTACCAATGTGGCAGCACAAATGATGTGTGCTAATTTTAGACATCAAGGTGGTTTATCCGCAATGAAGAGAGTTGTCGCAAAAACAAAGAAGCCTTATACATTAGACAATTTGTATGCAGCTTGCCAAACCGATACAGGTAATCAGGTGGGTGCATATAAATCAAGGCAGAAAATGGTTTACAACTCACTGAAGAAGTATTTACCTACTTCTTCAACATCAAATACTACAGGAGGTAAGACTATGACGGAAAATGAATTGAGACAGAAAGTTGTCGAAACAGCTAAGAAGTATTTAGGTTGTAATGAAGCAGATGGTTCTCACAGAAAAATTATTGATGGATATAATGCACATAAACCATTGGCAAGAAGTTATAAAGTAACTTATACCGATGCTTGGTGTGCAACATTTGTCAGCTTTATTTCAATTCAGTGCGGATTAACTGATATTATGCCAACTGAGTGTGGTTGTGGAGCAATGATTGAGTTATATCGTAAACTTGGTCGTTGGGAAGAAAACGATGCTTATGTACCTAAAGTTGGCGATATTATTATGTATTACTGGAATGATAATGGTGCTGGAGATTGTACAGGTTATCCAGACCATGTAGGTATTGTAGTTTTTGTTAGTGGAAATACAATTACTGTTATTGAAGGAAATAGAAATAATCGTGTTGCATATCGTGAAATTGCGGTAAATGGTAGATATATTAGAGGATTCTGTTTGCCGAAATATTCAAGTAAAGCAACAAGTAGCAGCTCTTCTGGAAATACTTCTACTCCAGCAGCTCCTTCTACTCCATCTAATAATACTCAAACCAGTGGTACATTAAGTAAAACTGTACAGTGGTATGGCATTACAACAGATGAGTTAAATGTGAGAACATGGGCTGGAACAAAAAACAAAACTTGTTCATTTAGTCCTTTAAAGAAAGGAACTAGAATTGGTGTATGTGCTTCTCAGAAAGCTTCTGATGGTTCTGTTTGGTATTATATTAAATATAACGGTAAGTATGGATTTGTTCATTCTGGATATGTAAAAAAGGAATCTACATCTAATTCCTCTAATGCATCTTCATCAAACAAATTATCTTATGCAGAATCTAAAAAATCTGCTTATGCTGGTACATATAAAACAACTGATGCATTAAATCTCAGAACTGGTGCTGGCACAAGCTTTAAAGTTATCACTACTATTCCTTGTGGTGGAACTGTACATTGCTATGGATATTATACTGCTGTAAATGGAACAAACTGGTATTTAGTACAGTATGGAACAATTACAGGTTTCGTATCAAGCAAATATCTTAAACGAGCGTAACTGTTAAGGTTATACTCTTATCGGAGGGTGAATATATTCACCCTCTAATTTTTATATTAGGAGGAAGTCTATATGACATTGACATTTTATCAAATTCTATGTCTTTTGGGAGTGCCTTCATTATTTACTGTATGCGGTTGGATTTATAAGAAGTTAAAAAAGAATGACGAAGAAACGAAAGCTGTCAAATATGGACTTCAAGCACTGCTTAGAAGTCAAATGATTAACGATTATAACCGATGGAGCGAAAAAGAATATGCTCCAATTTATGCAAGAGAAAATTTTGAAAACTGTTGGAAGCAATATCATGGGCTTGGTGCGAATGGTGTTATGAATGATATTCATGAGAAATTCATGAGTTTACCAACAAAAAGACCTGATAAAAGAAATGAAAATTAATTGGCACACCCCTCTATATGAGGGGTGATTTTAAATACGAAAAGAACGAAAAAAGGAGGAAAAGTGTATGTACGAAGTAACTTGTTTGGATTCAAATGGTGATATTGTAACAAGTTTAACTCAATGGGATACTAACCAATCACTTATAATTGAGGATTCTGATTTTGATATAGCACCAATTTTTCATTTTTGTAACAAGAATAGTGAACGTGCATTAGGAGTAAAGTCTGTATTAAAAGATGGAGTGATTACGGTTGATGTTCCAAATACTCTATTGAGAGAACCATACACTATTACTGCTTACGTTTATTTATATAAAGGAACAAATAATGAAAAAGAAAAAAGTGGAAAAACAGTTGATGTAATTAGAATACCTGTAAGACCTAAACCACAACCTACAGATTTTGAGTATGTAGATAATCTAAATGTTGTGTACATTGAGGATTTGATTGCAGAAGTACATCAATTCCACGAAGAAGTAAAAAATGCTGAAGCAATACGTGTATCAAATGAGAATACACGTATTTCAAATGAAAATCAAAGAATAGAGAACGAAACAAATAGACAGGTATCTACTGCTGCTGCTATTCAGGCTTGCAAAGACCAAACACAGGAATGTGAAAAGGCTACCTCTGAAACATTAAAAGCAAAAGAAACTGTCGATGGTTTGCTATATGACATTGATGGTGGCAATGCTTATACAAATCCTGATTATATGTTCCAGATTGATGGTGGAAATTGTGAAAATAATAATGGATAAAGGAAGGTGAAAATATGGCTTGTGTTAGTATTAGAATCCGTAGAGACACAAAAGCTAATTGGGAAAAGGTAAATCCTGTTCTTAAAGAAGGCGAAATGTCATTTTGTACAGACAAGTTTATGATTAAATTTGGTGATGGAAAAACCAAATGGAAAGATTTAACTTGTGTTATTGATATTAATGCTCTACAGACAACAATTGAAAAATATGATTTGAATATAAAACAATTGACAGAATTAGTTGAATATGTCGAATCTACAACAAATACTCAGTTGCAACAGATTCAGGATGCTATTGCTGCGGTAAATGGTATTATTGCAGACAAAATTGGTATTAATGATGTGGAGTCAAGTGCAAGCACTACTTACTCTTCTGCTTATCTTGAAAGAGTATTTGAACGATTAAAAAAGGATAGTGGGTATTTAAAGATTGTTGACACTATCGAAGAACGTGATGCTATTTTAGAATCCGATAGAAGAATTGGTATGTTAGTTGTTGTTACAGACGATGAGGATTCAAATAACAATAAAACATATCAGTTAATTGGTACTATTGATAATACTGGATGGGAAATTTTCTCTAGTGGTTCAGGCGGTGGTGGAGGTAATGTTCCAGAGCTTTCATATACTTCTGATTTCCCACAAGGAAAGAAAATTTATTATAGTGTTGGCGATAATGCAATTATTTTTGTTCGTTTTACATCTACAACCTATGGTGATTGTACACTGAGAGTTTATAAAGACAATGTTTTACTTAAAACAATTACTTCTCCTAAAGGTACGATTGCCATTGATTTAGGAACTCTGACTACAGAAGGAACTTCTACATATAGAATTAGTGGTGCAGACTATCTTAGAATTGCTGCTCCAGAAGATTTGTTATTTACAGTAGTATGCGGAGGTCTGACATTAACAAGTACCTTTGGTTCTATTATTAATAATACAGTTTTTGAGGAAACAACTGCTATTAATGTGCCATACTCTGTAAAGTGTAGTGATACTTCTCAGGTTGTAAAAATCCTATGCCGTATTATGAAGGATGATGGCACTTCTTCTCAAGAAATTATCAATACAGGTAGTTATGCAAAAACAGGAACTTGGTATGTTGGATTAAAGAAACGTGGAACATATACAATTACTTTACAGGCATATACAGGAACAAGTATTGATGATGCTTCTGGAAATACATTGGTTTCTTCAGCATTATCATATTCTATCAATGTTTTGTCAAATGGAGAAATTTCTATTGTATCAGAGTTAGACCCGAATGGAATCAATACAAATATGTATCTTAGTATTCCTTATCGTGTAAGTGGTAAAAATACTTCATTATTATTAATGAAAGGTACATTATACAAGGTTTCAAACTATGGTGCTTCTAATGAAACTTTGACTGAATATGCAAAAACACCTGACGCTGGTGTGCAATCTACAGTTGGTGTTACATCATACTGGTTTGTTGGTAAGCTTGCTGCTGGTACATATAAATATTCTATGAAGTCATATACTTTGGATAGTCAGAAATCATCTGTAGATACTGCCGAGGGATATTTTACAGTTGAAGCAGCTAGTTATGACGGTGTTACTCCTGTTATGGAGAATCTGATTGCGTGGTTTGATGCAAATGATATGAGAAACAATGTTGAAAACCCAGACCAGTGGAATAATAAAGTTTCTGAATATTCACAGTATCAAATTAAATTACATGATTTAAACTATAACACAAATGGTTGGAAACACGTAGATGAATCATTAAGTGATTCTGAATCTGGTGAAATGATGTTGAAATTTACTGGTAATTCTTATGGTGAAATGATAAATAAGAACACTGGTGAAAGATATTGTCCTTTAGCTGGATTTAATGATGGTACTGAAGGATATTCTCTTGAACTTGTTTTTAGAACAAGATGTGTAGGAGAAATGAAAGCAAGAGTTATTACTTGTCAGAAAGGTATTGATACAAACACCGCTGGTTTTTCAGTAACACATGAAGATTTATATATTGGTTCATCTTCTCAGAATACAAATCTTGGTTTTGCTGAAGATGAATGGGTACACGCTACATTTGTTATTGATAGAAATATTCGTAGTCTTGAAAAGGTTGGTTTGACAAATATTGAAAATATGAATCCAATTCCTACTATGAGAATTTATATCAATGGTGTTTTATGTTCTGTTACTGCATTAACAAATGATAAGTTCTTGGATTCTTTAGGAAATGCTTATCCATTAATGTTAAATGCATCATTGGTTCAAAATATCCCATCATATTTTGGTGAATGTGAAATTAAAATGATTAGACTTTACAATCATTATTTGGATTCTAGTCAGGTTCTTCAGAACTATATTTCATCTATCTATGATTTAACAGAGCAAAATGCCTTAAAAGAGAAAAATGATGTAACAACAAATAAACTTCCTATTATTACTTTTAAAAGAAAAAATATTGATAACAATAGTAATTTTGAAGTTCTTAATTCTATTACTGACAAAGCAACATCAAATAAAACATATGTTGAATGTGTAGTTGAAATTCAGAATCCAGATGGAACAATTACTGTATGGGAAAATGTTTCTGTATTTCTTCAGGGTACTTCTTCTTTGCAGTATCCAGTTAAGAATTATAAATTAAAATTATATTCTGACGAAGCTCATAGTTCTAAATTAAAAGTAAAGATGAAAGATGATTGGGAAAAAGAAAATACATTTACTCTTAAATGTGATTATATGGAAAGCTCCCATCTTAATAATACACCTACAGCAAAATTCTATAATGATTTAATTACTATTTTAGGTGGTCAGAGTCCAGCAAAAGCAAATGGTTATAAAGATGCGATTGATGGATTTCCAGTTATTGTTTATTATACAGATGATGAAAAAGATACATCAAAATTAACTCTTGTCGGTTCATATATGTTCAATATTGATAAAAAGGGAAAGACATTGGGATTTGATGTAAAAGTAACAGATTCAAATGGACAACAATTTACTGACGAAGAAGGTAATCCAATTAAGAACAAATGTCAAAGCTTTGAAGGAACAGCAAACGCTTCTGATACTGCTGGTTGTTTTTATAAACTGAGTGAATCAATTAGAAACGTATATAATTATTATGTAGAAGATTGTTATGAAGAAGCGTATGTAGCATATTTAAAATCACATGGACTTTCTGCAAATGCATTTTCTATGGAAGATTTTAAAGCAACTCCTGAAGGAAAGGCTGTCACTTATAAAACATTTGACGAATTTCAGGCAAGTTATAGTGAATATGATTATGTTAGTGCCGATTTTGAAGCAAGATATGATTATTCAGAGTTGGAAGATAAAGAAAATCCAACAGAACATGATTTAGAACTGGCTTATGGTGCATTAAGAGATATGATTAATGGTGTTTCTGATGCAGTAAATAATAATACCTTTAAAGAATATTTCACAGAGCATTTTGACTTTACATATGCTGCTGCTTATTATTTACAAATGGTAGTGTTTGGTCAAGTAGATAATGCTGGTAAAAACTCAATGTGGGATACATGGGATGGTAAGAAATGGTATGTGCGTCCTTATGATATGGATACACAAGCTGGCTTGGCAAATACTGGTACTGAAAGTATTGGTGTTGATGCAGAAATGATTCCAGCCCTTTCTCCTACTGTTGCTACAGGTACATTTGCTGATTATTCAACAAATAGTTTAACAGAATTGAGATATGCTTCTTACAATACCAAAACCTCAAAATTCTGGAATACTTTTGCTAAAGAATATAGTGAAGAGTTGAAAAAGCTTTATCAAAATTTAAGGAAATCGGTTTATGATGTAGATTATATTATGAAATACTATAAAGCTCACACAACTGATTTAATCGGTGAGATTTTCTATAATAAAGATATGGCTGCAAAATATCTTACTCAAACATCTGCAACGAATACAGAATATTTAAAAATGTTACATGGAAATAGATTGCAAAGATTTAAACAATGGATTTCTCAACGTCTTGATTTTTGCGATACTATTTTTGATTATAGATATTCTGAAGATAACACTAATTCTATCAATGGAGAAATTTCATTACGTACCGATGCTTATTTATTAACAGGTAATACAGAAGAATCCAAAGACGAAGCTAGTACATTAAAAGCTTATATTGGTATATTAACCTATACTCCTCAGTATGTAACTATTAGTGTTGGTTCTGGTCGTGATGCTATTATTACTGCATATGTATCACAGAACTCAACTTATATTGACCCTGATACAAAACGAGAAGTGCAAGGTACATTATTTACGTTCCCTGTAAAAGCAACCGATAAGGAAATTACTATTAGTGCTGCTGGAGGTATTCAATTACTTAATAAACTTGAAGATTTGAATATTCGTGATTTGACGATTGCAAATGCTACAAAGATTTTAAAACTTGATTTGTCTGGTTCATCTCGTATGAGTAGATTAATCTTAGGTAACAATAAATATCTTAGAGAATTGAATTGTAGTGGTTCTGTTCAACTTGGTACTGCTAATGGTGGTCAGGTCTTGGATTTGACAGGATGTAAAAATATTCAAAAATTGGATATTACAAATACTAAAATAGTAACTGTCAACTTTGCAGAAGGTAGCAATTTACAAACCGCTATTTTATCAAAATCAAGTATTAAGAATTTATATTTTAAATCACTTGAATTTTTAACCGAAGTGAATATTGATGGATGCAATAGTATTACAGAATATATTATTGATTCTTGTTCTGCAATTAAAAATGTGTCTTTATCTGGTTCGCCTGTGGTTATCTTTAATGCAATCAATTGTAAGAATTTACAAAGTGTTGATGTAAGTAATTGTAAAGTATTGGAAACATTTGAATTAACAAATTGTCCTAATATTTATCAGTTATTAATGTCAAATAATAATGGTTCTATGATGAATGATTTGCATTTATATACTCTGTATAAATTGAAAAAATTGGATGTAAGCAATTCAACTTCTTTGAAAAATATTCGTTTGCCAAAATATATTTCTCAGGATGAAGCAAATAGAGTTGCTGCTTTGAAAGCCAATAATCCTAATTTAACAGATGAAGAATGTAATGCTCAACTTTGGAATGTACTGGAAACCCTTAACATTCGAAGTTCAAGTATTATTTCTATTCAGTATGGTTCTGCGGAAATTGCTGAATCAGATAGAAAGTGTGATATGAAACAATTATCTAAACTTTCATCTATTTCATTCCAGAACTGTACAAGTATCAAAGCAATTGAAAATATTAATTATGTAACTTCAAATATGGATGCATTATTTGATGGTTGTAACTCTTTACAGAGAGTAACAGGATATTTAAAATGTACATCATTGGCAAGATATTTATTTAGATATTGTTATGTCTTGACAGATATTAACAATCTATCATTTGATTTTGCTGGTGTTACAGATATATCTTATTTATTCTATGTAAACGGTGGTAGCGGTGGAACACCTACATATGCTATGGCAAGAAAGGTTTTATATGCTTGTGATGAAAGTCTGAAGAATATTAATGACCTTATGTGGGGATGTAAAACTGAGCAGACAATACCTAGTGATTTGTTTGCACACACACCAAATATTACTACTGCTTCATGTGCATTTATTGATAATAAATTAACCAAGATTCCTAAAGCATTATTTGATAATCTGACAAAACTTCAAAATGCTTCTTATATGTTCTATGTTTGTAGAGATTTAGTTTCTATTGACCAGAATGTATTTGAAAAAGCAGTTAGTTTGGTTGATGTTTCAAGAATGTTTGGTGAATGTACAAATCTGGTTAATTTTATTCATTCTAATTGTAATATCTTTGCTAATACTCCAAACATTACATCAACTTATGCAATGTTCCATAATTGTATAAAATTGATTAATACAAATGGATTATCTGGTATGTTAGACCCATTAGTAAATTTAAAAGATGCTTCTTATATGTTTTATGGTTGTGCAGCTCTTACTGGAAATGTACCTAATGGTTTCTTTGCAAAAAATGTATTGTTGACTACTGCAAATGGTGTATTTGCTGGATGTTCAAAGATAACTGGATTGCCAAGTCGGTTATTTAGAGTGAACGAATCAGACGATAATGAATTACCTTATCTTACTGCTGCAAAATCAATGTTCTATGGTTGTACAGCTTTAACTGGTGATGTACAAAGTGATTTCTTTATTGGTGCAAGTAATTTAAAACAAATTGGACAAGCTATTACAGATAATCTACCAATGAGTTCTTATCGTTATACTTTATATGGATTCTTTGGCAATACTAAAATAGAGGGATATTTTGAAGATTTTCTTGCCACTCTTCCTAACTTATTGGATGCAAGTTATTTGTTCTATCACAGTTCTGGTACAAATAATGAAGCATTAAAATATTGCTATTATAGAGAGAACGGTGTAGAAAAAGAATATACCAACAGCTTATCAATTAATATGTTTAATGGAAATCCATTACTTCAGAATGTATCTAATGCTTTCCGTTATTGTAAGGGATTGAAAGGTTGTATTCCATATAAAGAAGTCAATGGAAAGATAATATCTATTTTCGAACCATGTAAGAATAACATTATTGATGCTTCTTATATGTTCGATAATTGTACTTTGTTGAGTGGTACAGATTTAGATAATTCTGTTATGGTCGGAATTAAAAAAGAATTGTTTAAAGATTGTATAAAATTACAAACAGTAAAACAGTTCTTTGGTTATAATAATAATCATTCATTTACTATTCCTACAGGATTATTTGATGGATGTATTTCTTTAAAAGATACTTCATATCTGTTTTATAATTGTGCATTACTTCAAGGTTCTATTCCTGTATCCTTATTTAATTCATGTAGAGAGACATTAGAAGATGTTTCTTATATGTTCTGGGGATGCTTAGAACTTAGTGGAGAATTGCCAACAGGAAGTAAAGATGAGTCAGGAAATATTACACAGAAAGGATTTTTGGCAGATTGTCTTAAATTAAAAAGTGCTTCCTATCTATTTTATGATTGTGAAGGACTTACAGGCGGTATTCCTGATGATATATTCTATACTTCAAGTATCACTGATAAATATACTGAATTGAAAGATATTTCTGGTATGTTTAGAAAGTGTCGTGGATTAAATGCAGCTTATCATGATGAATCATTGGATGTAGATTATATTTGTGCATCTGATATGTTTGCAAAATGTGTGGCTCTTACTACTATTGCTGCTATATTTAGAGAATGTTTTAAATTACCAGCTTGTAGTATTCCACAGAATTTATTTGCAAAACAGACCGCATTACAATATGCTAATGAAGCGTTCTATGGTATTGATAATTTAACAGGAGCAATTACTAATACATTTATGATTAACTGTATTAATACTCTTGTTAATGCATATGGTATGTTCGCATTTACAAATATTTCATCTGTTTCTTCAGGATTCTTACATGGAGAGCTGAAGAATACCAAGTTGAAATATATTGGTGCATTATTCTATAGATGTTCTAACATCTCTGGTACTGTTCCATTTTTCTGGGATGGTAACACATTTAGTGCCATTGTATCTGATACAACTGGTTATTTTGGTGCATTGTACAATTGTTCAAAATTAAGCAACTATGCTGCTGCCAATGCTGTGTCTACAAACTGGACTAAGAATTTGGACATTTATGCAAGATAATTTTCATTAAAACTAGAGGGTTGTCATTATTATGGCAACTCTCTTTTTATATAAGATGGAGGTAATTATGGCTTATATTAAAATTCGTATTCGTGGAGATACAGCAGAAAACTGGAAAAAATCAAATCCTATATTAGAAGAAAGAGAGATTGCGGTTGAGGTAGCTCAACAATCTGCTTCTCCTTGGAAATTAAAAATCGGTGATGGAAAAACACCTTGGAATGATTTGGGTTATAGCTTTGATTATGATTTAGTTAATCAAACATATATCAATACTTATAATGCTTATCTAAATACCAAGAATCTCTATGATTCTTTTTCTTCAACATGGAAGCAAACATCTCAATCATTTGCGGATTCACTAAAAAATATACAGGAAGCAGAAATTACAATTTCTGCATCTGAAGCTCATGTAGTTCAAATTCGTAAAGAGATTGATGAGTTAGTAAACAACTCTTTAATTCAGTCAACACAACAAATGCTAAAAGAAATTCAGAGTTATTTGGATGAAATTAATTCTGCAAAAGAAGGATTGGTTTTAAATATAGCTGCTGGTAATGCCACAAGTTTTGATGTGCAAAATATTGATGGTGGTAACGCTACTACTGTTGACCCTTATAAATTAGATGCTGGAAATGCTCTAAGTATATTGAATTAAGGAGGAAAATATATGGTTTCAAAAGTACATTTTGGTTCTTTTTATGGAACTGCTACAGCAAATGTAAATATGGTTGATGTATTCAAAGAAGCAGAAAAGGTTAAACACCCACAGTTTGATTTTAACACTGTAAGAAAAATCGCTATTGAAGCACCAGCCAAAACAAAGGTAACTGTAAATGATGTTGACATCACTATGCCTTCTACTGGAATGTTGGAATTTGGACTCGATTATGTTCAGATTACTAATCTTGTATTTGAGACAGATTCAGATGTGAATATCATTTATATGTATTAAGAGAGGAATAAGTTATGGGTTTATTTTCAAATGACTGTAATATGTTTTCGGGTGGAATGTTTGGAAATGCAATCCTCTCTTCTATTTCACCTGAAACTTATTTCAATTTGTTAGCTGGAGATGCGTTTTCCATTGATACAGGAATCTATATTGATGCTGGAGATGCTATCTCTGTTGATAAGCAAAAAAATCAATGGCGGTACTGCAATTGATTAATTATAGAGAGGAGTGATTTTATGGCAACATCAACTATTACGTTGAAAACTGATACAACTGCCAACTGGGAATCTTCAAATAGAATCTTAGCTTTAAATGAACCAGCTTTAGAGCGTACTACAGATGGCTATATCAATATGAAATTAGGTGATGGTTCTACCCCTTGGAAGAATCTTGGCTATGTATTTCAGTTGAAGAAGATTGAAGAATTAAATACAAGTTCACAGACAAATATCAATACTGCTACAGAACAGGTAACTTTAGCAAAGGCTGAAGTAGCAAAATGTATTGCAGAATATGAAAAAGCTAAAGGAATCGTCGATGGTTTTACCAATAAAATAGAAATTTTAAGTGGTAATGCCACTACTGCTACAGAGAGAGCAAATAACGCTGCTGCTGCTGCGGAAGCTATTGTGGCAGAAAAAATTGGAATTAATGATAGTAAGGCTGGTGCTGGCACAACATATAGTTCAAATAAAATCGAAGCTATGTTAAAAGTGTTATCCACTAATCGTCCAAAAGAATGGGGTGTACGTTTTCCACTTTATACCGCTGGTTCTAATCCAAAAGGTGAGCGTTTAGGTGATGCTATTGGATTAGTGGCAAATGTAGGTACAGATACAGTAGATGCATATAATGATTTTGATTATCTTATACCTTGGAAATCTCGTAGAGTAAATGGACATTGGGATGGAAAAGATTTTGTTGTTACTGCTGTAGAAGGTGAGCCAAATTTTGCAGTCGATGGTTCTAATGGAAATGTATATGCAGAAAGACATTTATTCTATTACAAATATGTATTTACTGATACATACTATGAAATTTGGATTTCTGACCAGCACCTTGATGGTTATGAAATTCCTGAAAGATTTGTTAATCTGGATGGTTCTGTAATGGATACTTATTATTATCCATGTTATAAAATTGGTTTGGATACTTCTGGTAATCCAGTATCATATAGCGGTATGAATACTATGCTTAGTCGTTCTTATGATGGTTATAAGTCATTACTTAGAAGTAAGCTTGGTACGAATTATCATATCGAAACAACAAAAGATAGACAGATTAATGAGTTGTTATTCTATGTAGAATTTGCAACACGTAACTCTCAGGATGTTATGTATGGTGCAGCTTATATGAGATATAATAACGCAAATGATGTCGCTACCGTTGCTACAACAAATGGAAATAAATTTATTTGTGCTAATGATATTGCAGCTAACTATGTTGTTGGTCAAACAATTGTTATTGGTTCAATAAAGAATGGTTCTGAGATTGCAAACAATAGAAGAATTACCTCTATTGAAACATATGATGCTTCTAATAAAGCAATTGTATTTGATGGAGCTGCTGTTAATGTAGCAGTTGGAAATTATATTTCTTCTCGTTGTTGGTTCTCTGGCGGTTCTGATTCTGTTATTACTCCTTCAGGTAGTGCAGTATCAAACACTTCTGGTAGATACCAGATGCGTTATAGATACATTGAGGACTTGTGGGGTAATCAGTGGTCTATTATGGCAGATGTGTTAATTCAGGATTATCAGACATATGTATGCAAAGACCCAACTAAATTTGCAAATTCTATTACTTCAGATTATGAACAGATTGGCTATGTCAATTGTTCATCCGAAGGATGGACGAAGGAACTCGGATGGGATGCGGAGCATCCATACGTGCGTTTGCCGATTGTTGTCGGTGGTTCGTCTAACCTGTATTTCTGCGATTATTACTGGAAGAACACAGGGCTGCGTGTCGTGTACGTTGGCGGTTATTTGGATAACGGTGCTTTCGATGGGCTTGTCTATTGGTATTGTTGCAACGCTGTCGGTCATGCGGACTGGACTATTGCTGCTCGCCTTTCCTATACTGCGTAGGTGGGGGTCTGGGGGTGACCAACCCCCAGTATTATTAAAAGCAGATACAATATCATACTAAATAGCAGATTCAATGTTAATTTATTAAGAAGTTGAATTATAAAAAAATATAGAAAAGGAGAAAATTAATCTCTAGGATAAAATAAGGATTTTAAGTTTTTGAATTTGGTGATTAGAAGATTTAGGAGAGATGTTGTGAAACGGATTAGTAAAGTGTTGGCGGTACTAAGACGAACATCTCTCCTATTATTTTTGAACACATTAAAAAGTAACTTGATTATTGCACTAGATTCAATTATAAAAACATGATTGATGGTAATTTATTTGTCGGGATTTTGTGTATTGCGGTGGCTGCGTGTCGTGTACGTTGGCGGTAATTTGAATAACGGTGCTAACGATGGGCTTGTCTATTGGAATTGCAACAACGATGTCGGTAATGCGAACTGGAATATTGCTGCTCGCACTTCTTAATAATTTTCATAAAATCTTAATACACAATCTACCTACCAGTTTGGAGTTCAAATTGAGTAGGCTTGCCATACCGCTTGGTAAAAATTCATCGGTGCAGCAGAGGTTAGTAGAATATTATTTTATTCAAACATCTTTGAGATTAAGAAAGAACTTAATGAAATCTTATGTGACTAAAGATATTACAGATATTAATTTCATAATTGCTGCTATTTATAAAGCTCTTGAAGGCAAGTGGCATAGGGCAGAAACAACGAATTTAATAAACTGGTGTAAGGGAGATACTATTGAAGTAAAAATTGCTTATCTAGCAGAGCGTATTCAAAGAAGTTTAATTTTAGAAAAACGAAAGTCTGATGAATACCATGTGTCAAAAGTATATGATACATCTACTCATAAGATAAGGGATATTGCTTCAACAAGTATGTTATCTCAGATATATCATTGGATTTTTGTATTGGCTTGCGAAGATATTTTTATGAAGCAATTTTATGTTCATCAATGTGCAAGTATTCCTAATCGTGGTGGTACATATGGAAGGAAATTTGTAAAGAGATGGATGGAAACTGACCATAAAAATACTAAGTATTGTCTGAAAATAGATTTTAAGAAATGCTATCAACATATCAAGCCTGATATTGTTATGGATTTATTGAAAAGAAAAATTCGTAACAAAAAGGTATTATGGTTAGCAGAAACAATTCTTTACAGTTATGATGATGGGCTTCCTATTGGTAGTGTTACATCTCAATGGCTATGTAATTTTGTTATTAGTTATGTGTGTCACTATTTAAAAGAAGAACTTCGTGTGAAGTATTGTATTTTTTATATGGATGATGGTTGTATTTTTGGTAAAAACAAAAAGGAACTGCATCGTGTAAAACGTGAGTTAGATAAATATTGTGCTACTCTTGGTTTGGAAATCAAAAGTAACTGGCAAGTATTTAGATTAGACTATATTGATAAAAAGGCTAGTCAAAAAGCTGGTAAACCTATCCATCGTGGAAGATTTCTTGACTTTATGGGGTATAAATTTTATCGTGACCACATTGAAATTCGTAGAGCAACCTCTTTACGAATTAGAAGAAAATATAATAAAGCATCCAAAAAGATAGCCAATCACCAAAAGCTATCTTTTTCTTTATGTGCTGGATGTCTTTCTTATGTAGGAACTATTAAATATACAGATTCACATTTCTTTTATATGAAATATCTAAAGAATGTGAATATAAAAATTTTAAAGGAGGTCGTAGCAAATGAGAGCAGAAAGCAATCAAAGACCAGAATCAGTCATTATTGAAAGAACAAGTGCTGGACTGTGTGACGTTATTATCAATACAAATATCTCAGATACATTAACAAAAACAATGTCTATGGGTGATGAAGAAACTACAACCGAATATTACGAATATGACTCATATCGTTTTGAGTTAAAATATCGTACTGGTTTACTCGAAGAAATTAAAAGCAATCTCGATACTTGGATTGAGTATGCAAAAAAAGATGCAGAACTCCCAGTAGAATTAAGTGACAAGGAAAAGATTGAATATCTTTTAAATGAAAATCGTTCCTTATCAAGTGATAATGAGATGCTTAAAGGTTGCATTATGGAAATTGCAGATGTGGTATTTGCATAAGGAGGTATCATTATGAAAATGCTTGTGAAATTATACTTAAACGAAATTATTGCTGGTGAAATCACTATTGATGATGTTCCAACAAAATTACAGAAAGAAGTTCAGGCAGAACTTGATAAACAGAATACTGAAAATTCAGATAAATAAAAGAGAGGTGAACAATATGTTTGCTTCTCTTTTTATTTATATACTATCAATTTTTCATTTAAAGGAGGAAATTGCTATGTTAGTAAGACTGTATGCTAGTGAAATCATTATGGAGAAAATTACTATTGATGATGTTCCGAAGAAACTGAAACCGAAGGTAGAGGCATACCTGAAAGAGATTGGATATGAATATTAATTTGTATTCGATTATCATTGTTTAGGGGAAGAGTAATCTTCCCCCTTTTTTTATTATTTAGAAATGCGAGGAATAGATTGGATGAATATGTTTGTATTAGCTGGAAGATTGACAGATGAACCAGAATCAAAAAGTGAAAATGTAGTTAGATATTGTTTGGCTGTAGATAATCCTTTTGGTAAGGAGTCTAAAGTTGATTTCCTTGATTGTGTTGCTTTTGGAAAAGAAGCTGAATTTGCAAGAAAATATTTGCATAAAGGTATGAAAATACTCGTAAATGGTAAAATCAAGAAAAGTTCATATGTGGATAAAAACACCAATAAGAAGGTGTATGCTATAGATTTGGTAATTGACCATCATGAATTTTGTGAGAGTAAAAAAGAAAAAGAATAATTTTAAGGGTGTAGTATTAAGCTACACCCTTATTTTTTACGATTTGTCTTACCACTTATAACCACAATTATTACATTCAAATTGTGAACGTGCTGTTTTGCTGAATAGCCCAAACGCATACCCATGTACAACTTTTTTAATACCAGAGATTTTATGCACATTTGTTGAACCACAAGTAGGACATTTTGCAGAACACTGATTTTTAGCTGCTAATTTTATATCATACAGTGAAACTTTTTCTCCTTCTTCCTCTCTTTTCTTTTTCAGAAAATCATCTTGCTCACTGTCGTATAAAGGGTTCTTTACTATTTCTTCTTCCCATAGAAATTCAAAGCTATTTTTTAATAAACTATATTTCTCAATGCTTTCAGCACTTTTTTGACGATAATATTCTGTTTTATGTTCTGATTTTACAAGTGCCATTTTCTTATGTTTAGGACATACTTTAAACGATGGAAGGTGGGTATCTCCACAAATCGGACAGTAATACCAATAATCAAGGTCATTTCCATATTTATCAATCATTTCATAATACCTCTTTTATTTTTTTATTTCTGTCCAAATTATATCATATTTTTATAATTTTGCAT